TAACTCGCTAACTTAGGAGGAAAGCACATGAAAAACAATCTATCTATCTTTAATAACTTAAGACCCATAACAGTAGGGTTTGACAATATGTTTGATCATTTTGAACATATGTTAGACGACGGCGGTTTCTTTAGAAACGGTACTGTTAGTAACTTCCCACCTTACAATATTGAAAAGACTGGAAAAAATTCTTATAATGTAGAACTTGCACTTGCAGGTTTTAATAAAAAGGATATAGAAGTTACATATGAGGATAACCTTTTATCAGTAAAATCTAAAAAAGAAGATACTACTGAACAAACTGATGCCGATGGTAATATGATTCATAGAGGTATTTCAAAAAGATACTTCGCAAAATCATTTACTATTGCAAACGACGTTGAAATAAAAGGAGCTGAACTTAAAGATGGTTTACTTGTAATTGCTTTGGAACGAATACTTCCGGAGGCAAAAAAAGCAAAAACTATCGAAATAAAGTAAGCAATATGATAGGTAGGGTGGTAATCACCCTACTTGTCAATAGACAAATTTAAAAAATGTGTTATAATAAGGAGATAAAACATTATGAGTAAAATTATAGGAATAGACTTAGGTACTACAAATTCATGCGTATCATTAATGGAAGGTACACAGGCAAAAGTATTAGAAAATGCAGAAGGCAAAAGAACAACACCTTCAATAGTAGCATTTGGAGATGAGAAATTAGTTGGAGAACCTGCTAAAAGACAAGCGGTTTCAAATCCAGCAAATACAATATTCGCGGCTAAAAGATTAATTGGAAGAAAATTTGATGGAGATTCTGTACAAAAAGATGTACAAACATCACCTTTTAAAATAGTAAAAGCAGATAATGGAGATGCTTGGATTGAAGCAAAAGGTAAAAAATATTCACCAGCACAGATCTCAGGTTTCGTTTTACAAAAAATGAAAGAAACTGCTGAAAAATATTTAGGACAAGAAGTTAAAAAAGCTGTAATAACAGTACCAGCATACTTTAATGACTCACAAAGACAAGCAACAAAAGACGCAGGTAAAATTGCAGGACTTGAAGTTGAACGTATTGTAAACGAACCAACTGCGGCGGCACTTGCATATGGTTTAGATAAAAAGAAATCAGGCACAGTTGCAGTGTACGACCTAGGTGGTGGTACATTTGATATATCTATATTAGAAATAGGCGACGGAGTATTTGAAGTTAAATCTACAAATGGTGATACATCATTAGGTGGAGAAGATTTTGATAATGTTCTAGTTGATTATCTTTGTAGTGAATTTAAAAAAGATACTGGTATAGACATAAAAACAGACAATTTAGCACTTCAAAGAATTAAAGAAGCGGCAGAAAAAGCTAAATGTGAATTATCATCAGCATTACAAACAGATATTAATTTACCATTTCTTACTGCTGATAAAACTGGACCAAAACACTTAAACATTAAACTTACAAGAGCAAAATTTGAATCATTAACAGAATCATTAATTAGAAAAACATTTGCTCCTTGTAAAACAGCATTAAAAGATTCAGGAATTAGTAAAGACAAAATAGATGAAGTTATCCTTGTAGGAGGTATGACTCGTATGCCAAAAGTATTAGAAACAGTTAAAAGTTTCTTTGGCAAAGAACCACACACAGGAGTTAATCCAGACGAAGTTGTAGCAATTGGAGCCGCAATACAGGGTGGAGTATTACAAGGTGACGTTAAAGATGTATTACTTTTAGATGTAACACCTTTATCACTTGGTATTGAAACACTTGGTGGTGTTGCTACTAAACTTATTGAAAAGAATACAACAATACCTACAAAGAAAAGTCAAGTATTTTCAACTGCTGAAAACAATCAAGCGGCAGTTACAATTAGAGTTGTACAGGGTGAAAGAGAAATGGCTACTGACAATAAACAACTTGGAAACTTTAACTTAGAAGGCATTCCACCAGCACCAAGAGGTGTACCTCAAATTGAAGTAACATTTGATATAGATGCAAATGGTATTGTAAATGTGTCTGCAAAAGATAAAGGCACAGGTAAAGAACAAAAAATTACAATACAAGCATCAGGTGGATTAAGTGAAGCCGATATTGAAAAAATGGTTAAAGATGCTGAAGCAAACAAAGAAGCAGACAAAAAGAAAAGAGAAGAGGTTGATGCTAGAAATCATGCTGACACACTTGCTGACTCTACAGAAAAATCACTTAAAGAACACGGTGACAAAGTTTCTGTAGAAGATAAAACAAAAATAGAAACTAGCCTAGCTGATTTAAAAGAAGCACTTAAAGGTAATGACGTTGAATCTATAAAAAGTAAAACAGGTGCCCTTACCGAAGCATCAATGAAACTAGGTGAAGCAATCTATAAAACTCAACAAGAACAAGCAAAACCAGAAGCAACTGAGAGTACATCAGGCGGTGAAAAAGAAGACGTTGTTGATGCAGATTTTGAAGAAGTTAAAAAATAACCAATAAATATGTATAATATAGACAATGTCAAATTTAAAAAGTAAACAAAACAAAGAGTTAAGATGGCAACAAATATACAAACACTAACCAAAGAAAAAACTAAACTTGATGAACCAAGTTTATACGATGTTATTTTTTTAAATGATAATATTACTACGCAGGAATTTGTAGTTAGGGTTTTAAAACAAATTTTTAATAAATCACAAGAACAAGCAGAAGCAATTATGAAAAAAATACATAATGACGGACAAGGTACTGTAGGTTCTTATGTCCACGAAGTTGCAGAACAAAAAGGCATTGAGACTACTTTACTTGCACGGCAAGAAGGAATGCCACTGCAAATAAAAGTTAAGAGACAATGAACCTAAAAGATTTTGTATTAGAAAATCAAAAAATAATTGAATTAGTTAAAGACAGAGTTGGTGGGCACGATGTTGTTGATACATATTACGGCACACTTGATTATGCTACTGCAAGATTTAATACAATACTAATAAAACTTTCACAAGACAAAATAAAAGAAGTAGAACATACAACAGAAGTGTTAGAATGTTTTGATGCAATACAAGACTTCTATAATAATGTCCAACGATATCGTTTTTGGCCAAAAATTGCACGTCCATTTATTAGATTAAACTTATACGGTATTGGCACAAGACGTATTCCTAAAATAAAAAACCTATTAGATAAACTCGATAATTAACAGTATGATCAAGAACTGGTTATTCTGGGCAATACCTGAACAATATGCGATGAGGTATATGGTAACTTTATGGTTTATAATGTTTATTCTTCCTACATTTGTTCTTGGAGTACAATTTACAAGATTAGGATTTGTTATAAATTTATTATGGTATGATATTATATGGTACGGATGGATTAAATCCAAAGAAAGGAACGACAGATGAAAGCAATAGTATGGAGCAATATCGGATGTCATTTTTGTGAACAAGCAAAAACATTATTAAAACAAAAAGGAATCGAATACGAAGAACGAAATTTAGCAAAGGACTGGAAAATACAAGATTTATTAGAAGCAGTACCAAATGCTAGAACTGTTCCACAAATATTCATTGACGACAAGTATATTGGTAGCTACGATAAACTGGTAGAATATTTAAAAAAATAATGCACTTTGACTTTCCTATTGAAAAAATTAATTTTGACTTTGAAAAGCAAGGAAATTGTAATTTAAAAATTTATTGGAATGATCATGAAGTTAAAAATAATGTTATATGTGATTCTGATATAAAAGACAAAAATATATTAAAAGTTATTTTTACTAAAAACGATCCTACAGATACTAATTCGTTTGCAAAATTAAAAAGTTTTAAAATTAATAATGGAGATTTTACTACTTGGTTTTGTAAATTTGATTATAAAATTGATCAAACGCACCATAAAGATTCTAGAGAATTAATTGTTAATAACGGATATTTTGGTTATATAGGTAGTATGAAAATTAATATTAACCAATGTAATAGTCTTTTGAAAAAAGCGGCATGGACAATTGCAGATAGAAATTTTCTAAACCCAAAAGAACGTGGAAGAGGCAATTTATATCGTGAAAAAACATTTAATACTGTATATGATGATGCAAGATGGATGTATACCGGATCATGGCCTCCAAATGTAAAAGAAATGATCGATTATGTTGATCAATTTACAATAAAACAAACAAAACTACCAGTTATTTTTGAATCATTTAGAAAAGAAACAGAAACATGGTTAACAAAATCAAATAGAGTAAAACTAAAAAACTTTGATAACTTTGATCATTTTTGCTTTGACAAAGGTATTTTAACTTTTATTAATAGTTTTTTATTAAGATATAACGTAATTTATAAACCACCAAAAATATATCAATTTGTAGGAGAAATATCAGAAAATAAAAACATAATTTATAAGGATATTTTTGGTGAGATTGAAAAGAACTCTACAGTTTATTTAGAATTTCCAAGTCCGTGGTATGATAATAATAAACTTCTTGAAATTATAAAAGAAGCAAAAAGTAAAAATTGTTATACTGTTGTTGATTTAATTTGGTGCCCGGTTGCTCAAAATAAAATAGATTTAGACCTTGATTTATTTGATGAAGTATGGTTTAGTATGAATAAAACGTGGCCAATAAGCCATTTACGTCCAGCAATTAGATGGTCAAAAAAACGTATTAATGATATTTCTACTTTTATTAATAAATGGGGATATTATCCAAAAGTTGAAGCAAACATATTTTTAAATTTAATTAAAAAATACAGTTATGATTTTATATTTGAAAAATATAAAGAAGATGCAAAAAGTATTTGTAAAACTTTTAATTTAAAACCAACTGAAGTATTATGGTTTACAAAACATGAATCAGCACAACATAAAGAAAACAATTATATTACAAAACATTTCTTTTTAGATGATTTTATTTGTATAAGAAAATTATTAGAACACAAAGGAGAATATTTCTGGTAGTTGACAACAACTAATAACTATTATAAAATTAGATAAATGAAAATTGAACTAATAGATACAATGGGTACAGACTTAACAGTGGTAAATGCCGCTAGGGTTTCTTACGCAAAAACTAAAGAACAGTTTGAAGATAACGATGAAAAGTTAATTGCATTTTTGGCAAAACATAACCACTGGTCTCCGTTTGCACATACATCATTACAATTTAGAATTAAAGCACCTGTGTTTGTTGCAAGACAATTAGTTAAACACCAAGTTGGATTAAGTTGGAACGAAGTTAGCAGACGTTATGTAGACTTTCCACCTGAAGTATACAAACCAGAATCATGGAGAGGACGTCCTATTGATTCTAAACAAGGATCTGCAGGCACAGTAGATTTAGGACATACTGTTAATCATAACTTAGAAACAGTAACAGAAAGTTGTTTAATACTTTATAACACATTGATTGATAAAGGTGTTGCACCAGAACAAGCAAGAATGGTATTACCGCAATCAATGATGACTGAATGGTATTGGTCAGGAACGTTATATGCTTTTGCTAGAGTATGCAACTTAAGGTGTGCTAAAGACACACAAAAAGAAACACAAGACGTCGCGAATGCAATTGCGACGCATTGTAGCAAGGAATTTCCAATTAGTTGGAAGTACTTAATTGACAAACATACATAATAGTATATAATATACACAAATGATAAAAGAAGCACTTATAAAAAAACTAGAAGGCGATATTGCTAAAATAGAAGCTAACATTGTAACTTACCTAAGCAATCCTATTTCTGTAGTAGCAGATCATATTGATTATATTACTCCTATTGAAAAGGAATTAGAAAAGTTATCTGCGGCGAAAGGTAAATTAGTATCTTTAAAAAATATTAAATTTAAGTTAGATGAATGATGTACTTCAAGACCGACTTAACAAAAAATATGATGCTGGGTTTACAACAAACGTTGAATCAGTAACATTACCTCCAGGCCTTAACGAAGACATAGTAACACAAATCTCAAAAATTAAAAAAGAACCTAAATGGTTGCTTGAATTTAGATTAAAAGCATACCAACGATGGAAAATTTTAAAACAGCCTGATTGGGCAAATCTTAATATTAAACCTATAGACTATCAAGCAATATCATATTACTCAGCACCAAAGCCAGGTCCTAAATCATATGATGATGTAGATCCTGAAATTAAAAAAGACTTTGAAAAGTTAGGCATACCATTAGCAGAAAGAGCCGCACTAGCAGGTGTAGCCGTTGATGCAGTATTTGATTCTGTATCTATTGCAACTACATTCAAAGATAAGTTAGCAGAACTAGGAATTATATTTTGTTCATTCTCAGAAGCAGTACAAAAACATCCTGATCTAGTAAAAAAATATATGGGCTCTGTTATTCCAATTACAGACAATTATTTTGCAACATTAAATTCTGCTGTCTTTACAGATGGAACTTTTGTTTATGTTCCTAAAGGAGTAAGATGTCCTATGGAACTATCTACATACTTTAGAATCAATGCGGCTAACACAGGACAATTTGAACGGACTTTAATTATAGCTGACGAAGGAAGTTATGTAAGTTATTTAGAAGGCTGTACTGCACCAATAAGAAAAGAAAGTCAATTACACGCCGCCAACGTAGAACTTGTAGCATTAGATGATGCAGAAATAAAATATTCAACAGTACAAAATTGGTACCCAGGAGATAAAGATGGCAAAGGCGGCATATACAATTTTGTAACTAAACGTGGAAAATGTAAAGGAACAAACTCAAAAATTTCTTGGACACAAGTAGAAACAGGATCAGCTATTACTTGGAAGTATCCAAGTTGTATATTACAAGGAGATAATTCTACTGGTGAATTTTATTCTGTTGCTGTAACAAACAATTATCAACAAGCAGATACAGGTACTAAAATGATACACCTAGGCAAAAATACAAAATCAACTATTGTATCTAAAGGAATTTCGTTAGGACACTCATCAAATACATATAGAGGTTTAGTAAAAATTAATAAAAATGCTGACAATTCAAAAAACTTTACTCAATGCGATTCATTAATGCTAGGTAATAATTGTTCTGCTAGAACTATACCATATATTGAAAATAAAAATGTATCTAGTAATTGCAGTCACGAAGCAACTACATCCAAAATTAATGATGAACAATTATTTTATGCAAGGCAACGTGGACTAGACGAAGAAAATGCTACTAATTTAATTGTAGCAGGATTCTGTAAACAAGTATTTCAAAACTTACCTATGGAGTTTGCAGTAGAAGCCAATAAACTATTAGAAGTTAGTATGGAAGGAGCAGTTGGATAATGGCAAATAGATTTCATTTAGCAATACCGGCTGGAGATATAGATACGTCAATAAAATTTTATTGTGACATATTAGGCTGTAAAAGAGGTATGGCAGAATTTAAGTATCCAGATGCTTGGGCAGACATTGACTTTTGGGGCAACGAATTAACACTACACGCAACAGATCCTAACAAAAAAAATATAGGTGAAAGACACAATGTAGATATGGGTAATGTATCTGTTCCTCACTTTGGTGTGCATTTAGACGCACAAACATTTAAAAATGTAAAAGAAAGACTAATACAAAATAATATAAAATTTATAGATCCACCTTTTATAAGATTTAAAGGTGAAAGCAGAGAACAGGAAACAATGTTTATCGAAGACCCAAATGGCAACTGCTTAGAAATTAAAACAATGAGGAATCCTGATGAATTATTCAAATAAACTTACAGAATATAAAAATAATATCGAAGCCTTACAAGAAATCGATAATTTAGAAGTTTATAGATGGTTAATTTCACTTGGTGCAAAGTTAGACGATGATCCTTTAAGTGAAGAAAAACGTATTGACAAAAATAAAGTTAGTCGTTGTCAATTTGACTTATACGTTGATTTTGAAGATGGCAAATTTAAAGCATGGAGTAATGCCGCAATAGCAGGTGGCTATGCTTATATATTGTTAGATATTTTTAATTCACTACCTCCAACAACAAAAATTACAGTAGAAGATTTTCAACAAATTAAACTAGACAAACTATTAACAATGAATAGAACAACCGGCTTCTATCAAATGATTGAAATGATTATAAAGAAAATACAAAATGCTAAAAATTAAAAATTTAAAAGTATCAATTAATAATAAAGAAATAATAAAAGATTTAAATCTTGAAATTAAACAAGGCGAGATTCATGCCCTCATGGGTCCAAACGGTTCTGGCAAAAGTACTTTGTCTAATGTTTTAGCTGGAAAAGATGGCTATAATGTTACAGGAGAGATACTTTACAAAGGAGAAGATCTTTTAAAAATGTCAATAGAAGAAAGAGCAAGAAAAGGATTGTTTATGGCTTTTCAATATCCTATAGAAATTCCTGGTGTTAATACAATTAATTTTTTAAAAAGTTCTTTAAATGTGGTTCGAAAATCTAATAAAAAAGAAGCAATAGATACTTTTGAATTTTTAGATTTAGTAAAAGAAAAAGCTAAAGCTCTTAATGTTAATGGTTCTATACTTAATAGACATCTAAACGTAGGGTTCTCGGGTGGAGAAAAAAAGAAAAATGAAATATTACAAATGTCTGTTTTAGAACCTATGTTTGCTATTTTGGACGAAACAGATTCTGGATTAGACATTGATTCTTTAAAAATAATTTCTAATGGTATTAATTCTTTAAGAAGTATATGTAGATCTTTTTTAATTATTACACACTATCAACGTTTATTAGAACACATTAAACCAGACTTTGTTCACGTACTTGCAGATGGAAAAATAATCAAAACTGGTTGCAGTGAATTAGCTGAAGAATTAGACAAAGTAGGATATGGAGATAAAAATAGTTAGAATAGTTCTAATATTATTCTTTGCATGGATTACTACGATTCAAGCAGAGATTGTAACAATAGAAAAACGTGGTGTTGCAGATGATATTATAACTTGTGAATGGGAAAACCAAGCAGGTGTTCCTTGTGTTACAATTAGCAAATCATTACCCAATTCAAATGCAATATCAGATAAAGTTTCTCCCACAACTGTAATCACTAAAAAACAAATTGAAGAAAATAATTTAATTGACTTACCTAAAGTTTTAAATTTTGTTAATGGTATCAATGTAACACAATCTGGATCAACTGGACAACAAACGTCTGTGTTTATGAGAGGTACAAACTCAAACCATACATTAGTTTTATTAAATGGCATACCTATTAATGATTTTTCTACTCCAACAGGAGCATTTGACTTTGGACAAGACTTTATGTCTACTGTTACGCAAGTTGAAGTTTATAAAGGAAGTGCTGGTGCTCACTTCGGTGCTGATGCTATTGGTGGTGCTATTAATTTTGTAACTACTGTTGACTATGAAAACAAATTTTCAGTTGGTGGCAATGGTGACAGTAAAACTATACAAGGAAATTACACAAAAGTTTTAAACGACTGGCATATAAACGTACAAGGTGGAACACACGAATCTGAAACAGTATCAGCATTATCAGGTGGTGCTGAAACAGATGGAACTAAAAATAAATCAATTGGCGTTAATATTATAAAATGGTTTTCAGACAAATTAAAATTTAGATCTAGTTTGTTTACACGAAACACATTTACAGAGTTAGATGGACATTCGTTGGCTATTGAAAATGGATTTAGCGATAATTCGTTTTATGCTTTTCAAACCGGATTTGATTATATAACTAAAGACTCCATCAACTCCCTAACACTTCATACACACGAATACGATAGAGAATATGAGTCTGACAATTACAATTCTAAATCTTATACTATCAGAACAGAACACCAAACTAAAAAGTATGGATTAGGATTTGATTACAAATACGATCAATCACTAACTGCTGATAATGATAATGTTGGCTTATTTGGAAATTTTAATTACAACATTTTTTCATTTCATGCAAGAAAAGATAATGACAACGATAGTTATAAAGTAGGATTTTTTAAAGAGATAGCACCTAACTTTAATATTAGAGGTAACCATTCAACAGGATATAAAAATACAACTCTTTATACACTAGAAGAACAAAGTAATTCAAACGAATTAAGTTTTGATTATAATGATTTGACATTATCTCTTTTTCAATCTGATATTGGTGATTTAAACACAGATGGCGTAGAACTATCTTATAATATTGACAACTTTACAATATATGGATCACATTTAAACAGTAAGAAAAATGATACAATTCAATTAAGACGTCCTGAATGGATTCTTGGTGTTAATCATAATACACTATTACCTGACAATTTCCAATTAATTACAAATTACAAATTTGTAGGAGAGCATCTAGACGTACATAATTCCAATTGGTCTACTATTCCTATGCCAGAAACACACTTATTAGACATAGGTATAACAAAAAACTATTGGGGTTACGAGTTAGGTTTAAATATTAATAACATATTAGATGAAGATTATGAAGCACCACATGGTTTTAGTCAAAATGGTCGAAACCTTAATTTTATCTTTAAAAGAAAATTCTAATCTGTTATAATATAGTATGAAACGAGTAGCACTCTTAATAGCACCACGAATACAAGATGATTTTGGTTATACTCCTGCAGGTCCGGCTTTAGTAAAAGGATCAATTAAAAAAGCAGGACATGACTGTAAAATTTTTGATTTTAACAGTGATCTTGAAAGAGAATATCAAGATTCAGAAATAGTTCCAATTGATAATTGGTTTATGAATCACAATTTCTATTCTGATAAAATCTATAAAAAAATACATGCTTTAATAGACAAGTGGACTGATGACGTCTTACAGTATGCACCAACCGACGTCGGAATAAGTGTATTTTCGTACAACAGTCAACGAGCAACTATAATGCTGGCAACAACCTTAAAAAGTAAAAATCCAGATATAAAAGTTTTTATTGGTGGAGCAGGATTAAACACTGATAACAAGTTTGGCAAATATTGTATGGATGAAAAAATTATTGACTGCTGGATACGTGGAGAGGGTGAACTATCAGTTCTAGCATATCTAGAAGGAAATCTTTCACATCCTGGACTTAATGGAATTCCACCAAAACAAATAGACAACATTGACGATTTAGAATTTCCTGATTACAGTGATTATGAACTAGCCTCATATACTAACAAAAAAGGATTAGTTGCTTTACCTATTACAGGATCTAGAGGTTGTGTTAGAGCCTGTACATTTTGTGATATTGCAAGTATGTGGCCAAAATATAAATTTAGATCAGGTAAAAGTATTGCAAAAGAAATTAAAACACAGGTTAAGAAGTATGGTGCTAAAGCATTTAGATTTACCGATAGTTTAATTAATGGTTCAATGAAAGCATTTAGAGATATGACATACGAACTATCTAAATTTAGAATGGCTATAAAACCTGAAGATAGATTTATTTGGGATTCTCACTTTATTGTAAGAAATGAAAAACAAATGCCACCTCAGGACTTTAAAGTAATGGCAGAGTCTGGTGCAGGAACTTTACTAATAGGAGTAGAATCTGGATCAGCAAAAGTAAGAGAACATATGAAAAAAGGTTATACTGACGAAGATTTACATTACAGTCTCGAACAAATATTTAAAAACAATATTAAAGTAAGATTTTTAATGATAATAGGGTACCCTACTGAAACAGAAGAGGACTTTCAACAAACATTAGACTTTTTTAATAGGTATGCTGAATATGGTCGCCAAGGATTAGTTGAGGAAGTAAATTTAGGACTTACTTTAAATCTTTTACCTAACACACCTTTATATGATAATGCTGAAAAGTTTGGACTTGATACAACAAAAGATCACATAAATGATTGGATATGTACTCAAAACCCAACATTAGATTTTAAAGAACGATTAAAAAGAAGAATAAATGCTCAACACTATGTTGAAAACTTAGGTTATAAAGTTTTTGAATCTAAAAATTATACTAGAGCATTGTCAATTGCTTGGAACGAAGTTAGTAAAATACAAATAGATAACACTATTAAAATTGATGCTAGTAAAATAAAATTTGATAGAGAAAAAGGAATATTGGAACAGTCACCAGACTTTGATCCATTAAGAACTTATTAATGAAAATTCAAATTATTATAGAACCAACATTTAGTAAACAATGGCCTAAATTAAGAATAAGGTTAAATGATACTGACTGGTTTAATGATTTTTGTAAACCCAATGAAGGAAAACATTTTGTTTTAACAATGTATCCTGAAGAAATTAACCTTCAAGACTCTAATGCAATATCAATTAAACATTATGATAAATCTAGAAACGATACAATAGTTGACAAAGAAGGCAATATTGAAAAAGATAGAGCAATAATATTAAAATCAATATCTTTTAACGACTTAAAAGTACCAGAAGTTATTCTATACAAACAACGTTTCTTTCCTGACTGGCCTGATCAACCATTCTACACCACGAACAATTTATATTTTGGATACAATGGGGAATATTTTTATAATTTTAAAAAAGATGTTAACAAAATGTACTATGAAAATTTAATACAAAAAGAATTACTAGCAAATATTAATAATAAAAAAATTATGACTTTACCAAGTGGAGAGGAAATAGAAAGTTTTGAATTTACAGGAAAATTAGTTAGTGGTAGCGAAAAAGAAAACATTACCTTAGATGAATTGTATAACATAGTTAATAAAAAATGAAAATAAAATTAAATTTAGAAACCGAATATAATAAAACTGCTCCACAATGTAGAATTTTTAGTCTAAAAGATTCTGAAACTGTTCAACTTGAAAAAGAATCAGTTGTAGAATTAGATTTTAACTTACAAAATAAAGATACACTATCAATAAATTTTTTTAATAAAGATGGAGTTGACGATAATGTAATTAAAATTAATGAAATACATATCGATGATATTAATATACAACATTTTATATACAATAGTACATTTTTTCCAGAATATAATGAAAATTGGTATGCTGAACAAGTTGTAAAGCCTCCTAAGTTTTATTCTCCTTGTACAGAATTGCGACACAATGGTATATGGATTTTAAATATTACTACACCCATATGGAAAATGATGATGAACGAATGGATTAAAGATGACAGATAATATTCCAAAATTACTACAAGATGCAATTAACGAAAACACTTACGACATCGATGTAATAACAAAGAATTTAAAACTGCCATGGCTTAAACTAGATCTCAAATTTGATCAACCTACTGACAAAGACATTAATGAATTGATTGCTACTGACGATTGGCGTAAAAAATGGAACTTTACAGGTTTAGAAAAGAATGCATATCAAGTAAAAAATTGGAATGGTAATATTTTCTTTGGTCCTAAAGATTTCCAAAACTTTTTAAAAATATCTAACGACTTAGAACACGACCATGATGAAGATAGTAAATGTAGATTTTTTAGAAACAAAATAGAATACGATTGGTACGTTGATTCTAATAATTTTACAAGACAACAAGTTGAAAAATTACTTCCAGATGTTAATGACATTAATATAGTAAATTCTTATACACTTCCACCCGGAGGATACGTATTTCCGCATAGAGATTATGCTATTGATAAAATGGGTCTTGCAAAATTATATGTTGCAATCAAATGGGGTGATGGTAATATTTTTGGACAATATGGCTGTGGTAATATTCCTATAAACGAAGGTGATATATTTTTAATTAACAATTACACTCTTCCACATTGGGTTTATAATGGCAGTAAAGAAAACAGAATTGTAATTGATATAAGTGCTAATTTAAATTCTCCAAACATTAAAGAAAGTATTATTAGGGCATTTAAAAAATGGAAATAAAAAACAACTACAAAAAAATTATAAACTTAAAAGAAAATTCAGTATTAAATTACAACTTAAAAGCAAACTCGTCTGCTTGTTTATTCTTTTGTGATTATGCTGGTTTCATAACAGAAATTAACATAAACCTAGATACAAATTCTTCATGTGAGTTATATGGTTTCTTTAAAAATACTAATGAAAACACTGCTGTTATTACTAAAGTAATACACAAAGGTAATAATTCAAAATGCGACCAAGATTTTAGATTTGTAAACAAAAATAGTATTAGTTCTTTTAAAGGTTTAATATCTGTTCCTAAACATATTAAAAATTGTGAAAGTCATATGACAAACAAGAATCTTTTACTAGATAATACTTCTCAAGCATTCGCAAAACCAGAATTAGATATTAAAAATTCTAATGTTGTTTGTACACATAGCAGTACAACTGGCACGTTAGATGAAGATCAAATATTTTATATTCAAAGCAGAGGACTTTCTTACGAGGAATCTGTTAATATGCTCATAGAAGCATTTTATCAAGATATTAAAAGTAAAATGGAGGCAAGTTTATGAAAGTAATAGAAATATTAATATATGGTTTAGGTGTTCTAGAGTTTCCGTTTGATGACACTCAAAAATGTAGACCACAAGCAGAAGAACTTCTACAAGAAAAAACAATTTGGGTTGATGAAATTAATCGACCCGAATTTTGGGCAGAAGGCGATTACTGGATTGGCGACGATGGTAAACATTACCGTCTTGCTGGTTTTAGATGCATTGATAAGGAAACCGGAAAAGAAGTTGGCAAATCAGGATGGTACTAAAATACTAATATGAAACTAGGTATTGTAGGACATGGTTTTGTTGGTTCAGCTGTTAATCAAGGTTTTACCAAAGACACCAAAAAATATATTGTTGATCCAAAGTATTATAGCAGTAATACTATAGAAAGTTTAATTCAATTTAACCCTGACGCAACTTTTGTAGCCGTACCTACACCAATGTTAGAAACAGGTGAATGTAATACTGACATATTAGAATCAATATTACAAAAATTAAATCAATACAAAGGACATCTTGTTATTGTTAAAAGTACTGTACCTGCATATAAGTTACAAGCAATACAAGAAGAGTGTGTAGATTTAAAAATAGTATACAATCCAGAATTTCTTACAGAAAAAAATCATGTAGAAGATTTTAGAAATCCGCCCATGCAAATATTTGGTGGACGAAATACAGATACAGATGCAGTAGAAAAGCTATACAAAGAACATTCAGTTTGTAAACCTTGTCCTACATACAAGACAGACATAGTAACAGCAAGTATGGTTAAGTATTGCATTAACAGTTTCCTTGCAACTAAAGTCACATTCATGAACGAAATGTATGATGTATTAAAATCATCAAAAGGTTGTGACTGGAATACTTTTATAAAAATTATATCTAATGATACACGTATAGGTAAAACACATATGAAAGTACCAGGCAATGATGGAATGCGTGGCTATGCAGGATCTTGTTTTCCTAAAGATACAAATGCACTGGCTTGGTTTGCACGAGAGATACTTAATAAACCTTTTACACAACTAGAAACAAGCATTAAAATTAACGACAATTTGAGAAAAAGGCAACAATGATATTACTTTTAGGCAATTGTATTGCACTAGGAGAACACACATTATTACCAGAAATAACTGGCAATCCTAACGTCACAACAAAACACGATTATAGTTTAACTAGTCGAAAATGGAGGAAAGAAATTACTGCATGGTTTTTAAAAAAATATTATAACCAACAAAAAGTTGCTGACAAAGAAATTTTAAGAACAGCGTTTAAAGAAAAACAAAAACAAGAAAAAAAATTAGCATTTCCTAACTACATCAAAGACTGTGTAAATGCATCAACATATGGTGCTACCTTTTTAGGAATTCATCAACAATGTAAAATATATTTGGAAAAAAACCAAAAACCTGATCTTGTACTAATCACAGACTTTCCATTTGAAAATAGAGGTATTGCTATACATCATAACCAACAAAAATTCATAATCGAAAGTGCCATGTATTTTGTTGATCATAATCCAGAATTTGTGCCAAAACAAGCATATCAAAAATTTTTAGATAAAAGGAAATTACAAGAAAAAGTTGGGGAAACTTTTATTAATAAAAAACGTCAAAAAAGTTACAAACTTTTAATCAAGTTTTTGCATCATCATAATTTAAAATATAAATTTGTTATTTTCTACAAAAAAAATAAAAACTTTTTTGCTGAACACAATTACATAGATTGCACACATTTTGTGGACCAATTTACAAATTCTGATCACTACCAACTATGTGCTAAAAAACTAGAACTGCAAAAACCTATTGCTGAACATATCAAAAAGCATATATAAACAATGCTAGATCTTAAAGTATTACAGCCAAAAAAAATTTTAGGGTTAGGTAGATACCCTTTACCACACCAAGGAGATTTGTCAAAACCATACTTTATAGCTGTTGGATGTAGTTTTACAGCTGGAGCAAGAATAGATTACAATGATGTTTGGTGTAATCAGTTAGGTAACAAATTAAATTTAGAACATATAAATTTAAGTTATCAAGGTTCTTCATTAGAATATCAGTATGAAAAAATATTACAATCAGAAACAATATTGTCCAATGCAAAATTTATTTTATGGATGCAAACATATCCTCCACGATCTCATAGATTTTTCTTAAGAGATATAATTGGAGATCTCTATTCAAAAATTATTGCTCCTGATAAACCAATTATTTGGGAGAAGGTTGAATATTATTATAATTTAGTTTCACACAAAAAAATTTTAATAACTAATTGTTGGGGTTGGGATTTAAAAACTAAAATTTTACTAAAAGCTAAAATTTGCAAAAAAAATAAAAACTATTTTTTTAATAAAAACAACCCTATAGATTATGGATCAGATAACCTTCATCCTGGTCCAAAATCACATTCAATACTAGCAAATGATATGTATGATCATATGACAAAACATTTTTCCAGTTGGATTTAACAATGCTGATAATTATTAACATATGTGCGGAATAGTCGGAATATACAACGTTCCTGAAGCCTCTAAAATTGCGGCCTTAGGAATTCATGGATTACAACATCGAGGACAAGAAGGTGCGGGAATTATTTCATACAACAAAGAATTTCATATCCATGGCGACTATGGACGTGTTGATCATATTTTTGGTAGCGACAAAGTTATAAAAAATCTTCCAGGTAGTACAGCAATTGGACACGTTAGATACAGCACTACTGGAGGCACAGGAAAAAGTAATGTTCAACCTTTATTTTATAATTTAGACTTTGGCGGCTTTGCTATTGCCCACAATGGTGACTTTACTGATTCTGCATATTGGAGAGAAAAGCTAACCAAAGAAGGTGCAATATTTCAAACAACAACTGACACAGAAATTATTCCACATTTGATTGCTCGAACAAAAGGTATTGATCCTGTGGATCGTTTACTTACAGTATTGAATAAAGTAGAAGGTGCATTTAGCATAGTAACTTTACTTGATGATAAATTAGTTGTTGCTCGAGATCCATATGGCTTTCGTCCTTTAGTTATAGGTCAATACGAAGAAGGGTACGCAATAGCATCAGAAACCTGTGCTCTTGATTTAATTGGTGCAACAAACATTAAAGATATCGATCCTGGTACAGTAATCATATTCAGTAATGGAAAAAAAGAAACATTTTATTTAGATAAAAAAGTTACAAAACATTTTTGTATATTTGAACACATTTATTTTTCACGTCCTGATACTGTTATTGATAATCAATTAGTATACGAAGTTCGTAAAAGAATAGGAGAAGAATTAGCAAAAGAAAGTTATGTTGAATCTGACATGGTTGTTCCTGTACCTGATTCTGGAATGGCATCTGCACTTGGATATGCTAATCAATCAAAAGTACCTTTTGAACTAGGACTTACACGAAGTCATTACAAAGGAAGAACATTTATTGAACCTACACAAAAAATACGAGACTTAGGTGTAAGATTAAAACATAGTGCTATGCAATTGTTTAAAGATAAAACAGTTACCGTTATTGACGATTCTATTGTACGTGGAACTACATCTAAAAAAATTATAAAAATGATACGAAAAGCAGGTGCTAAAAAAATACATATGCGTATCTCATCTCCTCCTGTAACTGGACCATGCCATTATGGTATTGATACTCCAAACAGAAAAGAACTTATAGCTGGAGAAAGTAATGTAAACGAAATTAAAGAATTTATTGGTGCTGATTCATTAGAGTATATTTCTATAGAAGGACTACATAAAGCTATGAAAAGTAAGGGCTACTGCGACGCTTGTTTTACAGGCAACTATCCAGTTAAAAAACAATTGGCTATAAACGATTAAATACACATATGAAACCATGGTTTGAAAGAGAATTAGCAGAAGCGGATATAATTAAATTCCCAGAGCCTGAAGCTAAAGTCGTACAAATGCCAAATGTGCAGGAGTATCCAGACTTTATTACAGGTGTACAAGATTTACAATCCAAGCAAAAAGACGGTACAATATCACAAGAATCATACGATAAACTTTACACAGAGCTAATACACAGATTTATGAAGAAAGAGAGTTTTGAAACTCCTTGGTTCATAAGAGAAGCTAATTTGAGCAGAGTTTCAACAGGATCACGAACACTTTATATCAACAATATTAATAAATTATTAAAAAAAAATACACCTTTTCCTATTGGTAGACAAAAGAAAAAATTAAAAGGCACCTTTGTTCCCGATCCAGGACAAGAAATTAAAGATTTCAGCGATACACTTACAGGAAAACTTAATGGAGAAGAAGTTGAAATAGCGGCAACTTCTCTTTTTAAAAGTGCAGATATAAGAGGTGGTCAAACACTAAAAACAGGAGAAGCGAAAAAACTTTGGAATACTGGATATGTATCGGAAGGTCTTTTTGGAATGGGATTATTCTTAGCATTATTATTAGATCGTCCACTATCAGATATTGATATCAAAGACGGAGTTAAAAAATTTCTTAAAACAAATGGTGGTACAGTAACAAAAGTTAATCCAAAAACTAAAGATAGTGTCTCACTAAAAATTTATTTGCCAGAAGTAGATTGGGACGGTTTAATTAATCCAAAAACATATGAGCATCCAGACATAATAGGACATTCTAAATCAATTGCTGATTATACTAACAGCTCTGCAGATTGGAAAGAAATAGACAACAGTTTTGTAAAAAATCAAAAGATTGATAATATAGAAGTAATCGCAGATGGGACATCTGCACAAAAAGCAACCAAGGTTGATGTCTATATCAAATATGCTAATGGCAAACGAATGAAATTTGAACGTTCAATTAAAAGTGGAAAGGTAAAACAATTTGGGCAAGGTCCAGTAGGTGGTGCTTTAGGACAACGAGAAAAAAAATATGGCGAGAAAGGAACATCGCACCATTCTTGGTATCCTGGAAAAGGATCTAGAGAGGCACGTTGGAGTTATCAAGAAGATTTTTGGAATAATATGGGTGTAAATATCTCAAATGCAGAAAATGATTTTATGGGATATAAATCTGATATTACAGACAAGTTAAATAAAAAAGCAAAATGGACAAAAAAAGACAAAGATATAGCCATAGACATTGAAAGAGAAATACATTATTTTCCATATCAAGTAGCTACAAAAGAATTGAATGATAAGTTAAAAGGAAATAAAGATGAATACAAAACACTTATACACATTAATGGAGCATTACAAGATTATGCTGGTGCCAAAATGATTCACATTTATTCTGGAGGATACAGAGTAATGGATTTTAAAAAACTAGATAAGTTAGTTGGTGCCCTTGACCTAAAAGCATTTTTCAAAGATACAGGAATGTATCCTAAAGTTATTATTGGAGACGATGATACACCTGCTGGAGAATTTATATCAGTAACTCTTAAAACGGATCAAGGCAAAGCATCAAACCAAGTTGATATGGGCGAATTAATTAAAAAAGTAACCACTGTTGAAAAACGCGACTATTAATCACTACACATTAAATCCCAAAAAATAAACCATAAGTATTAGTATGACGGATACTCAAGGCAAATTACTTGTAGCACCACCTAGTATGCCAGATTGGAGATTCCAAAAAACTGTTCTCTATGTTTGGCGTCATGACATATCAGGTGCGGCGGCAGTTATTATTAACAAAAAGTGTAATCACCCTGATTTTAAGCACATATGCGAAGAAGGTCGTGTTGATAGAAACTTACAAATTAATCTACCTGTATATTATGGAGGCCCAATCTTAAACAATATTATTGGCGTCCTACACACAAAAGACTTTCAATTAGGAAGTACAAACGCAAATAGCAACTATCCACTAGCATTTACATTAGATAAAAAAATGCTTGAAGTTCTTGCAAAAGGAGGTGGACCTAAACAAAAAATGATTACAATGGGGATGGCAAGTTGGGAATCTCAACAACTTGAAGACGAAATAGATGCATTACCTCCAAGAAAACGTGCAATGAGTTGGTTAATATTACCGTATGATGAAAAAATTGTATTTGGACCACAACCAGAGGATCTTTGGGAAATGTGCGTTTCACGTGCTGTAGAAAATAAAACTAAAGAAATTACTAATAAGATTTTTAAAATATAATTACCCGTACGGGCCAGCAATTGGACAGGTACTAGTTAATAAGTGCCAAAGTTTGTCATAGTCCCAATCAAAATTATGCTGTTCTTTTAAGTATTGTTTCTGCAATGGCCAAGCATCTTTCTCCATTTGATTTACACAATCATAATCTATTTCATTTATATCCTGCAGATAATGAATTACTTCATGTAATAATACTGATAGGCTCCATGGATCAGTTCTATCCCATGTGTCTGGCAATATTATTAAATCAAGTTTAATATCATAAAATCCATGTAATGTAACACCTTCATACTTTTCACCACCATAATATGCTTCTTCCATTTTATCCTGTGTTACAAACAAAATCGTTGGTTCAGGAACATCTATATTATAATTTGTGTTAGCTCCTATCCAAATCATCAGAGCCATAATAATTTCTTTCATTGACATTATTTAATACTTTCGAGTTTAAAAATTTATAACAATAAATATCATAGTGAAAAAGATCTTTTTAGTTACAGTGTTTGTTCTCTTTTCCTCAATATCTTTTGCCGAAATTGATATCGATTGGAAGTGGGGAAAGGTATTCGATAGTGTTGTATTAATCAGCGGTGAGAATGTAGCTGAAACAATACCTAAAAGTCCTGACGTAGCACCACACGAAAAAGAACAAAAGTTTGATTCTCTTAAACCAAGGATTATTCCATATGGCATGGGAACAGGTTTTTTTATTAATAAAATTCATATAGTAACAAATTATCATGTTATTAAAAATTTTGATAAGATATCAATTTATGCTTTTAATCATTTGTTTCCAATAACAGATGTTACACTTGTAGGTTATGATGAAGAAATTGATATTGCAGTACTACAAATTAATGAAGACGTTGAACATCATTTTTTAAGATGGTCAGATACTGCTCCTCTTATCGGGGAAGATGTTTATGCACTTGGACATGGAATGAGTCAATTATGGTCATTAACAAAAGGTATTTTAAGTTATGATTATCGACAAAATCCAGGCACAAGTTTTGTTCATTATATGCAAACTGATGCTGTTATAAATTCTGGTAACTCGGGAGGTCCATTGCTTAATGAAGATGGCGAAGTTATAGGTGTTAATACCTTACTAATCTCACCAGACAAATATTATGTTGGATACGGTTATATCCTTCCAACGCCTTTAGTCAAACGAGCAGTTACTCAAATTTTAGCAACTGGAGAACACATTAAACCGTTTATGGGAATTCTAATGGGTCATATTGAAGGACGAGAACAGTACGAAGAATTAAAAGCAAAAGAAATAGGTCACTATTTAGAAATTAAAGAAGTTACTAAAAATTCGCCAGCAGACCATTTTGGATTATTAGCAGGCGATATAATAATTTCAATTGACGATAAAGATATTCAAGTAGTACCTCAAGTAATTGAATTGCTATGGGAACGAAATCCTGGTGACCAAGTAAGTTTCAAAGTTTATAGAGATCATGAATATCATACTATCGATATCGTTTTAGGAAAAGCAAAAAACCAAAAACCCAACAAATATCCAAAATAAACATTATATACGCATAGATAATAAATGCACATATTATTAAATATCTATGAGCGAGGTTAACGTACAAAATGGCAGGTCGATCAAAAAAGATCTATCAAATAACTCACACTCTCGTAACGACAAAAGAATCTAATCTCAAAGGCAACATAACTAATCTCTTGGCTATACATAGCCAGCCTCTTGACCACGGCATGAGTGTCTTTGAGTAGATTCTATCTCTAATACACCCATATAAATATTGCTGAGCGAGGTATTATGTCAGAGCATTCCATTGGAAAAATTACAATTACTGACGGTGTCGTTGTAATTCAACGAGATAATCAGTCAATAGAACTACAAGAAGGCGATTCTATCTATCTTAATGATGTTGTAGAAGCCAAAGGCGGTTCTGTTGGTATTGCATTTGCTGACCAAACCTCAATGTCAATTGATCCAGGTGCAAAAATGGTCATTGACGAATTTGTTTATGACCCTGAAGATCCTACAACAGGTTCAATGAGCGCCAATGTAATCACAGGAAACTTTTCTTTTGTTTCAGGACAAATTGCCAAAGTGGGTAATGATGCAATGAAAGTTACAACACCTGTGTTAACAATTGGTGTTAGAGGTACACAGGTTGCAGGTAAGGCCAATACAGATGGTGAAGAAAACGAGATAGTTCTACTGCCAAACGATGATGGCACAGTTGGACAGATTATGATCAAAAACGAATCTGGCGAAGTGTTATTGACAAAAGCATTTGAGGCAACAACAATTATAAATGCTTATACTGTTCCTACTGTACCTGTTATATTACCAAAAGAAATAGTTCTTAAAAAGTTTGCTTCTACTATTGCAACAACTAGAAAAACAGAAGCAAAAGCAGAAGTAGAAAGAGAAACGGAAGAAGCAGTTAGAGAAAAAGAAAAAGCCGAGGATGAAAAAGAAGAACTAGAAGAGGAAAAAGAAAAACTTGAGGAAGAACAAGAAGAACTAGAAGAAGAAAAGGAAGAACTAGAAGAAAAAGTTGAGGAACTTGAAGAAGAGAAAGAGGAAGTAGCAGAAGAGAAAGAAGAAATCGAAGAGAAACTTGAAGAAGTATTTGAAGAGAAAGAAGAAATCGAAGAGAAGAAAGAAGAAGTTGTAGAAGAAATTGAGGAACTCGAAGAGAAATTAGAAGATGCCAACATACAAGAAAGACAGGCCATCGAGAAAGAACTAGAAAAATTAGAAGAAGAATTTGAAGAGATAGAGGACGAAGTACAAGAGATCGAGAAAGAGATTGATGTAGTTGCCAAAGAGAAGGTAGCGGTTGAGAAGAAAGTACGAGAGATTGAGAAAGAATTCGTTGAAGCAAAAAAAGATTTTGTTGAGATAGAACAAAAAGTAGAATTTGTTGAAAAAGAAGTATTAGAAGTAATTGAAAAAGAACTAGTGATAGAGCAAGAGATTAAACTAGTTGAAGAAAAATTTGAAGCCATTGTAGAAGAATTTGAAGTGTTCCAAAAAGAATTCGTGCAGGAGTTCGAGGACTTCATTCCAGAAGAGGAGATACAACAGTTTATGGAAGAAGCACCAATAGAACTTATTGAGGAATTCCAAGAAAACATAATAGAAAAATTAGAAGAAGAAAAAGTAAACATACAGGAAAATGAGAACGAAGTAAAGAAAGATGAGGAAGTAGAAGATCCATTTGCTGAAGAAAACGTTGAGAAGGCTATAAAGGACTTGGACCAAAAGCAGGAAGAACTGATAGGTGAAGTAGACGAACTGATAGAGAAAGATATGGAACTTCAAGAAGAGGCTAAGGAACTAGATGAGAAAGCACAGCAACTTGAGGAAGAAGCACAGGAATTAGAAAAGGAAGCACGTCAATTAGAAGAAGAGGCAGAGAAAGCCTACGCAAACAATGACGAAGAAGCAATACAGGAAATCGAAGAAAAGTTCCAAGAACTAGATGAGAAGTTTGAGGAAGTTGATCAAGGGTTCCAACAAATTGACGAGGGTTTCCAAGAATTAGACAAAGAGTACAAAGAACTTGACGAACAGTTCCAAGAGGTCAACGAGCAGTTTATCGATATAGATGAACAATTTCAGGAAGTGATAGAGTTCGAGCAGAAACTTGAAGATAACCAACAGGTTGATGGACCAGGGTTCAACGAAGACAATGATGTGTTTAACGTGCCTGAAGATCAACAAGTAGACAACATAAAAGTAGAACAGTTTATAAAGGAAGAAAAAGAAAAAGCACTAGAAAATAATGTGTTTGCCCAAGAGGCAGAGGATTTCTTTGAAAACGAGGAAGTTATCATAAACGAAGATGTAGATGATCAAGTAAAAGATTTGTTTATCCTTAATGCACAAAACATTGATCAATTTATAGAAGGTGCTGGTAGTGGTATTAATAATGCAGAAGATTATGAGGATCAAGAAAATGAATGGGCAGACTATGATGCCATAATGGACTACAACGAAGAAGCATACGAAGATCAACTAGAAGCAGATGCATGGTTTGATCAATGGATAGCAGATTTGGCTGAAGAACAAAATATAAACGTTGCTCCATGGTTAGATATGCCAAACGATACAAGTGTTGCTGAAAGCCTATCTGTAGGAACGACTTTAGGTTATGTGTATGGTTCAGACGCAAACGGTGATCAATTAACTTACAGCATATTAAGTGATGCATCAGGCAAGATTGCAATAGACGGAAGTAGATTGTATTTGAAAGAATCATTTGATACCATTTCATCCGACACAGAGTATTCCGTATTATTAAAAGTGCAAGATCCATATGGTGCATCTGATGTGGACGAATGGACAGTTACAGTTGAGAACAACCACTCGCCTGTGATATCCAACACTAGTGCTGTGTCATTAGCAGAGAACGTTAGCACAGGTACAGCGGTGGCAACAATATCTGCCTCTGACGCTGAAAGCGAAACAATAACATATTCAATAACAGCAGGTAATGACGAAGGCAAGTTTTCTATCAACAGTTCAACAGGTGTAATCACATACAACACACAGACGGCTGTGCTGACCACAGAAACGTTTGAAAGCACTTCCGATGGTGCAACACCAACAGGTTGGACAGGATCAACAGTTGACGCCACGACCTACTACGGAAAAATATTAGGTAGGTTCAATGGAGATTCAAACACAGGACAGGATGTCTACAAGACATTTGATTTCAACAGTTCACACGCAGGCAAACGAGTCGAGATAGATTTCAACTTCTGGGAGTTTGGTACGTGGGACGCAACTAATCACGGATCACTGGATCAGAGATTCATGGTGTACGTGAACGACACGTTAGTTGTGCAGGACTTGAGAAGATACACAGGCTCAAACCAACAGAAGTATGGAGAAACAGTGGGTAACCTAGGCACAGGTTGGCAGGCGGCACCAGTTGAATCTGGCATGGCTATTGTAAACCAATATCAAGAAGGTGAACTTTACAGGGTGTACGGTACACTAGACAGCAATGGTGACATAAAATTAGGATTTGGTGCGAGACTGGACGAGGGTATCAACAACGAGAGTGGTGCTGTTGACAACATAAAGATATCACTAACAGATTTAAATTACGAGGACGACACGCAACACGTTCTCACAATTACGGCGACCGACGCAGGTAACAACACAGACACAGTTACACAGACAATCAATGTGACAGACGTCAACGAAGCACCATATTTCATTGACAATGTGTATGCGGCGAGAACGATAGCAGAGAACGGCTCGTCTGGTACAGATGTTGCCAAGGTACACGCAGAAGATCTCGAGGGAGATTCCATAACATATTCAATCACAGCAGGTAACACCGGCAATAAATTTACAATTAACTCATCGACGGGTCTGATCGAGACAGCAGGTGCACTGGACTATGAGACGACCAGTTCATACACATTAACGATTACAGCAACTGATGAGCATAGTGCAACCGACACAACCACGATAACAGTGAACGTGTCTGATGACACATCGGACAATAGTTTCGCCCAAGGCATAAGCAACACTTCTATAGATGCCTGGGGAGCAAGATACTCGCATGACATGGTATTAAACAACGCATGGGCGGAAGGTAATGTTTTAGTGATGCACGGTGACAGAACTTTAAGCGGTAGCACCCAACTGGGTGGCAATCTTGGAGATACTCAGGCTGGATCATTATCTGTTTCCTACGATAATGATAGTGCTGGTAATTTTTCTACTATGAGTTTGGCATACGTATCACAGTTTTCACAGATTTGGGATGGAAATTGGAACACAAGGGTTAATAGCAATAGTGATCTAACTGATCTTTGGGGCAAATACCTCATGGCAGGAGGCTCGTTGGTTGTAGTCACAGAACACTCTGGTTGGGACAATGCCAAGAATGCCGACGTAGAAGATTTCATCAATGTGATTGACACAACGTCATCGACTAACAACAATTTGATCAGTGGATCCGGTCCAACTCCACAACACCTACAACCAGATTACCTAGGGTACTCTGAAGGAAGTTCGGAACTGGAGTTAAAGCCGGGACAGTCAACATCAACCTATCACAAAGAGTACATGGGTAGAGGAGATCTGGTGTTCCAAGAAACAGGTAATGACAACGATGGTGCAGTGGCAGAATGGAGCAGAGAAGACACAGAAGCGGTGTACACAGGAGCATTCCTTGCCTGGGGTGACATTGATGCTCACAGTCACATCTCTTCTTTTGGATCAGAACAAGCACATTGGGAGATTGCTAGATGGTTAACAGAACAGAACGAGGACGCAATGACAGAATCGGACGGTGCAGGCATAGTGGTTGACTCTGAATACCTTCCGAGGTTTGCAGATTCATATGGATCCGGGATACACGAGACAGAGAATGATATTACTGCTATAGAATCACTTCACCTAGGTAACAATGTGTACATTGGGGGTGGTATGGATCACATCGACCTTGTGTGGGATGACTCGGCGGACGCCGCATACTGGGCCTTTAACTCAGACATGGACAACGGTGCAACACCAACTCAAGCAGATGATCACTATGGTGTGATAGGTTATGACCGGGACGGTGATGGAGATCTCTGGGAGACCACTGACACATTCACCCTAAACAAAATCAAGATACTGGATGACTCGGAGGACTACCTGACACAAGACCCAGATGCCAGTGGCGATTATTACTTTAAAATAACACCGGTTGTTTACGCTGGTGGCAGTTGGCAAGTGGTCACCTCACAAACAGTGACAGTTTCAAACACAACAGGCTACAACGATTACCTTGATTTAGATGCAGTTTCTGATGCTTTCGACAACATAAATTACGCACTGATCGAGACAGAGTCGGCACTAATATCAGAAGTTGTGGTTTCTACATAAAATAAATATACATATTAAATGAAAAAATTAGTTAATTACATCCTAATAGCAATAATGCTGAACTGGAACGTGACTGTTTTTGCGGACGACGATGTTGAGGGTTGTAAATGGGAAGTAGTTGAAGAAACTGAACAGTATCTACAGGAACAATGTATAGGAGTAGACGGTCAATATAGTGCAAGAATAAGATCTAAACCTATCGACAACAGTATAGTATATGTAAAAACTGAAAAGAAAGATGCAAATCCTATACAAAAATATAGAGACAGTGAAGTATTAAAAACACCGATTGGTGTACATGACGATTTAAAAATTGCAGAGTTAAAAGAAGAAGTTGAAACAACTGCAAAAAAAATTGATCAACTAAAAATAGATCAAGCAGTAGAAGAAAAGAAAAAAATTGAGTTAGATGTAGTTGAAAAAGCAATTGAACACATTGAAGAAAAGAAAACTGCAGAAACAGAAAAAGCACAAGTACTTGATCCAAAACTTAAAAATGAATTAAACAAAAAAGACATACATGAAGAGTCAGATAAAAAAATTATTGCAGAAGCAGAAGAAAAAGAATGGAAAGAAGTAGATGAAAATGTTGAAGTTGCGGAAGTAGAAAAAGAGCCTAAAATTAATTGGATGACATTGTATCAAATGTTACCAAGACTTATTTTAGAAAACGAAAAAGTTAAAGCGGCAGAATTAGATTATGAAGCGGCATTAGAAACATTAAAATCAGAATATTCTGCATACTATCCTCAAGTAACAATTACTGTAGGAAACAACTGGGAAGACGACAGATCAGTTTCTAAAGGCACATATCCTAGCAATACAATTACACATGACGGAAAACACGGTGTACAAAAATCTATTTCAATTACACAAATGTTATGGGACTTTGGAAGAACAACGGCTGTTATCGACAAAGCAAAACACACAGCACAACAGGCCTATTATAGATTAGAACTTGCAACAGAAGATGTTGTTATGGAAGCCATTAATGCATGGTTAAATCTACAGAAAGCATACAACACACACGAAGCAAATAAAAAAGTAGAAGCAAATGCAAAAATTACACTTGCAATGACAATAGAGAAAGTTAAAGCAGGACAAGGTTCTAAACTAGAACAACTGCAAATAGAACAGCAATATAGAACATATCAAACAATAGTAATGACAAGTAACCTACAACTTGATTCAGCAATACAGAGATTCCAAAATGTATGGAGATACTATCCTACAGATGTTGCAAGTATGCCAATACCATTTGCAGACTTATTAGGTATCATACCTGATTCAGGAAGATCGGTAACTGACAACACTACATTAAAAATTGCACATTTAGATATTGAGATTGCAAAAGAACAAAAGAAATTTAGCGATGCAGAGTTTAGACCTAGAATAGATGGTAAACTTTCTTACACAGAAAAAGACGGAGAGTTAAGTGGTGGATATGATACTGATGACGCACAAAAAGAAGAGTTTAGAGCAGATATTACATTAACTTGGAAACTGTTTGCTGGAGGTAAAAACAAACATATGAATAGTGCTGATAGAATAAGAATGGAAGCCGCTATTACAAGATATGCTGATACTAAAAGAACAGTACAAGAACAATTTACCAATGCATGGAACAACTATGTATTAGTTGAAAAAAATCTAGAGACTCTAAAAAGAACAGTAGAAATCAATGATGAGATGTACAAACTTACACTTGCAGACTTTCAAGCAGGTAATTCACCTATAATGGCTGTGTTTGGCATGAAGACAGCACATATTATGAGTGAAGTTGCTTATGCAAATGCTCAACTAGATTTATTAATTGCTAGATACCAATTACATAAAGTTCTAGGACTCGTAGATCCAAAACTAGACTAACAGATTCATTAAATACACATATAATGAAAAACCTAATACGACATCTGTCCAAAGAACCAGGCACGGCATCAATGCTGTTTACCAGCAGTTTCATAATTGGTATTTGTGCTTTGGCCCCTGCACTATTTGTTATAATTGTTCTTAACAAGTATCTAACATCAGGTGTCACAGCAACATTAATAAGTTTGTCAATTGGAGCAGTGTTGGCCATAGCATTTGAGTTCACTTTTAGACAGAACAGAGGCAAGATGATGACCGCTTTCAACCAACGTGTGTATGATCCTCTGTTGAAAGCATTTGGAGAAAAATTTAGCAAAGCAGGACAACTCACTGCACAGCAGTATAAAAAATTAGACAGTGCAGGCACAATGATTAAAAATATGAGGACATCATCGATGACTAGTTGGATATTGGACTGGCCTTTTGTGTTGATGTTTTTGATTGTGTTGCTGTACATAAATTGGGCCGCATCAATAATCACAGCAATATTCATGTTGGTAATGTACTTTTTGATAACATGGAAAAAGAACGTGTCCATGTCACAGGACACACAGAGCAACATAGAAATATTTTTAAACGGATTACAGACAATCGTGATCATGTCAGTTGGTGCAATGATGATTATAGCCGGCACACTGGACATTGGATTACTGATCGGTTCTAACATATTGGCCGCCCGAGCATTACAAGGAACCAGCAAGTATGCCAAGGCAAACGAATTTTTAAAGCAACGAGATCAAGCAGTTGGAGAAATAATAAATTATGTCAAAAGCAAGTAGTAGATTCTTTTTTGCGATAACAACACTGTTTGTTATATTCTTCGTTTGGATGGTATTTGCAAAAGTAGACATAACAACACAGGCAGTTGGAATTGTTGTACCTGAGAAAAACATCACAAAACTAGGCACAATGGTCACAGGAGAAATTGTTGCTGTGAATTACAAGCAAGGAGATGTTGTCAAGAAAGGTGATGTCATAATAACAATCAATCCAGGAGTTGGTTACGAACCTAGAAACATTGTGGCAAACATTGATGGCAGGATACAAGAACTCACTTATAGAAATCCAGGTTCCGTTGTAAAACAGGGTGACGGACTTGCAATACTTGTACCATTAGATCAGAAACTTATAGTTAATGGAAGGCTTCTTGTAAAAGATAGAGGTTATGTCAAGGTTGGAATGGACGCAAAAGTGAGACTTGCCAATCAAGACCAATTAAAATTTGATAGCATTGATGCAAAAATAATATCCATATCTCCAGATGCTGTACAGTCTGACAGTGCCGCATGGTATGACATAGAACTAGAAATAGAAAAAGAATTTTTCACAAGTGGTGACACGACTTACAATCTTGTGCCTGGTATCCATGTGTATGTTTTCATATTAACAGGAGAGAGAACAGTATTAAGTTATATAACAACACCTTTCCATAACGGAATAGGGCAGGCACTACAGGAAAGGTAATGAGATTTTTTACAAGCATATGGATGGTTATTATTGTTGCTATTGTATTGCTAGGTGTCAGAGTAAACAATAACGATACTGTAAAAACTTTAAGATACAAAACGTGGGATTACTTTCAAACTATACATCCTAGACAAGACGTTAGTGATTTAGTTACTATTGTTGATATAGGCGAAAAAGATATTGCAAAGTATGGACAATGGCCATGGCCTAGACATATAATGGCAATGCTTCATGCACGATTAGGCGACGCAGGAGCAGTAGTAATTAATTACAATATTCTTTTTGCTGAACCAGATCGTATGGGATCAACCCAATATCTAAATTCTTTTCCGATGTCTGATGAAACTAGAGAACTATTACAAAAAAATTTAGTAGACACAGACAAAGTTTTTTCTATAGTAATAAAAGAATCTGGCAATACTATTTTAATGATGAGTGTTAAAAATAACATTGATAACATTTTACCTAGCACAACGCAAATTATAAAAAAAGGAAATGTAGAGCCATGGTTATGGAACTATGCAGGTATAGTACCTCCTTTGACTGAACTTACAGTAGGTGTAGCAGGAAGTGGTGTAAATGTAACAGCACCCGAACCTGATTCTGTTGTAAGAAAAATGCCAATACTAATAACAATAGGCAACAAAATATATCCTAGTATGTTAATTGAAAATGTTAGAGTAATTAACAAATCGAAAAGAATTAAAGTTGTTGCTAAAGAACACGGTATAGACGAAATCCTTGTTAAAAAGAATGCTGGAATACCTGTAAATCATAATGCAGAAATGTATATAAATTATGCAGATCCAAAAAAATATAATCACGTATCTGCTGACTATGTTTTAAGTTCTGAATTTGATGCAAATACAGTTAAAGGAAAAATAGTAGTTGTTGGATTAGATGCCGCGGGATTAAGTGTGTTAAAATATACACCGTTTGGATTAGCTACAGATCAAGAAATTACTGCTCAAGCATTAGATACATTACTAACAGGAAAATATTTGACTAGGCTTCCACAGGCAGATACATATGAAATTTTGTTTATGGGTTTACTAGGATTATTAATGATTATATTAATTCCTAGAGTATCAGTATTATTTTCTATTCCGTTATTAGTTTTTGTATTAGGTGGAATAAGTTATGCATCATTTATGGCTTATGCAAATAAAGGATTTTTAATTGACCCATCATTTGCAGTACTTTATATATTTTTAATTTGGTCACATAGCACATACAATAATTTTGCAACACAAAGTAGATTAAGAAAACAAATTAAAAAACAATTTGAACATTATTTAGATCCTGGCATGGTTAAAAAGTTACAAAAGAATCCATCATTGTTAAAATTAGGTGGCGAAACAAAAACAATGACTTTCTTATTTTCAGACATAAGAGGATTTACACCTATTAGTGAAAAGTATAAAGGTAATCCAGAAGGACTTACAAAATTAATTAATAGATTTTTAACTAGGATGACCAATGTTATTATTGCTAACGGCGGCACAATAGATAAATTTATGGGCGACTGTATAATGGCATTTTGGAATGCTCCACTTGATGTACCAAATCATCAAGTATTAGCAATACAAACTGCTCTACAAATGCAAACCGAATTAGCAAAATTAAATAAAGAATTAGAAGCTGAAGGATTACCAAACATTAACATAGGCATAGGAATCAACACAGGTGAAGCACTTGTAGGCAACATGGGTTCTGATCAAAGATTTGATTATTCTGTAATAGGTGACTCTGTTAACCTTGCATCACGTTTAGAAAGCTCTAGTAAAACATTAGGAAAAACTTTAGTAATTTCAGACAATACAGTGCAAGATATTTACGAAGGTGTATTTCCGTTTGAGTATATTGACCATATTACAGTCAAAGGCAAAACAGAAGAAATCAAAGTGTATACAATCAAAAGTTAAATACACACATAATGAATCAATTTTTTAGTCTAGTAGCAGAATTAGGATTACCAATTGCCGCAACAGTGGGAATGGGTGTATTCATACTGTTCATAATCAAATATATTTTAAACGGTATTGTAAATTCAATTAAATTTATTGAAAGTGTTATATCTCAACTTGATAACAGAGTAAAAACAATGAACAACGATATTATAAAAATTGATCAAGAAGTGTCAGAGCAACTAGGCATACCTGTAGACACAGACAGAGTGGCTAGGGCAGACGGCAAAGTAGATGCGAGGAAAGACTAATGGACGTTGTAAGCAAAACAATGACAGTAACGACAATCATACAGGACTATGGGTTCCCCACTGTCGCTGTGTTCTTCCTTGCATATTTTATATGGTTCCTTTGGAAATACATTACAAACGAAATTACTCCAAAATTAAATTCCACATCAGCAACACTTATCAAACTCATTGATAGAGTACGTATGCTGGACAATGACCTTATTCGACTACAGGCTAAAGTGAGAACTGTTAGCAAAAAGAAGAAGTAGTCTTATAACTTCTAATAGCAGATTACTTACAATTCACAACACGTAAATAAATTTGGTCGGGAGAGAAAAATGAATTTCATAATGGTAATAATAATATGTCTTGGTGCGAATTGCCAAGCAATTTGGGACAAGCAACAATATTCAACTATTAACGATTGCCTTGTGGCATCAGGACCTGTTAAAGAATATATGATGCAGGTTTATCCAACTTCGGCTGGCCAAATATACTGCATGGACGAACAACAATTTAAAAATTACCAAGAATATATAGAAAATGGTGGTAAACCTACCATAGAAGAATATAACAAACCATCATCTTAATTGACAGATTTTGGTTTTCGCAGTAAAATAAACTATGGAAAGTAAAATCAGAAGAAGTCTGGTTAAAACCTTGACTTGGAGAATCCTTGCGACTACTGATACATTTTTAATCAGTTGGATAATTACAGGTTACTTAACACTAGCCGGTGCCATTGCAGGTATTGAGGTAATAACAAAAATGTTTTTATATTATGCTCACGAAAGAGGTTGGAGCAAAATTAAATGGGGTTACATAGGACCTGAGGAACACACTCATATATTTCCTTTTGCAGAAGATTGGAAACCTATAAAATACGATTTTAGAGATAAAAATACTCATATAAAATATGATTTTAGAGATAAAAAAAACGATGAGTAACTATATTAAAAGTTTAGCAAGTTTTTTATTCAATAAAATGAATAATTATCAAAATGATAACAAAGTAAGAAAAGAAAAACCAATGCTTTGGCCTTCTGGAATATATTTCACAGAAAAAAATATAGAAAATTGGATAAAAGAACACGATAAAAAAAATGACTAAATGTTGGGAATTTAAATTGAAACTAGAAAAGAAAACTATTAAAACTTTTGTTTATAGTAATGATGGAAAAGATATTGAATTAAGATTTCCTAATAACAAGGTTACTAATATAAAAGAGATTGACGATCCATTAAAAGATGTTTCTTGGACTGGGTGGAAACCAAAGAAAAAGGAATACACATGATCCACGCAATGATAGACTTAGAAACGTTAAGCACAAATCCTGATGCAGTAATTTTAACTGTTGGTGGTGTTAAATTTGATCCATGCACTCACGCAGAACCATCACAAGGAATGTATTTTAGAGTTGACGTAGATTCACAAACTGCAAAAGGCAGAGAAGTAATGCAAGAAACATTAGACTGGTGGAGTACGCAACCAAAAGAAATATCCGATGAAGCACTAGGTGACAAAGATAGAATTAGTTTAGAAGAAATGATTAAAACTATTAACAAATGGTCTGTTGGCGTTGATGTATTTTGGTGTCAAGGCCCATTATTTGATTATGCTATACTACAAAATTTATATAAACAATTAGGTCATCCAGTTCCATGGCAATACTGGCAAATACGAGATTCGCGAACTTTGTTTAGTCTAGTACCACGTGATTTAAATGAAAAGAGAACTGGACTACACAACGCATTAGAAGATTGTTACTTTCAAGCAAAGAAAGTACAAAAAGTATATAAACAATTAGGAATTAAAAATGTATAAACCTCTTCCAGATGGAATTACAATTAAATATTCTAAAATACAAGGCTTAGGTTTATATGCTACAAAAGATTTTCCAAAAGATACAGTATTTGGAATTGTACATATTAAAAATAAAAATTTTCCACATGGTCATATAAGAACAGCTTTAGGTGCATTTTATAATCATTCAGAAAACCCAAATTGTAAAACATATCAAGGATTTTGGCATCAATTGCCAGTAGTATATCTTATGTCAATTAAAGACATTAAAGCAAATGATGAATTAGTTGCCAAATATACATTATACATGGATTTTGATGACGACGGAAATTAATTGGTATTCTATTGAGGATTTATACACAATAGAAAAATATAAAATACGACACAATAAAAATCCAGTTACTAAATGGATCAAATTACCTTGTGTGTATAAAATAAAAATTAATAATAAAATTGTACACGTAGGGAGATCAGACACTTGTAAAAAACATGGTGGTGCTGAAAAAGTAAGAAAGGCGTTGGTTAACCTATTAAATGTTTTAGGACACAATCCAAGTGTTACAAAAACCAAATATTGGGGAAAAATTAGATTGCAACATAAACCAAATTCTAGTAATATTAAAATAGGAATCATAAAAACTAATGCCATCAAAAAAACCTACATACAAGAAACCCAGAGAAGTAATTGAATACTACGAAGAATGTACTTGGCTTAATCCAACGAACGTACCACCAATGTTTCAAAATGAGAAAGTTTCTGTATTTTACGACAAATATCCTGTTGTAAAAGGACATTTATTGTTTGTTCCAAAAAAAAATGATATTGAACACGTAGGTGAAGCATACAAACTTGCTTTTTATTGTGGGGAACAATGGATTAAAGAAAAGAAAATGGATGGTTTTAATATTGGACAAAATATAGGTAAGGCGGCGGGTCAATCTATTATGTGGCCACACGTACATTTTATTCCTAGACGCAATGGAGACTGTGATAAAAATACAAATAACGGAATTAGACTATCTCATCCTAAAGGTGACCACAAGGAATATTATTAATGGCAATTTATATTTCACCAGATGGAGGAGAAACTGTGTACAGACAAAAAAAAGATGGTACTCGAGGCAAACTTGTTTCACAATCACAGTATGCTAAAGATATAGAAAAAGAAATCGACGAAGCAGAAATGGTTGGCAGAGAAGCAATCAAACTAAGACGTAAGTATCCTACCCTACAAAAAGCATGGGATAGATATGTTACCATATGGCATTTAATTAACGATAATGAGTAGTAATACACATATGCCCAAAAACAATTTTACCATGCGTATACGTGGCTCTATGTGCGTTTAAAGGGGTATTAAATAGTAGTATGACCAAGTATGTTTCTATAATAGGCAATGGTGAATCACGAAGAGGATTTGATATAAGTCCTTTAAAAGACTTCTCAACTGTGGTTGGCTGTAATGCTTTATACAGAGATTATATGCTTGAATATGTTGTATGTTGCGATAAACATATGTGCCAAGAGGCCGCAAATACAGTCAGTAAAAATACAAATATTTTTACCAGAGATAGATGGTTTAAACAATTTCAATTTTGGCCAAATGTAAAAAGATTACCAGAATTACCTTACGAAGGAGACAAAAGACAAGACGATCCTTTTCATTGGGGGACTGGACCTTATGCAGGAGTGTTAGCATTAACTTTTAAACCAAAAGCAATTTTCATGTTAGGGTTTGATCTCTACGACCGAAATAAAAAAATTAATAATATGTACACAGGTTCACATGGATACACTTATATTAAAAGACCTGTAGATCCATCTTATTGGATATATCAATTTGATAAATTAATGAAATTATCACCTGACGTACGATGGATTGTGGTAAATGAAGAAAATTGGAAAATGCCAAAGGAATGGAAAGCACATAAAAACGTTTTCCAAGAATCATATGAAGGCATGGCTAAATTTATTAATAAGCAGTTGACAAAATCTAAATAACGTTTATACTAATACTATGTTTAATAATTTTAAAGAAGGAAATCTTGTTACTTTAAAACTTACATCAGGTGAAGAAGTAATTGCAAAATTTAAATTACTTAATGATGATTATATTAGCATTGAGAAAGCACTAGTATTAATGCAAGGACCACAAGGATTGGCATTTGGAACATTTTTTTCAACTGCTGAACAAACAGAACCTATTAATATTGCTAAAGATAAAGTTACATCTATTGCAAACATTAATGATAAAATTAAAACAGAATATGAAAGAATATTTTCTACAGTGAAAATGCCTGACAAACCAAAAATTATAGTATAATGACACATTTTGACAAACATAGTAAAAGTATTAAAGCATTACTTGATGTTACAGAAGCGATGCTTCATGCAATGGAAAAACACGATGTTGACCCTGAATCTGTTGCAAACAGACCTGAATTTTCTGTATTAATTCACTTCTTAAAATCTATTCTAGATGGTGAATTAAATATACCAAACGAACTTACTGACAGCATACGAAACAAATCTGAAGAATTAGGACTTGATTTTGAAAAATTTAAAAGGAGATTACACTAATGGCTGACGATTATGATAATGTAACAGAAGAATGTTTTACATCAACAAAAAGTTTTTGGAACTTTCCTTGTGCTCATAGACAATATAGACACGATGGCAATTGCCATTTAATTCATGGATACAGCAGAAGTTTTCACTTTGTATTTGGTTGTAAAAGTTTTACTAAAGAAGGTTTTGTAGTTGATTATGGCGATCTAAAAGATGTAAAAGCACATTTAGATCATATGTATGACCATACATTGGTGCTTGATGAAGAAGATCCATATATGGATACTTTTAAAAAATTAGAACAAGCAGGTGTATGCAGAATTAGAACTCATCCCATGGGGCCTGGCATGGAAGGTACCGCACATTATCTTTGTGAATGGGCAGACAAACTTTTACGTGAAAAATCTCGTGGACGTGCTTGGGTTATTAGTGTTGAGGCTAGAGAGAATGACAAAAATAGCTCAATCTATACAAACCCAAATGCAGGATTCAAGGGATGGACAAACACATAACAGATAATTTCCTATATGAAAACATTGTTATTCGACTTAACAATAAACAGTTAAGAATAAACATCTACGATACACCATTAGGCAAAAGATGGTTAGAAGCATTAAGAGATAATCTAAAACAAAAAAGAATATTAGAAAAAAACTTCTGCTTTTTAGGCTGGGCAGATTCCAAAAGAGATTTAACTTATCTTTGCGAAGAATTAAACAAAAATATAGCACAAATTAATTCATTTAATTTTAACCCACCATATCCTAAATTAAAAACTTTCACAAACGAAGATTTTCAATATTCGGATAAGTTACCAATTGGCTACATGATAGATAATGATCCAATGAAAACTCCAGGTTTAAGATTAAAACACGATGCTTGTAATTTATTACATCGTTACTTTGAAGAACTACAAGGTACTGCTTGGAACCTTTCAACATGGTACAAACAAGCAGACAATGATACAAAATATGCAATAAGACAATTAAATATTTTATGTCACGAAATAGAAAGTTGGGTTCATGCCTATAGAAAAAGTAAGATCGAACCTGAATGGATGAGATGCAGTCAAATTACAACTTTTTTAAATGCACCAAGATATGATTTACATGAAGAAGATTATGAATTATTCAAACAAAACAGATATGATAGAGAATTAGGGGGAGTATATCTACATTGGAGTCAGGTAGGAAAAACACTTTACGAAGTTTGGAGAGATGAAGATGCACCAGAAATGGATGAAACAACCTGTTCTGCTATAAATCACCAAAAATATTATAGTGGAGAGTTTGATATTGATTGGGGACAAACAATTACTGAAGATACTTTTGATTGGAAAAAAGGAGAGATGGACAATTATAAAAATTGGTTAAAAGAAAATAATTACGATTGGGGAGATCCCAAATTATCACTTGGCTATATTAAATTAGGACAGGTAGATATGAAACTGGCATTTCAAAATAAACCTTTTCTGGAAGTTTACAAACAAATGAAAAATAATTTAAATATAAAAAGTATCCATATCATTGGTTCATATACGACAGAATGTGAATATCCATACACACTAGATAATGACGATTGGAAACAAAGACAAATGGAAGGATTAAAACGAGGTTATGAATCATATAGTATGCGTTAAATGGGGTAACAAATACATTTCACAATATGTAAATGTACTTTATAATATGGTTAAAAGGAATACTACCGTGCCTTTTGAATTTCACTGTATTACTGACGATATCAAAGGATTAGATCCACATATCAAAACAATAAAACTGCCAAATGACCCATGGATTAAAACATGGTGGAGTAAGTTATGGATGTTTGGTGGACATTTTCCATTACAAGGCAATATATTATATTTTGATTTAGATGTAATTGTTTTTAAAAATATTGACGAATTATTCAATTATAATCCAGACAAGTTTATGATTATTAGAGATTTCAATAGATGTAGAATTAAAGATTGGAAATTATGCAATTCAAGTGTAATGAGATGGAAAACAGGTACTGTAAATTACCTATGGGATGACTTCGTTTCTAAACCTAATGTAGTAATGGGAGACAACCATGGAGATCAAGATTGGATTACTAAAAGAGCAAAACAAGATACAAACCACTGGCCAGATGATTGGATACGTTCTTATAAATGGGAAATGATTGGTTACAAAGACACAAAAGCAAGACGTGGACCAAAACTTATATTTGACCGACCTCCAAAAATTATAGAAGCAAACAAAGTAGCAGTTTTTCATGGTGAACCTAAACCGTTTAACTGTGGAGATGCTTTTGTTGAGGAAAATTGGAAATGAAAAAGTTTGGTAAAGTAAAAATAGCAAGTATGAAACCATTAGAGGAGATTCCTGACGACTGTGGTTATGAAAAAAGATTCAAATACGATATTGATATGCAATCAAATGGCATAATGGGTGAATGTATAGAATGGTGTCAAATTAATTGTAAAAAGAAATGGGGTTGGTGGTTTGAGGGGCCTGATTTAACTAATCCCTATAATCATAATTGGGAAAATCAAAACAGTTATATGAGTTTTGAAAATAAAAGAGAAGCTATGGCATTCTTTTTGGCCATCGGAATACAAAATATGGGAGATACAAACAAATAAATATTAATATGAAATGGTTTGATATAACAGATTCAGCAAAAGCACAAATGGAAAAATTGCTTTCTAAAAATCCTGGCAAGTATGCTGTAAGTTTGGCAGTATTAGGAGGAGGATGTGCAGGTTTCAAATACGATTGGGGATTTATTGATTCTAAAGATAAAGTAGGCTCCGAAGACATCACTGAAGATTGGGGTACTGGTCGTTTTGTTGTTGATGAAACTTCTATGCTCTATATTGCAGGCACAAAAATTGATTGGATAGAAGAAACATTTGGTTCTCAATTTGAAATTGTCAATCCAAACAGTTCAAGCTCTTGTGGATGTGGAGAAAGTTTTGGTGTCTAATGGACACAGCATTCATAATAGGTAATGGCGAGTCAAGAAATATATTTCCAATAAAAGATTTAAAAAATAAAGGCATAATATATGGTTGTAATGCCATATACAGAGACTATCCTGAACTATGTGATCATATTGTAGCAGTTAATCCACCAATGTATGAAGAATTAAAACAATGGTATGATGAAACAAATCCTAATCTAAAAATACACGGACTTGATGACATATCCAAATGGAATTATCTATGCGATGGAGACTCACAAGCCAATTTCTCTCCAAATGCAGGTATACCAATAGGTTTAAAACTTTATAGAGTTTGGCGAGGAGGTGACATTAAAAAAGGTAATGAAATTAGAACAATTGATTTTACTGAATCAAAAGGATCTGGTACTTCAGCAATATTACTAGCCGTAGAATCAGGTATTAAAAATATAGTAATATTGGCGTTTGACATACTAGGTTCAAGACAATGGGAATTTAGCAAAAGAGGAGAACATAGCAGAGAACAAAATAATATGTACAAAAATACAACAAATTATCCTTCAAGAATCAACATGAAAGCCTATCTCAAATATGAATGGCTATTTCAATTAAGACAAACATTCCGTAAACATCCAAATACAAATTTTTATTTTATTAATCGTAGAGAATACCTAGATGGTAATCATTTTTTAAGATCTTACTTTGATCAACCTAATATTAAAGTTGGAATTTATGCAGATTTAAGACGTTGGGTAGACGGAGATCGTGATAAAATTAATTGGCGGAAATTATAAAGTAACTGTACTCGAAGCATCAAGTTTGTAAATCTTACGCATTTTAATACCTACTTTTTGAGCAAATTTCTTGCTATCACAATACGAACAAACGTGTTTATAATCATTACTTGCTCTATCTGGATCTACTTGTGACCTAGGTCTTAAAAATGTTACTCCACACGAATCACATTTAAAATAATATATGGTATTTTTTCTATGAAACGTATGATATACGCCTAATTTACTTTGACGTTCATACAATCTCATCGTTTTCAACGTTTCTATGAACATATAAGTATTTAATAAATACGTATTATAATAATATGGCACGATTAATAATAGACACTGGAACAGAAGGAAACACGGCAACAGGCGATACTTTACGTGGCGCTATGGCGAAGATCAACGCGAATTTCGTAGAGGTCTACGATGATTTAGCCGGATCTAGTTTGGGTGGATTATTCACAAACAACCAAACCAATGGTGATGTAAAAATACAAGCCAATGGAACGGGTATAGTCGAAATAGATCAATTACAAATTACAGATGATGCAATAACTTCGCTTGTTACAAACGGTGATGTGACACTAGCAGGTAACGGCACAGGTGTGGTACACGTGAACGATACATTAACAGTTGGTGTTAACAATACCAATGCAACCATAACAACTCTTGGAACTGGTGATTTAACATTAAGCACAAACAGTGGCACAAATTCAGGTACAATAAAAATAGCTGATGGTGCAGGTGGAAACATCACAGTTGAGCCTAATGGCTCAGGTGACATTTTATTAAAGGCAGGTGGTCAAGTTGGTATAGGAGATGTTAGTTCACCTGACACTTCATTACATATTAAACAATCCACTGCAACCATAACACTCCAGAGAACAAGTGATGCAAACACACCAGGTATTGATTTCCAAAGTGCCGGCGGTGACGTCAGAGCCAAGATGTACATGGATGGTACTAATGGAACAAACAAAGAAATTATTTTTAAAGTAAGAGATAATTCAAGTACGGACGAAAGATTTAGAGTTACATGGACCGGGGCCAGTGTAACAGGAACTTTTAACATTATGAGTGATAGTGATTCTTCTTTAAGTGATGCTACCATCAGCATGACTGAGAACAAAATTACAACATTAAGATCTAACGATAATCTAGAATTATCTGCGAATGGTACAGGCAAGGTCTATACAGACAGTAATTTACATTTACATTCTGCTACACCGCTTATTCAATTTCAAAGAACAGACAACGCAAACGTGCCTGGAATAAGTTTTTTAGGTGATGGTGGAACAGAAGGGGCCAGTATTAAATTTGATGGAACTGATGGTACAACAAACGAAATAATTTTAAGTTCTTTTTATTCTAGTGCTGTAACAGAAAGACTTAGAGTTACAACAACAGGAGCCAAAGTTTCAGGCACTTTGGACGTAGACGGTGCCATCACGATAACAGATAACAAAATTAGTGCTTCAAGAAGTAATGACGATTTAAATTTAGCGGCGTCAGGAACTGGTAATATTGTTGTTGGTGCAATTACAATAAACGGTACAACTATAAGTTCAGCAGATTCAACAAAAATATCAATTGCAGAAGCAGTAGATATAAATGGTAATTTAGTTGCAACAGGATCACAAATAGATTTTACTAATCTTCCAACATCGGATCCAAGTGTTGCAGGAAGACTTTGGAGAAGTGGAACAGATCTAAAAATTAGTATAGGATAATAAACAATGGCACAGACAACAATTAATGTAGGTAGTAACGCAAATGACGGAACAGGTGATGATTTAAGATCAGCATTTATTTCTGTAAATGCTAACTTCACAGAATTATATGCGGCATCTCCTGCAACTTCTTCAATATCACTTGCAGGAAATACAATTTCTACAAATGCCTCAAATGCAAATTTAAAATTATTAGCATCTGGTACAGGTGTTATAGAATTAGAAGGAATTCAAATTAGAGATAACCACATTGAAGGTACAAGATCAAATGAAGATTTAATTGTATCTGCATCAGGTACAGGAAACATTATTGTAGGTGCAATTAGAATTAATGGTACAACTTTAAGTGCAGATGATTCTAGTTCAATTAAAATTAATGAAACATTACAAGTCAATACAATTTCTTCTGATGATTCTAGTGCTGTAACAGTCTCAGACAATTTAAATATATCTGGAACTTTAAGTGTAAACACAATTGATACCAATTCAATTTCATCTTCAGACTCAACTGCAATACAAATTAATGATGCATTAAACGTTTCTGGAACTTTAAGTGCAAACATACTTGACACAAACGTAATATCGTCTACAGATTCTAGTGCTGTAACAATATCAGACAACTTGCAAGTCAATGGAACACTAACAGCAACATCAATTACTGGATTAACCGTATTAAACAATTCTTCACAATCAGATGGCACAGTAACACACGCAGGTTCATCTGGACAACAACCATTAGACAGTTTTGTTCATGCAACTTACAGAAGTGCAAAATATCAAGTTAGTATTACAGATGCGGCAGAGAGTAGATATGCACTTGACGAAATCTACGTAACTCATAACGGTACAACTGCTTTCATATCAACAACAGGTGTAAGTTCAACTGGAGCATCATTAGCAACTTACTCAGCAGATATTAGTGGTAACAACTGTAGAATTTTAATAGTTCCTGTATCTAATAATTCAGTTACATATAAGTTTGTTAAAACGTTAATCAAAGTATAAAATTACATTCGGTTTATAAAATTTCTAATAAATAATCATATTAGGAGATTTAAAACATGGCACAACAAACAGTTAGCATAGGTTCATCAGCAAATGACGGTACAGGTGATCCATTAAGAACAGCATTTACAAAGATAAATGCAAATTTTACAGAATTATACGGCGATACTGCCGAAGCAAATGATATACTAGATGATACATCACCCCAATTAGGTGGTAATCTAGATATAAACGGATTTAATATTACATCAGCAAGATCAAACGAAAATATTAGAATTATTCCTAACGGAACAGGTACAGTTGAGCTTGAAGGAACAACTAATGTTACAGGAAGTTTAACAGCAACAGGAAATATTTTTGCAAATGGAAACATTAACCTTGGTGATGGTGCAGGTGACCAAACAAAAGTAACTGGTGTATTTGAAGCAGACCAATTACAAATTGATGGTACAACATTAACAAGCACAGTTACAAACGGTGACGTAACTATAACTGGAAATGCAACAGGTGGTGTCATTATTGAAAATTTAACTTTTAATGATAACACAATAACCTCACCTTCAAACAGTCATATATCAATTCAACCAGGTGGAACAGGTAATGTTGTAGTAGGTGCAGTAACAGTTAGTGGTACAACTTTAAGTGCGGCAGATTCATCTCAAATTACAATAGCAGAAGCATTACAAGTTAACGGTGCGGCAACTTTAGGAACAAGTGTAACATTGGCAACAGGTGCAACTGTAACAGGTATCTTAGATGAAGATGCTATGGGAACAAATTCAGCAACACAACTTGCTACACAACAATCAATAAAAGCATATGCAGATACAAAAGCAGTATTAACAGGTTCAACTAATAATACTATTACAACAGTAACAGGTGCTCATGCATTCCAAGGTGAAGCAAACTTAACTTTTGATGGTAGTACACTAGCCGTAACAGGAGCAGGAACATTTAGTACTACTTTAGGAATAACTGGAACACTAACAACAGCAGATATTACTACAACTGGAACACACACAGTTACAGGACAATCAGATATTGACTATGTAAGAATTAAAGATCATGCAATTACAACAAATGCCTCAAATGCTAACTTAGACCTTTCAGCAAATAGTACAGGTGTTGTTAATGTTGCATCAGCAATGACAACTATTGGACAAACTATTACAGGTGACGTTGTTGTTACAGGTAGAATGGATGTTGACAACGTTGCAATAAACGGAAACGGTATTATAGCAACAAATTCAAATGGTGCGTTAAACATAAATCCTAATGGTACAGGTATAATCACACTGGGTGGATCTTATGTTCATGTACCTGAACAAATATTATGTGGAGAACTATGGTGCGATTATGGTATAGAAATGGGCACAGGAGCCACTATTGCACAACGATCAACTAACGAAAATTTAGTATTTGAAACTAACGGTACTGGAGTAGTAACTACTGCTTCACAATTAACATTGACTGGATCTTTTAAACCAGCAATACATACTTTCACGGCAACTGATGCAATTACAGAAACAGAACACGCAGGTAGAACATTATTACTTGGTGAAGTAGGTGGTAATGCACTAGTTACATTAACACTACCAGACGCAACAGGTTCAGGTGCAACATACAAATTCATAGTAACAGTTGTGAACACATCAACCTATGTAATCAAAGCACCAGATGCCAATAACACTATTGACGGTATCATGATGTACCTAGATGAAGACGCAACGGCAGTTACAGCATTTCCAACAGTAGCGGCTACTGATACTATCACCATTAATGGTGGTACAACAGGTGGTCAAATAGGTGACTATCTTGAACTAGTTGATATAGCAACTGACCAATGGCACGTTAGAGGAACTATGAGATGCCTTACAGGTGTTAATCCAGCAACTTGCTTTAGTGCTACTGTATCTTAATAGTATCTAAAACTCAATAAATACTGGTGAAGGAGTAAGTTCTAATGTCGACACCAGTGTGGTCAACCACAGCAGGTAAACTTGCATCAATTGATGAGCAAGTGTCATATTCGCTACAATTAGAAGCGAATACAGCCGATTCTACGGCTATCACTTACTCCGTAATTGCAGGGAGCCTACCTTCAGGAATGGAACTTACTTCAGCAGGCTTACTTACAGGGATTCCAGCTGAGGTTTCGAAAAGAACTAGATACACCTTCGTTGTACGTGCCACAGCTGGAACAACAATTACAGATAGAAATTTTTATTTAGATATAGAAGGTGCAGACGCACCAACATTTACAACTGCATCAGGACAACTCCAGTTAGATGACTCTTCAAGAGTTGGTTTATATTGGATATTGGATGGATCATCGTTATCATTCCAAATAGCGGCAAGTGATACAGATACAAGAGCAGGACAATCGTTAGTTTATGAAATTGTACAAGGTGCATTACCACCAGGTATTACTATGTCAGCAACAGGATTAATATCTGGAATAGTACAACTTACAGAAGATGAACGATATGGACCACAAGGTGGATATGCAGAAGATTATGATGATTATGTTTACGATAGAACAGTATTTTCAAAATCTAGATCAATAAATTATGATTTTATAGTAAGAGTTTCAGATAGTACAAGTTATGTAGATCAAAATAATTCAATATTTGTTTATACAGCAGATTATTGGAGAGTATCAAATTCAGAAATTACAGTAGACATGAATGAAATAGGGGGTTCAGCATTAACAGTTGATTTTAGTGCTAATAGAAGACCAATTTTCAAAACAGCATCAGCCCTTGGAACATTTAGACATGACAACGCCTGTGTAATTAAAATTGACGTTGAAGATTTTGATCCATTACAAGCAGATTTAGAATATTCAATCGTATCAGGTGCTATGCCTTCAGGTTTATCAATTAATATTAGCTCTGGAGAAATATATGGAACATTGGCAAGACAGACCGCTATTGAAACAAGTTATACATTTACAATAAGAGCGAACAGAGTTGTATCAACTGGAATAAATGTGTTCACTGATCAAATATTTACAATGAAAGTAATTGGTGAAATTGATATTGGAATTACATTTACAACTCCAGCAACCATTGGTACATTGACGGCAGATATTCCAAGTATATTATCATTTTCAGCAGTAGCAGAAGAAACAAATAGAGTTTTAACTTATAGTTTAACATCTGGATCGTTGCCAACAGGTATAACATTATCTCCACAAGGAAATTTAATAGGAACAATTGATCCAAGTGACTTTACTGATTCAACTCGAGCATATACATTTACAGTTACGGTTAGTGACCAATATCAGTCATTAGCAACATCAAAAGAATTTACATTAAACATTGACATACCATATACTACTATTGAATATGGTAATATGACCGGACATTCAACATCTTTTATTGATCAAAATATATTTTATAATATTGCACAAGATCCAAATATTAATTCTCCTGAATATATTTACAGACCAGAGGATAATAATTTTGGAATGAAACTAAATCCTGAAATGTTAATGATGGCAGGATTACAAGCACAAACACTTACAGCATTCCAACAACAAATGGAACAAAATCATGCTCCAAAAACTTTATATTTTGGAGAATTAAAAACAGCAGTTGCAAAAGAAAACAATATTATAAAATATGAAGTTGTTTATCTTGAAATGACAGACAAACTTGTTAATAATGATGGTACAGCAATTAGTTCATCGGTTTCATTAAGAACAGATGTTGCAAAACCTATGTTAGGTCCAAGAGCAGGAACAGTTAATTTAACTACTGATATGGATGACTTCAATATTACAACCTCTGGCGGATTATCATTTAGCACGTCTGGCTCTAAAGTTCCATATGCTGGTCAAATTTCAGCAGATTTAGATTATATGGCAACACTTTATCCAAATGCAGTTGCAAATATGAGAAGTAGAATGAAAACTTTAGGACATAAAGAATGGGACCATTTGCCTTTATGGATGAAAACAACACAATCAGGTGACCTAGCACCATTGGGGTTTGTATTAGCAGTACCTATATGTTATTGCAAGGCAGGTACATCTGCTTTGTTAAAGAAAAGAATAAAAGATAAAGGATTAATTTTTAGAAATATTGACTTTATTGTAGATAGATATCAAGTTAGTAAAAGCAAAGTTACACCTGCTAAATTCACAGCAGATGGCTCAACTACTACATTCCAATTAGATGAGATTGTACATGAAGAAGATATTTTGGTTAAAGAAGGTAGTGATATTGTTTATGCTGGAGACGGAGTAACAGCAGACAATAACCAAAAGCCAACAGATTTAACTGCTGATGGTGAATTAAGATCTGCAGACCATGAATATGGCATTGAACTTACTCATAATACTTCAACTAGTAAAACTACAATTACTTTTACCAAAGAAGTACCGTCAGACGGCACTATTATTACAGTCGAAAGAGCTAACGATAAATATCTTAAATTTAGAAGCAAAGGAATATTTTAATGGCAAGTAACATAGTACCAGGTAACGTAGACGGCACTTATCCTAAAGCAGGACAGGATAACAGTTCACAAGGATTTAGAGATAATTTTAGTGCAATTAAAAACAATTTTACTGAAGCAGTAACAGAAATAGAAGCATTACAAACAAACAAAGCAAACTTAAACGCTTCAAGTGATTTTGCTGATAATGAAGTTATTAGAGCAAAATTTAAAGATACATCAGAAACAGTATACGCACATGGTACAACTGGTGGTGCAATTACATTAAATCACCAAAATGGACATTACCAAACTATAACGTCTAATGCATCTATAACATTATCATTTACCAATTGGCCTGCTACAGCAACACTGGGTAGAATTGTATTAGATATTACGTTTGCATCTACAGCACACACGATTACAATTCCAACTGCTGTATTAGTATCTGGTTTAGTATTAGGTGGAGATGGCTCTTCTAATACAATAACTTGTCCAACATCTGGAAGATATGTTTACGAGTTTACAACTCCAGATGCAGGTACAACAATTTTAATGAACCAATTGGGTAACAACTACATCTAATAGGAGGTAGTAATGTATTTTCATCCATTACAAGAAGAAATCGGAAATTTATCTGAAGAAGATATCTCCAAAAGAATAAAAGAGCTTTCTAGAAAAGTTGCTATTGCTAGACGAGGCAGAAATCCAGACATGTTACAAAAACTACAACATGCACTTGGAACTTATCAAGATGCTATTAGACAAAGAAGAGTTGAACAATGGCACAAAGACTTTAAAAAAGCAAGAGGCGAACCAGATTTAGGTGATTTAATCAACATTGAATAGTAAGTATGTTTAATGCCAAATTCATTTAGTTGGAAAACAAAATTTAAATCAATTATAATTGTAGACGGTGAATTATTCGCAAACGAATATAGTATTAAACTTTTCATAACACCCTACACTGCAAATTTAAAAGAACAAACAGAATATTTTGATAGATTAAAAAATCTCTTTGAAATGGTAATGGCGAATACAATTACTACATGGAAAGATGAACCTCTTTACCATACTTTACAAAAATCATCTAACAATAGATTTATAGAATTACCAAAGCCACCATATGATCAAATAATGGCGGCGGTATGCTTCTGCAAAGCAAATGCAATTTTAGATTCTGTAATTGTAGTGAATAAATTAGAACTTTCTAGTTGGCAAGGGGATGGTATTACATATTCGGTTGACAAAGATAGTAAAGAACTTATACTATTAGATACACCTGATTGGTTTTCAAAAAAATATGAAGGTTTTGATCCATGGTGGTTAAGGGCAGACACGGCAACATATGATAGAGAACTTGATAAAGGCATATACACAGGACACTTTAGTTGGAATAATAAAATACCAGTTGACAAGAAGCACGAAACCCATGCTAAAATATTTGAGTTTAATCCAAAGGTTTTAGATGGTGGGAAAGATAAAAATAAATGAAACAGGTGATTGTATCTTTACAGAAGAAGATGCAATAGATTCACTCTATACTAATCCAGACTTCGATATATCAAAATTATTCTTTGAAGACACTGAACAATACAATAACAGCATAAAAAATACCGGAATTGATCTACAACAATTACAAACTGTACCAAAACGACCTACTCCAGCAAAAGTTGATGCAACAAATATTGCTAATTGGCACATGCCACAAAAGTATTATGAATTAAATGTATTGGAATGGTTATTGAATAAGTGTCAAAACGATTTTGAGAAAAAAAGAGTAGAACAAGAATATTTGTTATTTGAAAAGAAAAACTTTATAAAAGTATTACAATTTTTAATCTACTTTGTAGATACATTACGAAAAAACAATATAGTATGGGGTGTGGGTAGAGGTAGTAGTGTGGCAAGTTTTTGTTTATTTTTAATTGGCGTACATAAGATAAATCCATTGCAATATAACTTAAATATCGCCGAATTTTTAAGATGATAAGTAAAATATAATAGGAGCATAAAATGGTAGCAAGAGCACCCAGAAAAAGAATGTATAGAACAATGCAAGGTCGTATGGTAGATATTGAAAAATTACGAACGGCAAACGAAACAGTTAGAGCCGTTGGTAATATGAATGTTAATGCTAGAGGTGATGTATTAGGACCACATGGACAAATTGTAACATCAAAAGCAGAAGTAATGAAAACATATTACGAACAACCAAAAGGTAAGGTTGATGATACACCTGCAAGAGCAAAACCTACACCTCCAAGAAAAACACCTCCAACACCAGTACAAAAAATGACTCCAGTGGAATCAAAACCAACTGCTAAACCAGTAGAAACATTTAAACCAAAAACTCCCACTGAGAAAAAAGGTATTGACGCCGCACTTGACGGATTAGAATAAATCTTATATAATACTTCTATGTCACAAATAGAGGACTTACAAGCAAAAGGATTTGGATCGCATGGCGGTAAACAATACACCGTTGATCATGATATCACTCCACTTAAAAAAAGAGTATTAGTATCTGATATGCACTTCGGTGAAACAAGATCTAAAGGCGGTATTATACTTGTAGATGACGATGGATCACAATCAGGTATTCATCCTAGATGGGCAAAAGTTTATGCTATTGGAAATCAACAAGAAGATGTAAAAATTGGACAATGGCTATTAGTTTCACACGGTCGTTGGTCTAGAGCATTCAAAGTTGCTAAAAACGGTATTGAATTAGAAGTAAGAATGATTGACGAAAACGATATCTTGCTTGTATCAGACGAAGAGCCAGAACAAAATAGAAAACAAGCCGGATATGTCAACACAGGTGGACACCAACAAATGACTAAACTTCCCGGCAATGACTAAAAAAATTAAACTTAAAAGAATGTTTGTGCCTATAGACAAACTTGTCACAATGGCCGAACTAGGGTTGGGTGCAAAACGACCACTCAACAAAGAAAAAAGAGGTTGGATAAACAAACTAAAAAAACAATCAGAGCCGTTGGATCCAATACTTGTAACACCTATAAAAGATTCTGGTTACTTTCTATTAACAGATGGATGGCATAGAGTACAGGCGGCAAAAGCAATGAAAGAAAAAGAAATCGAAGCACTACCATTACCAGCAGATATAGGATTAAGCATGGCTAAAGCAAATAAAATTTTACGAGATATCGATCGTCAATATGGATTTAAATTAGAATGCAGTGAAATTATAGGAGAATGGGCATTCTACAAAGATTGACAATTAACAATAATTTATATATTATTACTATATGAAAGAACTTTGGGTAGAGAAGTATAGACCAAAAACATTAAAAGAATATGTTGTTCGTGATGAAGCACAACGACAACAAATACAATCTTGGATAAATGATAAAGCAATTCCACATTTATTATTAAGTGGTGCACCTGGTGTTGGTAAAACTACACTTGCAAAAGTATTATTCAACGAACTTGAAGTAAGCAGTTATGATATATTAGAAATAAATGCTTCTAGAGAAAATTCTGTAGATATTGTAAGAGAAAAAATTAATAACTTTGTACAAATTATGCCATTTGGTGCATACAAATATGTATTACTTGATGAAGCAGACTATATGAGTCCAAATGGACAAGCGGCATTACGTGGTGTAATGGAAACATATCATACTTCAGCAAGATTTATAATAACTTGCAATTATCCAAATAGAATTATTCCGGCACTTCATAGTAGATGTCAAGGTTTCCATATGGAAGTAATTGACAAAACAGAATTTACAGCAAGGGTAGCAGAAATATTAATTTCTGAACAAACTGAACAAGACATTGAAACTCTAGACACTTATGTAAAAGCAACATATCCTGATTTAAGAAAATGTATTAATATGATACAGCAAAATTGCAGAGATGGCAAACTTATGCCACCAACAAGTGGAGATTCAGGACAACAAGATTATAGATTACAAATGGTTGAGCTGTTTAAAGCAGGTAAAATAAACGAAGCAAGAAAATTAGTATGTAGTCAAGCAAGGCCCGAAGAATGTGAAGAAATATACAGATGGTTGTATGATAATTTAGAAATAATATCCAAAGAAGATGAGCTACAAGACAAAGCAGTGCTAATTATTAAGCAGGGATTAGTAGATCATTCATTTGTTGCTGATCCTGAAATAAATTTAGCAAGTGTTATGATTAAACTAGCAAGGTTAAACAATGGGTAAAAAACATAATAAAAAAAGATTCTTTTGTGTCAAATACATTATAAAACCGGATAAAAAGTTTGACGAATTTGTAGAACTATCCAAAAAGAAAATTGGTCCTGGAAAAATGTTAGAATACACTGTGGTGTTAGATCTTGTAAATGAGGAAATTATTAAGAACGATCTGCCTGGCATACCAGTTGCAGAAAGAGATAATATACCCTATTCACGTATTCTAGACCACTATAAAAAGTGGTATGCCGAAGCAATTAATACCTTTCTTGAGTCATAGTCTAATCGCTAAATAGTAGCATTATGCATGATGTATTAGATATAATCCGTAACGTACAGTCTTTATACGCAGTAGGACCTACTTTAACAATTTTAAAAGATTTTGAAAGAGTTTTAGACGAGTTAGATGTGTATGTTTTTCAAAATTGGGAAGATGGTGAATTACTATCAGGACCAGTTGATTCAAGACATTTTGTTACTTGTTCATTTATGTGGCCTGCTGATAAAATGCCTGACCCTTCAGGTGGCAAAAGATTGTTAGACAGAGGTTGTAAAGTTACATATGCAAAAGACGAATTACTAAAACCAAGAGAAATAAAGTCTCCGGAAGATTATAGACCAGGTACAACTAAAGGTAAAATTGATGGGCACGATATTTGGGTAGTAGAGATTAAAATGCCAAAAGAATTAATTGGTAATTTTAAACATGGCAAAGACGAAATTGATAGCCAAGACGAATCTGATATGGGTGCAGGGGACCTAAATAGTTTAGATGCAACAATTTAATGAAGGATTAAAAGCTGGCGATTTAGAAGGCGTTGTTTCAAAAACGTTCTCAGTAGATCAATATAAATCAAAAATGGGCGATGACAGGAACATTATGGTTCTTGCATTTGTTGTTAATGGTTTAGCACCAGCAAAAGATTTAGAACGTTTCGCTGAAACTGGATACAAAGAAGTATTAGATGCAGATGCTACGCCAGGCACAATGGCAGATGGCAAACATAGAGTATTTGTTGAGTTTCAAAGAGATGAAAAAGTTGATCGACACATTTATAAATTTTTAGAAGACCTTAAAAAATTAACTAATATTGAGACGTTCCATTTTACATATCATAAAAGAGATGTACCATTTGAAGCATCAGCAAAGAATCTAGCGGATGTATTACCAAGAACACCAATAGCATACACACAAAAAATTAGTTCATTAAGATTAGGTGAAGTAAAAAATTTCTTTGATAAGTTTAATATGATGGAATTTAAGTTAGATAACAATATTGTTGACATAAAAAAACAAAATGCAGAAGCACTTAAATTTGAATTACACGCATTTGGTGATACACAAATGATAATAAACGAAGTAAAAGCATTTAAAATAGATCAAGAAGCAATGAGTGAGTGTATCTACCTCACAAAATATTTTGGACCATATCAAATTACCAAAACTACAGAAGACAGATTCATTTTTTCTAAAGGCCAAGAGTCGGCTTTGTTAAGTAAAAGTGGATGGTAAGATTAAGCGAAAATTTCAGTTTACAAGAATTTACTAAAAGTCAAACTGCTGAACGAAGAGGCATTGATAATACTCCTGTTGAAGGACATTTAGAAAATGCAAAAGCATTATTTGAAAATGTAGTACAACCTGTTAGAGATAACTTTGGCGTAACAGTAATTAATTCAGGATATAGAAGTGGTGATTTAAACTATGCAATTGGTGGTTCAAATACTTCACAACATTGTAAAGGACAAGCAGTAGATATAGAATGTCCAGGCACTCCAAACTATGACGTTGCCAAGTGGATTGAAGATAACCTTGATTTTGACCAATTAATTTTGGAATTTTACACACCAGGCATACCAGATTCTGGTTGGATTCATGTTAGTTATAAAACAGAAGACAATCGCAACGCATCATTAACAGCGATGAAAGAAAATGGAAAAACAGTCTACAAGCCTGGTTTAATTCAATAAATACGTACATTATGTTCGGACAAATTAGAATGATTTTTACCCTAATTATCATTATGGGTATAGCAGGTGCAGGTATGTATGTTTTCAAATTGAGAGCAGACAATGCCACACTTAAAGCAAACCAAATACAATTAGAAACTGCTATTACAGAACAGAACAAAGTTCTAGAACAACAAAAAGCAGATTTTGAAGCAATCATGGAAAGTAATAAAAAATTAAATGTCTTAATACAAACATTTAAAAAAGATTTAGACGATTTAGATAAAAGATTTAATAAGAAAAAAAGAGATGTTGGCAAACTAGCAATAGCAAAAACAAAATCAGTTGAAAGAATTATAAACAAAGGTGCTGAGAATGCCCAAAGATGTGTTGAGTTGGCATCAGGTGCTGAACACACAGAAGAAGAATTAAAAGCAACAAAACGATCGGAGATTAATACGGAATGCCCAAGTTTAGCAAACCCGAGTTACGTACATTATGAGTAAAATTATTGCATTAGTATTAATAGTGTTTTTAACTGGTTGTTCAATCGGTGGTGAGAAAAAAATAAAAATATTTTCAGTCGAAGAGCCAAGACAAAAATTAGATTATCCAATGCCTACTGCATTACAACTTGAACAACTTAAATGGATAGTCATTACAAGTGCAAACGCAGAAGAAGTATTTAAAAAATTAGAAGAAGCAGGAATTGATCCTGTATTATTTGGATTAACAGATAAAGATTTTGAAATGCTGGCAAAAAACTTTGCACAAATAAGACAAAAATTACAAGAAACTAACAATTTATTAGAAGAATACAAAAAATATTACGAAACGGAAAGTGAATAATGTTTATCTTTCATTGGATTAAAGAATTTTTTTTAACAATATGGTTTTGGATCGTAGGACATCCTTTGGAACTAACTTATTGGTTTGAAGGAACTGAATTTAAAGTACAAGTACGTAAATTTAAAGAAGTAAAACCAAATCATATTGTTTTTAAAAATATGGATACTGATAAACACGTTGTTGTTAAATCAGATGTACCAATCAAATATATAGTAAGGGAAAAATAATGTACGAATATAGATGTAAAGTGTTAAAAGTAATTGACGGTGATACTGTTGATGTTGATATTGACTTAGGTTTTGGTACGTGGATACACAATGAACGTGTTAGAATTATGGGAATAGACACACCTGAATCAAGAACAAGCAATGACATAGAAAAGAAATTTGGATTAGCGGCTAAAAATAGATTACAAGAGTTATTAGGTGAGAATGCTATTTTAAAAACACAAGTAAGCAAAAAAGGTGAAGATATGAAGGGTAAATTTGGACGTATCCTAGGTAATTTTAAAACTGAAGATGGGCGTATATGTGCAACTATACTTTGTGAAGAAGGTCATGCTGTGGCTTATTTTGGTGGTGCTAAAGAAGATATACACGAACAACACATTAAAAATAGAAAAAAACTTGTTAAAGAGGGTCTAGTTGAAGGCCCAATTCAATAAATACGTATAAAAAGGAAAAACATGGAATTTATAATAACACTTGCAATGAAATTTTGGCAATGGACTTTAGTGATTGTTTTTATTCTAATAGGTTGGCTTATAAACGTATTAGATAAAAGAAAACCACCTAAAGTAGAATTTACATATAAAGAATTTCCACATATGCAACCATTAAAAATATCTACAAAAGGTATAGGATTTTTTAAAGGTATATTAATGTGGATACTATCAACAAGAAACTGGACTGTCACAAAAGATTGGTACTACAACATAAACGGAACTGATTACGTAATACCTGCAGGATTTACATTTGATGGTGCAAGTATTCCAAAATTCCTAAGAACTTTTTTCTCTCCAGTTGGAGTATTATTAATGGGTGGACTTGTACACGACTACGGTTACAAGTATCAAACACTACTTCTTAAAAACAAAAAAGAAACTATTGGCATTAAAGATCAAAAATGGATGGATAAAACATTCAGAGATATTAACATCTTTGTTAACGGGTTTTATACTATGAACTACCTATCATATTGGTCATTGAGACTTGGCGGTTTTATGGCATGGAACGGACACAGAAAAAGAAATGCTAAAATTGAAGGTATAAAATAATGGCTGACGATTTAGTTAAAGTTAAAAAAACTACAGAAGAATACGAATTAAAAAAAAGCGATCTTGTTCCAGAAACTGGTGATGACGCTCCTACGGTAACAAATAAAATTGCAGGATTATTAGATAAATTTAGAGTTATTCCTCGACTAGTAATGTTGGCCTACATCTTTGCTTTTTATACATCAGTTAAATGGTTTATGGGTTTAGAAGATCCAACAAATGCTCAAGCTATGTTTATATCAACAATAGTTGGTGCCGGTGCGGCATTCTTTGGATTGTATGTTGGTAAGCCAGGAGCAACACTTCCAAAAAACAAAAAATAATTACCAAACATTGACAATTCACAGATCTGTAATATAATAATTACTGTAAATGAAGAATTATTATGATATGCTAGGTGTGGCTGAAAACGCATCTAATGACCAAATAAAAAAGGCTTTTAAAAGTATTGCTAAAAAAGAACACCCAGATCGTGGTGGCGATGAAGTAAAATTTAAAGAAGCCAACGAAGCATACGACACATTAAAAGATACAAAGAAAAGACACGAGTATGATACTGTAAGAAAGTATGGTCAAAGTATGGGTGGACAAGGTGGAAACTTCCATTTTACTTCAGAAGACTTTTTTGGCGATGATATATTTGAAAATTTCTTTTCTGGATTTGGCGGACCTAATGTGCGAACAAGATTCCGTCAAAGACAACGTGCAAACAAATCAGTAAATGTACGTATGGCAATATCAATTAAAGAAGCAATGAATAGTATGGAAAAAACTATTAACTATAGATTGCCATCAGGCAAAGAAGAATTTGCCACAGTTAAAATACCTGCTGGTATACAACATGGAGTAACTTTCAAATATAAAGGTATGGGAGATAATTCACTTAAAAGTATACCACGTGGAGATTTATTAGTACAAATGAGTGTATTAGATTCTGATGGTTATACAAGAGACGGAAACGACTTACATACTAATAAAACTATTGATTGTTTTCAAGCTATAAGAGGATGTGTAATAGAATTAAAAACATTAACTGATTCTACTATAAAAGTGCAAGTACCTGCAGGCACACAACCAGATACATTAATTGCTTGTAAGGGACAAGGTATGCCTATACACAAAACGTTAAATATTAGAGGAAATCTGTATGTGAAAATTATAGTTTTAATTCCACAACTATCAGCTGGTGACTTAAAGAAAATAAAAGATTTATGATACAATTATTCTCATGGCCACATCAAGTATTAAATGAAGTAAGTTCTGTTTGGACTAAAGAAGATTCTATTAAAGGTTACAATGACATAGAACAATTTGAAAATGATATGATAAAATTTATGTTAGAAAATAAAGGAATGGGTCTTGCGGCAAACCAAATAGGGATTACCAAGCGATTCTTTGCAATTGGTAGTGATACGTTTGACAAATTTAAAAAACCTGTTATAATATGGAATCCACGGGTGATAACAGAAAGTGAAGAAAAAGTTATACACGAGGAAGGGTGTTTAAGTTTTAAAGGCATCTTTATAAAAGTAGAAAGACCAAAAGTAATAGAAGTAGAATATGAAACAACGCAAGAAACAAAAGAAACAGCAAGACTGGACAACATGGAATCCAAGTGTTTCCAACATGAACTTGATCACCTTGAAGGTATTACGTTTAATAAAAGAATTAGTAAATTACGATGGGACATGGCAAAGAAAAAAATAACAGGATAAAAAAGAAAAAGGTATGGAAAATTTTAGATGGAACTTACAAGAAACCAATAGGCAAAGAGGATGTAGAGAGACTAATAGCGGCAGTACAACAGGAATGCTATTGGGACGACAGAGATGTGGAAACTTGGGACGAAATAAACTCGGGCAAAATAGATTGGAGTGGAGATGTTAGAAGCAAACGAAAGCCTAGAAAACATATTCGAAAACGCAGTTAAAGAAGCAGAGAATAGAAAACACGAATACGTTACTATTGAACACGTACTTCTTGCACTTATAAAAGACGAACATATTAGCACAACACTAACTGAATTTAAAATAAATGTTGCAGGACTAATAAAAGATATTGCAGAATACCTTGATACTAAATGTAATGATATTATTTCAAAAGCTACAACTAAGGTAGTTCCAAGAAAAACTGCTTCATTAGAAAGATTAATGAATAGAGCGTTTACTCAAGCACTATTCCAAGGTAGACAAGATGTATCATCAATTGATATTTTAATATCTATATTTTCTGAAAAGAAAAGTTATGGTGCATTTTTCTTAAAGAAACATCAAGTAAACAAACAAGATTTACTTGATTTAGTATCAACTGAAACTATACTCGATGAAGGTATGGCAACTTTAGGTGGAGGTTTAAGTGGAGGTCAACCACAATCAGAACAAAAACTAAGACCTAACCAAGCAGATAGAGTATTAAAGAGTTATTGTGAAAATTTAAACCAAAAATATTTTGATAAGAAAATTGATCCTGTTATAGGCAGAGAAGACGAAACAAATCAATTAAAACAGATATTAGCAAGAAGAAATAAAAATAATGTATTAATAGTAGGTGATCCTGGTGTTGGTAAGACAGCAGTGGTAGAAGGACTAGCAAGACGTATTGCAAAAAACAAAGATGATGTACCTGAATACATTAAGGATCACATAGTTTGGAATTTAGATGTAAACTCTTTAATAGCAGGATCTAAATTTAGAGGAGATTTTGAAGAAAGATTAAAACTAATTGTAAATGCATTAGACCAAAAAGGCAAATCGATATTGTTTATTGATGAAGCACATATGATGGTTGGTGCTGGTGCTACTGGAAGTGGTAATAGCATGGATATGGCTAATATGATTAAACCTGCATTACTAAAAGGTAACATAAAAGTAATTGCATCTACTACATGGGAAGAATATAGAAAATATTTTGAAAAAGATAGAGCATTAATGAGAAGGTTCCAAAGATTACAAATAGGTGAGCCTAAAAATGAAACTGCGATTAAAATATTAAAAGGTGTAAAACAATATTATGAAAAGTTTCATAAATGCACAATTACTGATGAGGCTTGTGAAGACGCAGTAGAATATTCATCAAAATTTATAGCAGATAAAAAATTACCTGACAAAGCAATTGATATTATCGACGTTGCCTGTGCAAGATTAAGATTAAATGGAACTAAAGATGGTAAAATAGATCACGAAGAAATTATACACGAGATTGCGGCAATAACTGGTATTAGTATTGAACAATTATCTCAAAAACAAGCAAGTAATTTAAAAACATTAGAAGAAAAAATGAAATTACAAGTGTTTGGGCAAGATAAAGCAATTAACACTATTGTAGACAAAATATTAGTTGCAAGAGCAGGATTAAAAACTTTAAACAAACCAATTGGTTCATTTTTATTTTTAGGACCAACAGGTTGTGGTAAAACTGAAACTGCAAGACAATTAGCAAAAACTTTAGGTGTTGAACTATTAAGATTTGACATGTCAGAATATCAAGAGAAACATTCTATTGCAAAACTAATTGGATCACCTCCAGGTTACGTTGGATTTGAAGATACTACAATGGGTGGTGGTATGTTTATAAACGAAGTAGAAAAAAATCCACACGCAGTTGTATTATTTGATGAAGTAGAAAAAGCACATCGTGATGTATCTAATATGTTGTTACAAGTTATGGACTATGGTACAGTGACTGGTTCTAATGGTAAAAAAGCAGATTGTAGGAATATTACACTTATTATGACTTCTAACCTAGGTGCAGAAGAAATGGAAAGAAACAGTATTGGCTTTGGTCCTAGTGAAAGAACAGGCGAAGATGATGCCGCATTAAAACGATTCTTCCCACCAGAATTTAGAAACAGATTAGATGCAACAATTAAATTTGATAAACTAGCAAAAGACACAATGAAATTAATTGTTAAAAAATTCTTAGCAGAACTTAATGCAATGACCATTGAGAAAAATGTAGAAGTTAATGCTACCAACGAAGCTATTGAATTTTTAATTAAAAAAGGATTTAATTCTAAAATGGGAGCAAGACCTTTACAAAGAGTTATTGATGATGAAATTAAAAAACCATTATCTCGAATGATCTTGTTTGGTGAACTTACAGAAGGCGGAATGGTAGAAGTAAATTTATCTAACGACGTTATACCAAAACTTACAGTTGCATTTAAAACAACTAAAATTATAGATAATTTTAAACCTAAAATTAAAAATGAGAATCCATCATAATAAATTATATTACGGTAAGTACCAATTTAAAAATATCTTTAAAATGCCATGGGCAGGTATTTTATATCCCACAACAGATCAAAAACTTTTAGAGATGATTCAAGGTAAAGATAAAAGTGTAAGGTATCTTAATACAAAATGGTATAAAACATCACCAGATGTAATTAAATTAGCACAATTTATTTTAGATCATAGAACAAAAATGAAATTTAGGCTACAACAAAAGTATGCAATTTTTTATTCTAATAAAAGTCTGGCACAATTATTAATTGAAACATTTTGGGATTCTTGGTATGGAGCAAAAAGCATTGATCCAAAATATAATAAATTAGGTAAAAATACAATTGGGTGTCGAAGATTACCACACGACAAATATCAATATCAAATACATTTAAAGAAAGACGTACATCAACATATTACAAAACAAGAAAGACAAAACCTATGGCACTTCTTAGAACGAAATGTGGATAACTGTTTAGTTACTAACAAATATGTATTAGACTATCTTGAAGGAAAATATCCACATTGTTATCACGGGTATTTTTATGTAAGTGAGCAAAAAATGTTAACTCCAATCTATATGTTAGCACAAAAAGCAATAGATAAAGTTATAAAATATGTAAAAATAAAAAATGAAAGCAATAAAAAAATTAAAAGAAAATAATATATTTGGGGAAGATTCTATTGTAGAGTCCTTTATTGAAAAACAATTATGGGGAACACCGTTTTTTAAGAAAGCATATTTACGAGTAAAAATTGCAAAAAATAATTATTGTATTTGTGAAGAACGTGGTGAGGCTGACGGTAAAGCACACAAAATAAAATACATTAATATACTGACTGTTGATGGGCAAGAACCAAACGAATTGGCCGCAGTATATGGATTAGGTCCAAAAACCGAAAGATTCAAGAAGCATAGAAACAAATAAATAACAACAAATGGCACAGACAAGCACAACAGTATTAGCATCAAAGTCACATAAAGCAAACGTAACAGGTACGGATATCAGTTTTACTGCTACAGGTAGTGAATATAAAATTTCAGCAACAAGCACTACATTAAACAATTTTGCGGTACGTGATTTAATTACAGTATCAGGAACTACAAACAACAATTCAACGTTTACTGTAAAAACTGTATCATCTAGCACAGAACTTATTGTCGAAGAAATTGTTACAACAGAAACATCAGATGGTTCTACTACAACTACTTTAGATCATACTGGATTTGTTTCTAATAAAATTAAAGGTGATGGATATTATTCACAACCAGACGGTGTACATACTGTGGCACACAAAGTTTCTGCAACATTAACTGGTGCAATTAAAATGCAGGGTTCACTTGCAACAACACCATCTGAAGATGACTGGTTTGATATTTCAGGCACTACATTTACAACAGATCAAAGCACTACAATATCTAGTTCCAATTTTACTGGCAATTTTGTTTGGGTTAGAGCAAAAGCAACATCAGTTACAGCCGGTACAATAACTTCTACACAATTAAATCACTAACTTATCCACAATTACCAAAAATAAACCGTTGATTTACTAGGTCTATATAAGACCAACTTTGGTTGACATTTACCATTAATATGCTATACTAGTATTAATGGACGATAAAGAAATTGAAAAAATACAAACAATAGATATTACAGTTACAGCTGAATCATTAGATGCTCATGTAATTTGTCTAAGACAAAATGGGTATTCCGTACAAAAAGCATATTATAGATTAACACAATTAGCAATAGCATTTTTATTAGGTGCATTTATAATGGGTACTATATTAAAATGACATCTAAATTTAAAAATACAATATTAGCTGGATTGGCAGGATTATCATTAACCGCTTGTGGTGGAGGAGGTGGTGGTGCTCCGGGTGCCGTTAACGATTTTATTAATGATGATTTATCCAATTTATCAGGTTCTGAATCTATTGTAAGTTCATATTCAAGTTTATTATCAAGTTTTCAATCAACTATATCAGGTGGTGATTATTCTGCCATACAGGCAGTATTAACAGGACCTAATGCAGAAGATATTGCAACCGCAAATACATTATTAGGACAACTTAATCAAGCAGAAGCACTTTGGTCAGCAACAGAAGATTTAATCGCACAACAAAGCGATGGTGACAAATACACAATTTATAACTCTAACTCATACAAAGAAGCATATGCGGCCATTCTCTATATGAAAAATTATGTTAAACCTATTATACAAAAAGTATCAAATGGTAATGCAGTTTCTATTACAGAATATAATTTAGTTGTAAAAGAAGCTAAAGCACAAGAAATTATTAATATAGAAAAAGATACAACTGCAACAAGTTATGCTGAAACTAAAAAAATTAAAAGTACGGCAACAATTGCTGGCACACCTACAATTTCTACTGTTGATTCACAAGGTGAAGTACAATCATCTACTAGTTCATGGGTAACTGTATATCAAGGGGGTGGACAAGAAACAAGAACAATTACAACTACTACACCTAATTATCGAACTACTACAACAACACCTTGTACGATAGTTAGAACGACTTTATTAAATGGTTCAACTGTTGATAGTGCCTGCACATATGGAACACCGACTGTTTCTACAACAACTTTAGACCCAACAATTACAGAAGTTACTGAAACTAGAGAAGGAGACAATCCAGTTACAGGTACAACAACATTAGAAGCAACAGTAACTACGGTTACTGAAACAAGCGACAACTATGTTGTAACAAATTATGCAGATGGTGACGAACAAACATCTACTACAAATGGCACGACAACAACTACAACTGCTAATAGAGATGTAGTAACTGACGTTAACAATGGAAACAATACTACAACAAGAACGACAGTTAGATATGTTGATACTACCGTGACAACTCCTGTAACAACAAGAGTATATTTTGTTAGAACATACACAGATATTACAAAGAAAAATACAAGAACAATTACAACTACTACACCTAAAATACAAAACACATACAAAGATGGTACAACTGAAATTATAAATGGTACTGCAACAGTAGTGACTGGCGACTGGGTGGCTTCTACTATTGATACTTCTACAAGAACCGAAGAAAGAGAAGTAAGTTCAACAACTGCAAACACAGTTAGTACAACTGCTGATTCAGGTACACAGATTGCACAGGTTGTTATATCAAATGCATACACAGATACAGATAACACACTTGGAACAAAAACAGAAAATATGTCTACAGTTGTATCAGATCATAAAACTACTGAATTTAATAGAAACCACGGATTGAATACAATAAATGCCGCGGAGGCTTATGCTAAAGGGTGGACAGGTAAAGGTGCAGTATTAGGAGTAATTGATACATACCAACAAACTAATCACCCAGAATTAAATGGCAAATATAAATTTTACAATGATTATACAAGATATGACAACACGGTATCTACTTCAGGTAATACACAGGTTCACGGTACACACGTTGCAGGTATTATAGCAGGTAAAAAAGATGGCACAGGAAATCACGGTGTGGCTTTTGATGCAGATCTAGTTGGTGCTAATGTTGACTATTATGGATTTGGTGGTATCTCAAAAAGTTATGCTCAACAGGCATTACACGATTTTGCAAAATTAAAAGATCCAAATGGTGAAAACTTAAACATTGTTGCAGTTAATATGAGTTTTAACTCTCCAACAGTATTTACTAGTGGTTCAAATGATTGGACATGGAATAATGGTTCAACAGTAATTCAATTATCAGATGGCACATACAACGCAACAGAAATTACTGCGGCAGTCAACGTTGGTGACGGTCAAGGAAAATATTGGAAAATTGCAACAGACAATGATATTATTTTAGTAAACTCGGCAGGTAACACCGGACATAATCACGCAGGTGATCCTGGTATATGGGCAGTTGAAACCGATGCAAATGGAAATCTTGTGTTAGGTGGCAAAATGGTTATAGTAGGTAACTGGGATGGCTCAAATGTTCAAGGTAACAAAGCAGGCCATGTATGTTTAGATATTAATACATCTAACAATACTTGTAATGATACAAACAAAATTTCAGACTTTTATATATTAGCACCGGGTGATATGATTTATAGTTCAACACCTACACATTTATCGGGTAATGGATATATGAATATGTCTGGTACTAGTATGGCGGCACCCCACGTTACTGGTGCATTTGGTGTAATAAATCAAATGTGGCCACACATGAAAGGTGAAAATTTAGTTAAACTTGTATTATCGACAGCAGATAAAAATTTAACAGGTTATGATGTTAATGTACATGGACAAGGATTATTAGATTTAGACGAAGCAACAAAACCTCAAGGTGCAGTAGGTATTCCTACAACAGGTAGAACAAATGGACCATTAGTAGGAACATATGGAACATATTTCTCAACTGGTACTGCGTTGCCAAGTAATTTAGCAAATTTAAAAGTAATGATACTAGACGAATATGAAAGGGATTATTATATTAATTTAGGATCTGGTTTTACAGTTAAAGATACGAGAAAAATTTCTGACGTTGATGCAACAATGCAAGGGAACACATATCTTCCAATACAATCTATGTACGGTAATTTTACACAAGGTGGAAATTACGATCTAGGATTTATGAACTTTGGCTTATACACAGGTGATGGTGGTAATGGAGACTATTCTTTAAATGTAGGTAAAAACTTTATGTTAAGTGATAAATTTAAATTAAAAACATCAATAGGACAAATGAACGAACAAGACAACTGGTTAGGTAACTCTTCAGATGGTGTTCTTGCAGTTGGTGATAATAACATTACAAACTTTGGACAAATAGGTGTTGAATATCAATTAGGTAACAATGTATTAAGTTTTGATTATTCAAAAGGTTACACAGATGTTAATACAATTGACAATAGTTTAATAACAGGATTTGATAATATTGAAACAGAATCAATGAAACTAGCATATAAAATACACAAAGATCAAAATAACACTTGGGGATTTACATTATCAACACCAAGTCATATTACAAATGGTACAATGAATTTATCAGTCCCTGAATCTAGAACATTAGATGGAACAGTAAATTATACAGATATTAATTCTGAGATGAGTTCAAGCACAATAGAGAAAGACATTGGATTCTTTTATAAACACACTCCAAAAAATGACATGGATTTTTCTTTTAATTTTAAAACAGAATACAGAAAAGATATATCAGGTGTTGCTGGACAGGACGGTGTTAACCTAGCATTCAACTTTGTTAAAAAGTTAAACACAAATTGTAATTTTTTATGGAAGAAAAATCCAAAATGTTATGAAAAAAATGAAAATGGTGAAGAAGTATTAAAAGCAAATCTATATTCCAATAACAACGAAAACAACGCAACAAAACACGGATTAGTTTACGATTTAGAAACTGACAAATTTATACCAATAGAAAAGTAATATGGACAAAATTGAAATTACTTGTACAAATAATGGCAAAACTAAAACTGCAGACATACTATTTCGTAGTGATAAACATCTAAAAGTAGCCATTGAGGGTACTCAAATAACAATTGAGATGCATCGACTAGACGTAAATAAACCGTATATAGGGCATACAGCAGGATTAGAGTTTACATATGGCAACTGAAAAATTAAAATTTAAATTAGAACTATACGCAACAATGTGGGATAAGCCACCAATTGCTGATATAAAAATTAATGAGAAGAGTCATTTCAAAGAAGAAATCACAGGTACTAACGATAAACCAACTATTATAGAATTTGAGCACGAATTTGAAGAAAATAAATCATATAATTTTATCATAGACAGATTAGGTAAAGATAAAAAACAAACAATAGTTGAAGATGGAAAAATTGTTAAAGATCAACTATTACATATAAAATCTATAGAAATTGACGAAATTGAGCTTGGTTCATTAATATACGAAGGTGTATATAAACCTAACTATCCAGAACCATGGGCATCACAACAAGCAGAAGCAGGCAACAAACTACCAGAAACTCTTAAAAATGTTACCCAAATGGGTCATAACGGTACCTGGACATTCTCATTTACTTCACCCTTTTATATGTGGCTATTAGAAAACCTTTACTAATAAATATGCTTATATGAGAGCAAATCAATTCATAACAGAAGCACAAGATTCAGACGCAATAAACGAGTTAGACTTGTTTATTATGAACGATGAAGATTTATATCGTAGACGTTTTATGCCTATTATAACAAATATTAAAAGAAAAATGAAAAGAGGCATATACGATCACGAAAAAGTAATTAAATTATGGATGTATCTTGTTGATGATGCCGCAAGACAATACGTACAAGAATTTGGCACACCTGACCAAGATGTTAAAGATATGTTTCCTAAAGAAACTAGACTGCAAGTTGCTCAAATAATTGCAAATAGAGAAAAAGAAAATATAGAACAAGGCGAATACGATGCACCTAAGGGAATTGTTTCTTAAGGAGGATGACAGGTCCACAGCCGTCTTTGCATTTGGCCGATTCAATCCTCCCACAATAGGACACCAAAAATTAATAGAAAAAGTACAGTCAATGGCTAGACAAGTCAATGGCAAAGGATATCTATTTTTAACACATACACAAAACAATAAAAAAGATCCATTAACGTTTCAAGAGAAACAAGCATACATTACAAGTCAAGTAAATGATCCTAATTTGCAAATTGGAAGTGCAGATGTAAAAACAATTATTCAAGCATTACAAAAAATAGAAGCACAAGGTAGAACAAGAGTAATAATGGTTGCTGGTGATGATCGTGTAATGGAATTCCAAAAATTTTTAAATCAATATAACGGCAATCCAGATAAGCAAGGTAACATTCCTTATAAATTTGATGACGTCCAAGTAGTCAGTGCTGGACAAAGAGATCCAGACGCAGATGACATAGCAGGTGTTTCAGCATCTAAGGCAAGAGAGTTGGCACTAAAAGGTCAGGAACATGAATTTTCTAAAATAGTAATGGGCGGTGATGCTGGTAAAGTACTATACGATAAAATACAAGACGCACTTGGAGTCCAGGTTGCTGAAAACAACAAAAAGTTGTATAATGAAGATATGGACGGTAAACCAATAGTATATATTGACATGGATGGCGTTTTGGCTGACTTCTTTGGTGGTGTTGAAAAAATGTATGGCGTACAACACTGGAAAGAATTAAGTTCAGACAAAACTAAAGATTTAAAACAAGAAGTTATTAATAGAATATCAGGCACAGATTTTTTTGCAACACTTCCTAAATTTGATAGTGCTGGTGAATTAATATCAATGGTTAAAGAGTTTACTGGTGGAAACTTTTCAATTAACACATCTCCTTTAAGAGGTGACAATGAAAACTCTACCAAATACAAAAAATTATGGATACAAAATAACATTGAACAACCAGATGAAATTGTAATAACAGGACGTAAAGAAAGTTATGCAAAAGACAAAGCATCTGGTACACCAAATATTTTAATAGACGACAGGCCAGTTAATATTGAACGTTGGCAGGGAGCGGGAGGTTATGGAATTTTATATCAAGCAAATAGAGATTCACTAACTAAAGTAAAACAAGCACTTGACCAATATGGTAAATCAGATCAATCATAGATATCTTCACTTTGGACCAGTAATAGGTGGCACAAAATGTAATACTGATCTCTGTAAAGAACTATTAAATCGTGGTCATAAAACAACTAGATCACACGTTAAAAATCTTGCAGGTCATATGAAAAAGGAAAATATCTTCGAAGACCTAGATAAGAAATGGTTTGTTGATAATTTTCAAAACTATTTTATTCCTTATTTTAAAAAATTACAAGACAAATCAGATCCCAATTACTATTATGGTATGGATCCTTTTAAAGAAATATGGCTCGCAACATTATGGATTAATTTTATGAAAAAGGGAGAATATAATCCTCCACATAATCATACTGGAGACTTTTCATTTGTTTTATACTTGCAAGTTCCAGAAGAATTAAAAAAAGAAGATCAAGCATTTGAAGGACGAGGTAGTGGACCTGGAACAATAAGTTTTATATATGGAGAAGAACAAAAAGGTATTAGCACTGGTCATGGAATACTCCCTACTATAAATGATTTATGGATATTTCATTCATCATTAAAACATACTGTACCACCATTTAGATCAGATGTAGAACGTATTTCTGTTTCAGGAAATTGGTATATTACAGATCATATAAAAGATAAAAGCAAAGAACTAGAATTTGGAAAAATTTTAATTAAATAACAAAAAGGAAATATGGCAAAATTCAGCGGGATCAATAGAGCATACACAACAGGTGAAATACCAAAAACACCACAAGAAAAACAAAGAGAGTTAGATAAAAAAATGCAAGAGTTTTTAGCCAAAGGCGGCAAAGTAGAAAAATTAAAAGATCATAAGCCTACCAAAGAACAATTAAGATCATGGAAGATTTAGAACGTTTAAAAAAATTAGCAGGCATTGAGAATTTACCTGTAGAAGATTCAATGGGAGAAAACCTTTCTCTTCATGGAACAAAAAAAGCAGAATATCAAAGAAAACATAATGTCCGTCCTGGAACAGAAGAATGGTTTAAACTGTGGTTTGCTAGACCCAAACTAACAGGTGAGAACCCAATGCCAAAAAAATAATACCTAAATTTTACAAATTAAATACTGGCAATGTTTGATGTTAAACAAAACAAAGCAATATGTATTTTACCATGGGTCCATGAGTTTAAAAATATAACTGGACAATCTGCTCCTTGTTGCCATGCACAAAAATACAAAAATAACCAAACCATAGATTATGTAAGAGACTCTATGTTGAAGGGCATACAACCTGATGTATGTAGTAATTGTTACAAAAGTGAAAAAGAATCAAATTGGAGTCATAGAATAAGAGAAACCAACGATTGGATTAAAAAATTTGGTACTCCAGACATAGATAATCCAAAAATACAATTTGCAGATATTAGATACAATCCAACTTGTAATTTAAAATGTAAAACTTGTAATGCAGAAGAAAGCACTTTATGGGCAAAAGAAAAAGGCATAAAAATTTCTATAAATGAAGAAAATCAAAATTATATCCATACATTAGATAAAAAAATACTTAAAAAAGTTTACCTTGCAGGAGGAGAACCCACTTTTATAAAAGACTATTTAGAATTTTTAAATGCTTTACATCTTGTTAATCCTTTTTGTGAAGTAATTATTAACACAAATCTAAAAAGACTGCCTGCTCCATGGAAAGAAATAATTAAAAAATTTGAAAATTTAACAATAATTTGTTCTTGTGATGCTGTTGGTATACTTGGTACATATGTACGTTATCCTTTAGGTTGGGATGAATTTGAACAAAACGTTAAATTTGTAAGTGAGAATGCAAACTTTCTACAATTTAATTTAGTTGCAAGTAATTTAACTTCTCACAAATTATACGAAACTTGCTCATGGATGAAGCAATATTCAAATCATATTAATATATCTATTTTAAATGAACCCGAAATTTTTTTAGAATGTAGTGTACCATTGGAATACAGAGAAACATACATTAATAATATTAAAAAACTATTAAAATTTCCTGTATCTGTTTATTATGCTTCACAATTCAGAAGTGAAATAAACTATCTAATCAAAAAATACTCGACAGCGAAATATGTAAAATCATCACATAATGCGTTAAAAGACGAAATTACTGAACAAGATTCGCATAGACACTTAAAACTAATAGACGTTGATCCATTTTTACACTCTTGGATATTTCAATAAATATTCATATATGCGAATAAATGAAATCCTAGAAGGTCCACACGATCCTTTTAGACATAAAGCAATATTTTTTGCTGGCTCTCCTGGTGCAGGTAAAACATATGTTGCTAGAAAATTAGCAGGTGTATTCCAAGGATTAAAACAAGTAAACATGGACACTTGGTTTAAACGTCTCATGACAAAGAAAAACTTATCATGGAAAATGCCTCCTGAAGAGGAACCTGAACGAGAAAAACAAAGACAAAGATCAAAAGAATTAGTTGCTAAACAACAACAATTACACACCGAAAGTGGATTAGGTTTGCTAATAGATTCTACAGGTAGAGTATATGAAACTATTGAAAGAATAAAAAGTGGATTAGAAGATAAAGGATATGAAACAACAATGGTTTTTGTCAACACTGATTTACAAACTGCTTTACGTAGAAACAAACAAAGAGAACGTCAATTACCTGACGATCTTATACATAAAAATTTTGAAGTTATAGAACAAAATTTAGGAAGATTTCAACGTTTGTTTAATGACGTACATATTATTAATAATTCTGATGATGAACAAGACACAATGCCTGAACAAATAGTACAAGTTGAAAAAGACATTAGAAAATTTTTGCAATGAAAATACTTAGAATTATATTATGGCCTTTTAAGATGTTGTCAAACATATTATCTGCAAATTACTGGGCAAACAAAATAGCCGATAAAACCAATATGCATGAAAAGGTACAAGGTAGTAGATTTAATAGATGGCAGAATAGTCTACCTCAACCATATAGATTTATATTCAAAACATCTATGTTGATAATATGTATCTACCTTATTGAGATGTATTTTAATCTAGTAGGTATGTCAATGTTGCCATGGAGATGGTAGATGAAAAAACTATTATTAACTTTATTTTTTATATTATTTACTTTTCCAATATATGCAAAAGAACACTTACAATTGTTAATGGCACACAATCCAGGTTGTAATATTTGTCAAAATTTTATTAACGAAGTAGCAGTAGACTATAACGATACTGAACAATCAAGGTATCTTCCATTAGTCATAATTAATGTATATAAACAACCTGAATGGTTTAAAGAAGCATATGCTGAAAACAGAATTAAACATATTAGAGGAACACCAACATTTATTATATGGAATGGTAAAAAAGAGTTATCAAGACTTACTGGTTATAGAGACAAAGGCGATTTTATGATAAGAATTAACATTTTTATTGAGGAACACAAATTAGATTATGAGAATTAATGAAATTATAGGTGAATGGCTGATAATGCCCCAATCAATTAAACCTATGGGTTTAATTAGAAAACCTGGTGGGGGTTTTGACTTTAAAAATAAAGGCAACAACAGAGCCAACGAAAAAGCACCTCCTGGCAGAGAAAAACAAGTTAAAGCATTAAAAGGCAAGGTTGATAATCCATATGCAGTTGCTTGGGCTTCTTATAACAAAAGCAAAAATAAAACTAATGAAGCACCGATAGAACAAGATCATAACAATCCTATAGCAAAACCATATGTTGATATGCCAGAATGGAAAGCATTACACGATATGGATGACAAAATTATTGACGCATACATTAAACACAAACAAGTAAAAGAAGAGGTAGATCAATTTGCACCAGCAAGAGCATTAGGTGAAGCTCAATCTTCTTTAATGCATGGATTACAAATGGCTCAAAATATAATTAAAAAAGATTATAAATTGGCAGAAGTTCAAGCCAAAGTCATTGCAGAAAATTGGCCACCTTTGATTGATAAAATTCAAAACATATACAAAAAAGAAGATGCCGCCGGTGTTGGTATTATTACCAAACAAAACACCACTAAAGACGTCAAACCTGGCGACGAATATAAGAACGTAAAAAAATTACACCTTAGATAATACAAATAATTACTTTATACGTATGATACACCTTAGAAGTTTTGGTAATAATGACGATCCTGTTATGGGAGCAGGAAACTCAACTTGGGACGCTAATTCAGGTTTACGGAAAAAAATAATGTTTGAAAATATATCTAAGTTGCCTTACGACTTTAATAATAAAAAAATTTTAACAATAGCAGGAGGAGTAGGCAGAAATGCCGATACTCTTAGAAACTTAGGTGCAAAAGTAACAAATTCTGATTTAGGTCAACTTTGCGTTAATATTGGAAAAAGATATTACCCTAAAATTAATCATATTGTTTATGACCTGCGTAATGATCCTTTGGAAGGATTTGACTATGTTGTATGGGAACAAATATGGACTAGAGCATATGATTTTAAAACATGGGAACATATGTATAAGTGGAAAAATTTTGCAAGAATTATTCCAAATCCGATACGATTAAAAATTTTTAAATTTAATAGTGATTACATAGATAAGACTTATTATCAACCTGAAAAAATTGGTAATGATTATATTAAAAGACAATTTGGTGATGGAATTTGTAATGTTAAAATGGAAACTGATATAATTGAAGATTTAATTGAAGAAGATATTGAAATTGATCTATTCAATCTGAACATTAATATACCAAAGGTGTCAAGTCATAGGTATCAAATTTTAGGTTTTAAGACAGAGCTTATTTCTAACAGAATAAATGGAATTTTTATATCCAATGGTATAAGATTAAAATTTGAAAACGGAAAAATCAAAAAAATATGAGTTATATATTAGGTATTGGTTTACTATATAAAAAGTATAAAAAAAATGCAACAATTAGAATTTATATAAACAATAATTTAATTGAAACATATCAATTAACACAAGACATCAATCATATAGAAATACCCACAAGTATAATAAAAAGTTTTATGAAAAAACTCAAACGGTTTAACCATAATTCTCTCTCCATTCCTGATCTAATTCAAATTAAATGTAAAATTCCAAAATTTTTAAAATTAATTGAAATTGAAGAAGAAAAACTTACTGGAGAAGTTAGAATTGAAGTTGACAATGATGATAGTAATTATACTAATGGATTTATGTCAAAGTCATCACTAATAGAACCAAATTTTTTTATACTTTGTCCAAAAGAACTTTTAAAAAACAATGGGCAGTTTTTTTTCGAATTCCAAGAAAACCTATACAAAAAATTAGTATCTAAGATTGAAAAAGATAAGGATTTTTCGATCCGGAGCGAAAAACCCAGACTGGAGTGGCCAATACCTCAATTTTTTGATATTGTTTTAGATAGAAACAATAAAATTAATAAAATTAAAAAAGATTGTGAAAAACAAGAACTTTGGTATCAACGTAATGGGGCATATAAGGATAATCAGAAAAATTATAACTTTCCAAGAACAAAATGGATAGATCTTTTTAAAAAACGTGGTACTTTAGCTGACCCTTATGTTTTACCATATTTTACACAATATCCACAATATATTGGAGGATCATTTCATATAACATTTAACATTAACAAAAAGAATAAAATATATTTTCTAGACGCATATAATGTAACTAGTGGAAACCCTACAGTTTCTATGCAAACCTTTTCGTTTGCCCACTACTTTTCCCATAAATATAAGTAATGAAAATTACAGAAATTATAATACATAAACGAATAGGTGAACAAGCAACTGCAGGTGCTACATCAAGCGGCAATATAGCAACAGTTACATCACCACACGTTGCAATAGGCAAGGATAGAGGTAATAAATCCTATATAGGATCACCAGGACGTTCAGGCACAAAAGCACCAAAACTACCTAAAATAGTACAAAAGAAAAATAAAGACGGTACAGCTAAACCATGGCATGAATTAGGAAAAGGTACTAGTATGTTTGGTGGGCCTGTACAACGGAGACCATATCCATAATGGAACTAAAAAAATGCAAGAACTGTGGTGGTGATTCACACTGCGAAACTAGAGCTACAAGAACGGAACATAGGTATCCATCTGAAGGCGGCGAAGAATATGAAATAGAAGTATGCCGTGAATGTAGATGCGACACTTGTAAATAAATACTACTATGAAAGCACAAGAATTTATTCAAGAAGGCGCATCAATGTTACCTTACTTTAAAAAAGATGAAAAAACTTGGTCTTTTCCAGATGCTTGGGCAAAAGACGAAGCATTAGACACACCTTATATGAGTAATATGAGTATGCGTCAGTTTTTAGACACACTAGGATATGACAGTGATTTTGAAAGTGCAAGTCCAGTAGATGCAAAAGAATTTATAGGACGTACTACACAATGGTTACAAAAAAATATTGATAAACCATCACAAGAAATTCCAACAACAGTTGATAGATCCGGAGGCGGTGCTACAATGATAGGTGGCGGAAAACCAGAAGGTTGGGATAATAGACAAGTAAAACATCATAACGAATTAGCAAGAAAAATTTTAGCAAAATATCCAGAAGTAACACATTTTGGATTTAATTAATATGAAATATAACGAATTTAATAACCCTAGAGAAAAACCACAAGTTAGACCAGTAACAACCATGACGTCAAAAGAGCTTGGTGATAGAATAGAAAAAGCAAGAGCAAAAAATTATAAAAAACCTGAACCATTGGACTTTACAAAATTATGGAGTAAAGAAAAACCAGCAGTAGAAGCAGGTGTAACACCAGGCGGAACAAAAGTTGATTATGCCAATATAATGTTTCGTGGTAAAGAAATAGATCATAATAGTATAGAATATGAAATGCAGGATTTTAGTGATATGATTTATGAGCTACATGGAGCAAAATATATAGATGGTACACCTTTAACTGATGAAGAATTACAAGAACTTGAAAGGACAGACGAATTTACTGACTGGGTTAGTATGGATTATGCATCATCTGGACCAGATGCGCCAGACGATTATCCATTTGAAGAAGACGGTATGACATCTGCTGATGTTGATCGAATAAGAAACCAAAAGTTTACTACCAACCAAATTAAACAGGCTTATCGTGTTTTAAATCATCCAAGAGTTAAAGGTGGCAATTATACAGCCGCTTATAATATTATTAATAGAATTGCTCCTGGTCTAGCAGATCACCCAGATGTTGCAAACGCATTAAGAAGAGCAAATGAAATGAAAGAAGATATAACAACAATGGCATCAAGAGTAATCAGAAATTATGCTAGAGAGATTGGTCCGGATTCCATGGACTATGGTATGTTTATGACATCAGCAGAACTATTAGACAAAGGTATGCTGAAATCATTAGCACAACTTATAGATAAGTCAGATACCGCTCCAAGAGAATACGTAATGAAAAAAATAGCGGATCATGATCCAGAGACATTTAAAAAAATGTATGGTGACCAAGAGGGTTATCTTTCTGTAATGAAACCAGCACAAGATTTAAAAGATGCTGACTACAATAACTCTTTACAAAATAAATTAGATAAAGCTATGCAAGAATACGACTCACCAGAAAAGAAAGCAGAACGTGATGCATTAATGAAAAAGTATCTTGCTAAAGGTGGAAAAGTTGAAAAAGTACCAACAGGAAAAACTGCATACAAAGGAAAAGAATTAAAACCACAATATAAAAAAGATAATGGAACACCAATTACAAGTCCAATGAGCGACGAATCAGTGCAAGAAGACATTTCAGAAAAAGGCAGAATTGCTTTAGAAAAAGCAGGATTTGATCCAAATGCAATTCATGAGTATATGGCAGTGTTCAATGACCACGGTGATACTTCAGAGTTAGAAGACATGAACGAAGTTAAAATTGGAGTAGCAGATGCTATGGCCATGGTGTTAGCATCTCACGATGCTGGAGATATGTATCCAAAAAGTCCATATAGTAGTGATCCAAAATATAGAAGTAAAGAATCAGTTGAAGAATCATCTATCAAACCTTATGTGTCAATGTATAAAGGTGATGATGGAAAAACTGTATATGACGTACTAGACAAAGACGGTAAATCAGCATACAAAACAAAAGATGAAAGATTAGCACAGCATTACTTCAAAAAAAATTATCAAAAATTAAAAGAAGACGGCGCTCCATTTGGTTCAGGCATGGAACTTTTAAGAATGGCAATTATGAGAAAGTTTATTACTGTTCAAGAATGGGATTTATTAAAACACAAATGGAAAGAAGCGGCCGCTGAAGTTGAACAACAATATAGTGATTGGCCAGAAGGCGAAGGTTTTGGATCATCAGATCACAACTTTGCAATTAGAGATTTAATGACTGCTGTTGGATATGAATTTGATGACCAAGATACAAGTGGTAGATTTGTTGTTACAAAACAACCAGAAGAAATAGAAAAAGCAGGTATTAAAAATGTTAGAATGCAAGGTGAACCTGTTGCAACAGAAGGTGGTATGCCTGCTTCAATTATTAAACATAAACAAAAACTTGCACATATGTCTGATGAAGAATTAGCAGATAGATTTAAAGATTTTGATGAACAAAGATTAAGACAAATGGCTTGGAGACACGGATATGGTAAAATGAGTTCTCATTACTTGGACAGAGTTAGAAACCATATGACTAGCAAAAGAACTGGAACATACGAATCAAAACTTGCTAATATGTTAAATCAACGTCTTAAATAAAACTACAACAAATATAAATACTTAGATGGCACATAATAAATCCGAAGATAATAGTTTTAGAGACCTGGTTGCTCGTTTAAACGCAATGAGTAACATGACTCCTGAGCAAGAACGTGCATCTCTAATGGAATCAGTTGGCAAGGCACCAAAAGTACTAGACGACAAAGACATTTCATTAGCAGATATTGCCAAATTAGCAGGTATTAAAGAATATGTTGAACCTGTAAAAGTTTCTAAAAAAGCACAAAAACTAGTTGAGGAAATTACTAAAGAACCAAAAGTAGAATCAAGCATAGCTAAAGCAATAGCAGAGTCTGACGCTGATGATTCAATATCAACAAACATTAAAAAAGCAGTAACAGAAGAAAGCAATAGATTAGATAAAATTACTGAACTTGAAGCACAACTAGCAGAATTAAAAGCAGAACAAAAAGAAGAACAAACATATGATAGTAAAGCATTTAGAGACGTTATCTCAACAGATATCGCAGAATATATTAAAAACGCAGAAGAATCTCAACTTGTTGAATTATACAACACTTTCTCAGACAATGAAGCAATTTACAATGAAGAACAAAAAAGCATTCTTGTCAAAACTCCAGAAACTACAGAAATAATTGCAGACGCAGAAAAAGCAGAAGCACCTGAAGAAGATGAAGTTGTTCAAGAAAAAGAACCAGAAGAAAGATCAGTAGACTTAGATAAAGAAGTTTTACCAGATCCTGGAACACCATCAGTAGAAACACCTGCTGTAGAAGATGGTGGCGAAGAAGTTGAACTAGATGCTGTTGAACCAGCAATTGAAGTCCCTCAACAAGATAAATTTACCAACGATTTAGACCCAGTAGAAAAAAAATAAATACCCTATATGACGGGTATTCCTTACAACTATAAAGATTATATTAATGACGTTACTAAAATGCGTCAAAGAGGAGCCATTAGTGCAGGTGAACAAGTAAAATCTCCTAACAGTGCTGGTAGTAGAGGACTTGCAAAAGTTGAAGCATTTGCTGATAGTCCAAATCAAATAATGAAAAATAACGATGTAGTTGAAGAACACGATCAAGAATTACAACGTATCATGAAATTAGCGGGTCTACTCTAAAAACCATTTGCATATCATCTAAAACTGTTATATACTTGTTATAACAACAGGAGAAACTATGGCAGTAAGAAACTTTAACGAAGAAGAAAAACAAAAATTAATCCAAATTATATCACAAGGTTCACAAGTGTTAGGTGAAGTTGATGATTTACGATCTGGATTAAGAGATACCGTTAAGTCAATTGCAGAGGAATTAGAATTAAAACCTGCATTAATCAACAAAGCAATTTCCGTTGCACATAAAGGCAATTACCAAAATATTGCTGATGACATGGACGCATTAGAAAGCATACTAAACTCAGTCGGTAAACTTTAGTGTATCGTTTACTCAAAGAATTTTGGGTAACAAGTTACAAACAAGATAAAATTGCTTTTTACCTAGAAGTATTTTCAGTCTCAGTTACGGTAGCAGGATCATATCTATTAACTTTTACCTCCCCAGGACCAGATATGCGTTTGATTTTTCCATTGTATCTTTTAGGTTCATCTACTCTTGCATATGCATCATGGCGTAGAAGGATAATTTGGACTTGCGTTTTGGCATCATGGTTTACTATAATGAATGTAATAGGAAATTTTAGAGTATTTTTATGAGAACAAAAACAAAATATATTCACGTTAATCAACACAAAATTCGTTCAAATAAAAAACATGGCTTAAATGATCCAGTTATCACAATTAAACAAGGTTCTAAAAATACTTACTGTCACGAGGTTGCAATATTAGGACCAAGCCAAGTATTATATGGAGGTAATAATAAACCTTTACTTCCTTGTGGTGCTAGAGTTGTTATTAAAACAGAAAGTGATGTTGAAATTATTAAATGAGTTACATAGACGCTCTATATAAAAAAGACGAAGACAAAATTTACGTAGTAGAACGTGATTCTAAAAAAGGTCGTGTATTTGTAGATTATGATGCTAGGTATGTATTCTATTATCCAGACACAAGAGGCAAACATAAATCCATGACTGGTGAAACATTACAAAAAGTACAATGTCGTACATCAAAAGAATTCATTAAAGAGCAACGAATAAGGTCTAATAAAACTCTTTATGAACAAGATATCAATCCAGTGTTTAGATGCCTTGAGGAAAATTATTTAGGTAAAGAAACACCCAAGTTAAACGTACTGTTCTTTGATATCGAAGTGGACTTTGATCCTGAAAAGGGTTATGCCACAACTGATGATCCGTTCATGCCCATAACTGCCATAAGTTGTTATATGGAATGGACGGATCAATTAGTTACCCTTGCAATTCCACCAAAAACAATTACAATGCAAGAAGCAAAAGTACTCACAGAGAGATTTCCTAATACAATGTTATTCGAAAAAGAAAAAGATATGCTTGATGCATTTTTACAATTAGTTGAAGATGCAGATATTTTATCAGGTTGGAACTCAGAAGGATATGACATTCCATACACAGTAGGACGAATACAAAAAGTTTTAAGCAGTGATGATACAAGACGTTTATGTTTTTGGGGAGAAAAACCTAAAAAAAGAGTATTTGAAAAATACGGTAGAGAACATTTAAGTTATGATTTAATTGGCAGAGTACATTTAGATTTATTAGAGTTATATAGAAAATACACATATGAAGAACGTCATAGTTTTAGATTAGATGCAATAGGTGAACATGAATTAGGAGAAAAGAAAACTATATATGAAGGATCGTTAGATTCACTTTATAAAAATGACTTTGGTTTGTTTATAGAATATAACAGACAAGACACACACTTACTTGCAAAATTAGAAAAGAAATTAAAATTTATAGATTTGGCAAACGAAATAGCACACCAAAATACTGTATTGCTACAAACTACAATGGGTGCAGTTGCAGTTACAGAACAAGCAATCGTTAACGAAGCACATAGACGTGGCATGATTGTACCAGGTAGAAAATACAGAGAAAAAGACGCTGAACCAATTACGGCGGCAGGTGCTTATGTGGCAACTCCAAAAAAAGGTATACATGACTGGATAGGATCTATTGATATTAACTCACTATATCCATCTGTTATTAGAGCATTGAACATGGGTCCAGAAACTATTGTAGGACAAATAAGACCAGTAATAACATCAGCAGAAATAAACAGAGCAAAATTACAAAAAAAATCATTTGCGGCGGCTTGGGATAATCAATTTGGCAGTTGGGAATATCAAGCAGTAATGAACAAAGATAAAGGTACAGAAATAGTTATAGATTGGGCTGACGGTACTAGTATTAGAATGTCAGCGGCACAACTGTATGATTTAGTATTTGAAAGTAACAACAAATGGATGTTAAGTGCCAATGGCACAATATTCACATATGAATTTGAAGCAATTATTCCAGGACTACTTAAACGTTGGTATGCTGAACGAAAAGAAATGCAACGTAAAATGCAACAGTCTGGAAGTAACGAAATTGAAAGAGCATATTGGGATAAAAGACAATTAGTTAAAAAAATTAATTTAAATAGTTTATATGGAGCACTTTTAAATCCTGGTTGTAGATTTTTTGATATACGTATAGGACAATCAGTAACATTAACAGGCAGATGCATTACAAAACACATGGCGGCAAAAGTAAATGATATTATTGCAGGCAAATATAATCATACTGGCGAATCTATAATTTATGGAGATACAGATTCAGTTTATTTTACAGCACATAAAACTTTACAAAATGATATTAACGCAGGTAAAATTGCTTGGAATAAAGAATCAGTAATTGCATTATATGATAAAATTGCAGAGGAAATGAATACATCTTTTACAGGATTCATGACTAACGCATTTCATTGTCCACATACACGTGGTTCTGTTATTAGAGCAGGTAGAGAACTTGTAGCAATTAAAGGATTATTCATTACAAAGAAAAGATATGCAGTATTATATTACGACATTGAAGGTGAACGTACAGATAACGCAGGTAAAGAAGGCAAAATGAAAGCTATGGGATTAGATTTAAAAAGATCTGATACTCCAATATTTGTACAAGATTTTTTAAGTGATATATTATATATGGTATTAACAGGTAAAACAGAAAAACAAGTATTAAACAGGATTGGCGAATTTAGATCAGAATTTAAAGCAAGACCTGGTTGGGAAAAAGGATCTCCAAAAAGAGCAAATAATGTTACAAAATATACCGACGAAGAAAAGAAAAAAGGCAAAGCAAATATGCCAGGACACGTAAGAGCAAGTATGAACTGGAACAACTGTAAACAAATGTATGGTGACAAGTATTCTTTACCTATATTAGATGGTGCAAAAGTTATTGTATGTAAACTTAAAAACAATCCATTAAACTATACAAGTATTGCATATCCTACAGATGAATTACGTATTCCAGAATGGTTTAAAGAACTACCTTTTGATTCTGAAGCTATGGAACAAACAATATTAAATCAAAAGATAGACAACCTAATAGGTGTATTAAATTGGGACGTACAAAGTACTGAAACCAGTAATACATTCAACAAACTGTTTGAATTCTAAATAGTATTATGCTGAGTATAGAAGAAATAAAACTGTTAATTGAAAAACTTGAAAAAGTAAAAAAAGAAGATTTACAAAAATTAATTGATTCTAATTTAAAAATTCTAAAAAATTTAGCAATAGCTATAGATGCTAATAATAACGAAGAAATTAACAGATTAGATAAGACTGTAGAATGGTATAGACTTGATCTGGAACAGAAAATAAAAAAGCCTGTTGTTGACCTGATGTTATATAGAACAATACAAACAAAAATATTTCAATTTGCTAAAACCAATATTTACAATAGTTTAGAAATAGGCCCAGGTACAGGAATGTTTTCCAAAGAATTTAGATCATGGAGGAACAATTTCTTTTTAGAAACAATACCAGAACTAGAACTAAAAATTAGAAGAAGATTTAAACCTCCACATCAAAAATATTTAAAATTTTATACAACACGCAGAACAGAATGTTCAAATATTCCACAAGGTTCATGCAACTTTGTGTTTAGTTGGGATACCTTTGTATTTTTTACACAAAATCATATACAACAATATCTACATGACATTAAAAGAGTGTTAATACCGGGTGGTTATGTGTTTATACAATATGCTGATTGCCATTATGATTATGACTTACATCTAGCAAAACGTGGTTATTGGAATTATAATACCAAAACTGCAATGGAAAAAATTATTAAAGAAGAAGGTTATGAAATTATAGAAATGTTACAATTTAAACCAGGTGCCAATTATGCCATATTTAAAAAACCTGGTAAACAAAATCCTGCTATATATAAAATTTCTGAAATGACACTTGATTAATATATGAATAACCTATATAATAAAGCACTATGATAGATATCTTGAAAGACATTGTCAAGCATACGCATGGCTTGGGATTTTTAGATCTTGTTAAAATTACTGGAGACAGTAACGAGACTGTCATTGATTCAATGGCAGAAGACAGATCAGTTATCTTGCAAGGATCTTTTCACAAACCACAATCAGAAATGGTTGGTACTTTTGGTATGCCACAGTTAGGCAAACTAGATATTCACTTGAAGTGCCCAGAATATAAAGAAAAAGCAAAAATAACTGTACTCAAAGGAACTAGGAATGGCGCTGAAGTGCCAACAGGTATTCATTTTGAAAATGAAAAAGGTGACTTTAAGAACGATTACAGATTTATGAATGCTGAAATTATCAACGAGAAACTTAAAACAGTTAAATTTAAAGGTGTTAAGTGGGACGTTGAAATTGAACCAAGTGTGGCAAGTGTACAAAGATTTAACTTTCAGTCAGTAGCAAATACAGAACACAATTCTTTTGTTGTTAGAACAGAGAATGGTAACCTGGTATTCACATTTGGTGATCAAGCATCACACGGTGGAGAATTTGTTTTTGCAAACGGAATGAATGGAACTCTAAACAAAGGATGGAGTTGGCCTGTAGCACAGGTATTGCAAATACTGAAACTCTCTGATTCGGCAAAAGTTATGTTGCATTTTTCTAACGAAGGTGCAATGATGATTTCTGTTGATTCAGGACTTGGCAAGTATCAATATATTATTCCAGCTCAGGCGCAATAATGACAGAAAATAAAAGGCAAGAACATTTAGGAGATTTTAATCGAAATTTTGCAGTGTTCTTGCCTGCTATTTCCAATTTTTTTAATACATTCATTTCCAGACAAAGAGTTACTAAAGGTACTCATATTCCAACAGAAAGAATTCCAAAAGGTTTAGACAGAGGAGTTGAAGGTTTAAACTTTATTAATCCAGACGAAGGTTACTTTACATATCCAACTGCATTATATTCAGCAGGACACGCTTGTTTAGATATGGATAAAGTTACAGACAGAGATTCTATGTGTGTTAATAGAGATCGAAAATTTAGTACAATAGTAGGCGACTCTGGTGGATATCAGATAGCAAAAGGTGTTATACAATTTGATTGGAAAGATTTTGAAGGTAACAAAGCAAATAAAGTTAGATCTAACATATTAAATTGGTTAGAACTTATTGCAGACTGGTCAATGACATTAGATGTACCTACATGGGCGGCAGATGATTTAAACAGAGGCAAATCAGGATTAAACAGTTTCCAAGATTGTTTAGATGCTACAAAATTTAATAATGATTATTTCCAAAAAAATAGATTAGGACAAACAAAATTTTTAAATGTACTACAAGGTGATGATTGGGAGACTGGAACAATTTGGTATGATCAAATGAAAAAATACGAGTTTGAAGGTTGGGCATTTGGTGGTATTAATATGTGTGATATGGAAATACTACTTAAAAGACTAATTGTAATGAGAGATGAAAAGCAATTAGATGGCAAAGATTGGATTCACGTATTAGGAACATCACAATTAGATTGGGCTTGTTTCTTAACTGCAATACAAAGACAACTAAGAAAACATATCAATCCAAACGTTACAATAAGTTTTGATTCAGCATCTGCATTTTTATCAACTGCAAACGGTTTAGTTTATACACAAAATACATTTACTCCAAGTAGATTCTCATTTATTATGGATAAAGCACCAGATGACAAAAAAATGAAAGGTTCAGATATACCTTTTCCATTCCACAGTCAAATTGGAGATAGATTAACAATGGGAGATGTTTGTTGGTATGGCGAAGGCGACCTAAATAAAAACAACAAAGAAGGTGCAACTTCTTGGGATAGTTTTAGTTATTGTTTAATGATGTCTCACAATGTTTACAATCAAATCAAAGCAGTACAAGTAGCAAATGATTTAAACGATATTGAAAGTATAAAATATAAACCACAAGTAGGGCATTGGCGAAAAACAAAAGGATCAGATACAACCGATGAAATGAGTAATTTTGTTCCAAGAAATATATTATATTTCAATACACTTGTAGAAGAAGTATTCACATCAGAGAATCCCATGGAAGTTATCAATAATGCTAGACCATTTTTAGCAGATATAAGAGGAACACGTTGGGCAAGACATACAGGTGGTGGTAAAGGTAAAAACAACTTTAGTTCATTATTTGAAGGAGGATAATGCAAGATAATTTTTGCGTAATGCCGTTTGTACACGCATTTGTTACACCTAACATCATAAGTCCTTGTTGTGCCTATACTACACCACTCAAATTTAATTCAAAAAAACAATATTGGGCTTCTGAACAACTCAAAACAATTCAACAAAATATGTTGAGCAACACACGTGACGCAGGTTGCAGAGTTTGTTGGAAAAAAGAAGACAGAGGGTATAGCAGTTTAAGACAACATAGTAATCAAATTTACAAAGAACACATAGACTCAATTAAAAGCAACAGTATTGATAAGCAACCATACTATCTTGATTTACGTTTAGGAAACTTATGTAACCTTAAATGTAGAATGTGTGTAAGTGAATGGAGCAGTCAAATTGCAGGAGAGATATTAGATAATCCTAATGAAGACTGGATAGACACACCTAAACAAAAAATAATTGAATTGGACGACGACTCATGGAAACTATTAGATAATTGGATTCCGTTTGTAAGACGTGTGTTCATGACTGGCGGAGAACCAACAATTATAAAACGTAACTTAGATTATATTGATAAAATTGTAGAATCAGGATATAGTAAAAATGTTGAACTTATTTTTACAACAAACGCCACAAATATAAATCAAAAATTTATAGAAATTAGTAAGAAATTTAAGAGTGTTAGTTTTAATGTATCAATAGATGCAGTTGGTAATTTAGCAAATTATATTAGACATCCTAGTAATTGGAAAACTATTAAAAATAATTTACAAAACATTAATAAAAACGGTGTTGGAGTATCTTTTAACACAACTATACAATGGTTAAACATGACAAGATTAAATGAGATATTTGATTACATTGAAAATTGCAATATTGATTTTGGTGGTATTTGGTTTCAATTGGTTACTGATCCATATTATCTTGATTCAATATATGCTCCAAATTTTATGAAAAAAAAATGTATTAACGATATAGAAGAATTTTTACATAGACCTTTTTTAAATAATCCAAAATTTAATAACATTCTTTTTGGTGAATTAAAGCAAAGTCTAATACAAACAAAGAACTTTTTGAGTAAAAACTTTAACAATGTAAAATATACAGATGAGTTTTTAAAAAGGATGGAAATACTTGATAGATTAAGAAACCAAAATCTATTTGAGGTATTACCAGAATTAAAACAGATAGGAGAATAAAATGGCTGGTAAAAACAAAAAATTAAAAAAATTACAAGATCATCATGATTACCTAAATCGAAAGGTAGATGACCTTACCAAAGACAGAAAAAAAGATAGAAGTGATGAAAGCAAACAACTTTTAATGCGTTTGAAAAAAACCAAACTTGCGATAAAAGATGCAATCGCTAAAACCAAACAAACATTGACAAAATCTTAGGATATGCTATAATGTTAACAATGAAAAGAACTTATGCAACAGGTATAAAAAAAGATGTTACTGTGTTTTCTGGATTGGAAATTGAGCATACGCCTGCATATGGCTTACAAACACTATTCATTGCTCGTAATGATTTAACATTTGATCAAATACAAGAAATGGCTGTAATAACCAATGCTGAAGCAATTTATTATGGTGCAAATAGAAGTTATATGCACAATCAGTATATGCAAGTAGCACAAATTATGAAATTTTTAGAACACGGTTATTATGTAACTGTGGAATATCCTTTTGAATTACACCAAATGGTTGGACAAAAATTTGCATTAGTTTGGAAACATCCAAAATTTATTCCGTTCTGTTCAATTATAATGCCAGATTCAGAAGAAGACTCATCGCTATGTTTTAAAATTGACGATATTGATTTTAACAAAACTAATCCCGGTGTATGGACAATGAGTATGAAAGATTTTAAAGATAAAGCAGGATTTACTAAATGGGATCAATATATAAAAGATGAACCAATAGAAGAGAACAAAATATGGTCAATGAAGTAGAAGAAAGAAGAGATCAAGCATTAACGGAAAACTTGAGTAAAGCAAGTAAAATGATATGGGTTACTTTCCGTAAGGAAGGTATGCACAAATACCCAGCGGCATTAGAAGATCCAAAATTAAAAACAGGTGATGAATATGATGTATCGTTTTTAGGATACCCACATAGACATACGTTCCATTTTAAAGTTGCAATAGAAGTATTCCACGACGATAGAGATATTGAATTTATACAATTTCAAAGATGGATTTTAAGTTTATATAGTCAAGGTACATTACAAAACGACTTTAAAAGTTGTGAAATGATGTCAGATGATTTATACATTCAAATAACAAAAAAATATCCTGGCAGAAAAATTGAAATAGATGTTTCTGAAGATGGAGAAAACGGATCACACGCAGTATATGAAAGAAATAACGTTTAAAGAAAAAAGAGCAACAACAAGAATGGGTTACCTACCAATTGGTGGAGGTGGACTTAATGCTTCATATACTTTTGTTGATGCAGTAGCAAATATATGCACTACCGCAGGTAATTTAGGTATGAAATATGGCAAAGATTTCATTTGGGCATATCACGGATATGACAATGAAGACGATGACTGTGTTACATTAATGGTGAAAGAAGACAAGTATGAAACTTTTTTACATTTAGCACTACAAAACTCACACAGAATTAAACACACCGTTAACGGCACAATCAAACTAACAAAGGAGAGAGCATGACTAAACTATACGAAGTGAAGATAGAACTTACTGAAAAAATTAAGACACACAAAACCGAGTACATAAAAGCAGAATCAAAACATGAAGCGATGGAGAAGGTCGAAGGATTCGTTACAGACCAATATGTCAAAGATAACGACTTCAACTACACTGACGCCAATGCCATCAGCGCCAAACCAATCAGTGAGAGGGACTTCTCAAATGACAGGATCGGACTGCCATCAGACAACACATAAGGAGGCAAGATGAGAGTACCATATGTAAATTTTAAAACAAGAATAGGCGATAACGACGCAGTAGGTGGTTGTACATTTATTGGAGGTGAATGGAAAGAAGTAGATACTACAGAAATATTTGACAATAAAAAAGTCGTTGTATTTGCACTTCCAGGAGCATTTACACCAACTTGTTCATCACAACAAGTACCAGGATATGAAAAAATGTATGATGAAATTAAAGCACAAGGTATAGATGAAGTTTATTGCTTATCAGTAAATGATGCATTTGTAATGAATGCTTGGTTTAAAGATGAAAAAATTACAAAAGTTAAACCAATCGGCGATGGTGAAGGTGCATTTACACAAGGTATGGGTATGCTTGTGAATAAACCTGGACAAGGTTTTGGCATGAGGTCTTGGAGATACTCAATGCTTGTTGATAACGGAGAAGTTGTTAAACAATTTATTGAACCGGGTAAAAACGACGCTAGTGATGACAACGATCCGTTTGAGGTTTCTGACGCTAAAACAATGTTAAATTATTTGAAGGGTGCATAAGTCATCTAAATAACATGAATGTCACGAAAAATACTAGAAAAAAATTTCTGTGTATTACCTTGGACAGGTTTTGAACTAGAACCTGACGGTGTAGTAAAAAACTGCATTATCTCAAAAGAAACTATTGGCAACATACATCAAAATAGCATAGAAGATATTCTTCAATCAGAAAAGAATCTTGAGATTAAAGCTCAAATGCTAAACAAAGAATTCCCAAATAATTGTGCAGGTTGTTATTTTCAAGAAAAAGATCGTGCAACAAATTTTGAAAGTATTAGTAGTAGACTATATTATGCAAAAGAATTAGGCCCACACATTGACAATAAATTACTAGACAAAAAAGATAACTTTGATTTAAGTCATGTTGATCTCAGATGGAATAATAAATGCAATCAGGCCTGTGTTTATTGTTACCCAGAATACAGTAGTAAATGGGCACAAGAATTAAACATTAAACAAGAGTTTGAAAAAGGAAATGTTGAAAAAGTAAAACAATATGTCTTTAAAAATATTAAAAAATTAAAAAACATCTATCTTGCTGGTGGTGAACCTTTACTTATAAACGAAAATCGTGAATTTTTAAAATTATTATTAGAACAAAATCCAGATGTACATATAAGAGTAAACACAAATTTAAGTTCAACAAAAACTGGAGTATTTGAATTATTGTGTAAATTTAAAAATGTCCATTGGACGGTAAGTGTTGAATCCATGGATAAGGAATATGAATATATTAGATACCATAGTTCATGGAAAGACTTTATAAAAAATCTAAAATACATACAAACACTTAATCATAAAATTAGTTTTAATATGTTGTATTTCATTTTAAACTACAAAAGCATATTTGATTGCATTGATTACTTTAAATCGATAGGATTTCACAATAATAGTTTTATAATAGGACCATTATATACACCATTGTTTTTAAATGTTAGACATTTACCAAAAAATATAAAAGAAGAAGTTATTACTATGTTTGAAAACAAAATTGCTGAACAACCAGGATTTTACCTACAAAATAGTTTGGAAAATTGCTTAAAGTATTTGACTGAAAATGGTTTTAATGCTAATATAGAACTAACAAGACAAAACATTAAAAAAATGGATTTAAGAAGAAAATTAGATAGCGAAAAAGTATTTCCAGAATTATACAAAGAGGTACTAAATTGAAAATATTTTACATGGGTTTAGAACCCTATGAAGGACGATATACATTACAATTAACAGAATGGACTAAACGTGTTTATAAAAAACGTGATATTGACTATGTGATTGTTCCAGGTACTACTATTGACGATTCAAAAGCAATAGTAACAGGACAAGTTTTAGATGCACATGGCAGAAGTTATTTTGGTATGAGCCAAATGATGAATCTTGTACAAATGATGAAAGCTGGCGAAGTTACTTCCGAGGATATAATATTTTTTGAGGATATGTTCCAACCAGGAATGGAATCTCTTCCATATATTTTACACCAAGTTGACAAAGAGCATATGCCAACAATATATTTGAGATGTTTAGCACAGGCAATTGATCCTGATGACTTTGTACACGTTTGGGGAATGAGCAAATGGATGAGTTTATATGAACAGATGTGTAATGAAATTCCAAATGTCAATATACTTGCAACAAACGAAGAAATGGTTGCACATATGCGTATAGCAAACTGGAAAGCACCTATATACAATATATCTGGTTTAAGTTTTGGCAAAGAAGAAGTACAAGAAAGAGTTCCTAATAGAAAAGCATTTAATGATAGAAAAATGAGAGTAATATTTGGAGCAAGATGGGATCAAGAAAAACAACCAGGATTTTTTATGGATATGATTGATCACTGGAAAGCAAATCCAAAATTACCAGAAGTAGAATTTGCAATATGTTGTGGCGGTCCTTTAAGAAGTAATAACACTTCTTATGTAAACAGAGCAAGAATAATGGAACAAGACGGTACATTAAAAATATATGAAAATTTAAAAAAGAATGAATACTACAACATACTTGCAGATTCAAGAGTATTGTTTAATTGTGCATTACAAGATTGGACATCCAATACAGTATCAGAAGCAGACTCATTAGGCACAAACGTATTGTTTCCAGCATACAGAACATTTCCAGAAGTATTTGCTAACGATGAAACAAGAATGTATATTCCATGGAGCGGTAGAGACGCAATGGAAAAATTAAAAGTATTATTAATGAAACCATCCCCTAGTATAGGTCAAATATCTGATTGGACAGACGGTACAATAGATAGAATGATTGACATTATGACAGGCACGGGAGAACAATGGAGAAGAGATGGAAAACACTACAGAACACCAGTTTCCGAGTCCAAGTATTAACACACTTACAAGATCTGTATTAGTTACAGGTGGAGGTGGCTATGTGGGTTCTCACACTTGCAAATTATTATCTAAAAATGGATACGTTCCTGTAACTGTTGATAGACATTACAGAGAAGGACTAGTATCGTTTGGGCCAAATTATAATTTACATCTACCACAAGAAATTAATAGATTAGATGAAATTATTAAAAGACATAACATTACAAGTTGTATACATTTTCTGGCCAGCACATCAGTATCTGAATCTGTTACAAATCCCTCATTATATTATAAAAACAATCTTATAAACACAATTACATTACTAGACAAATTAGTTTCTTTAGATATTAAATCATTTGTATATTCTTCTAGTGCGGCAGTTTATGGCAATCCAGGAATGAAACTATGCAAAGAAACAGATCAATGCAATCCAATTAGTTCTTATGGTGGAAGTAAATTAATGATAGAACAAGTTTTAAAAGATTATCATAGAGCATATGGTATATCATCAGTAGGATTAAGGTATTTTAATGCCGCTGGAGCAGACCCAGAAGGAGACGTTGGAGAATTAAGAGAAAAAGAAACACATATAATACCATTAGCCATTAAAGCATCTAGGCAACTAAAAACATTTAAATTATTTGGTGCAAAATTTCCAACAGAAGATGGCACGTGTGTTAGAGATTATGTTCATGTTATGGACCTTGCAGATGCACACATTAAGGCTTTAAACTATGCTCATGAAAATAATTGTGCCGATGTTTTTAATTTAGGTTCTGGAGCACCTGTTTCTAATAGAGAATTATTAGATGTTATACAAAAGCATACAGGTAAAATGGATATTAAATTTGAGCCAAGCAGAGCAGGGGATCCTGCATATCTTGTAGCAGATATAACAAAGGTAAAAGAAATATTAAATTGGGAACCAACACAAAGTTCAATTGATAATATAGTAGCAACTGCATTAAGATGGTATAATAAGATGCACAAGAAAGATATCCATTAATGGATCCAAAGAAAAAATACCATTTATTCAAAACAAATAAAAATTTTTGTGTTGTTCCGTGGACTAATTTTGAAATATACACAAATGGAGATGTTAGAACCTGTTCAATGGGTGGCGAAACTTTAGGCAATATTAACAATCAAGATATTGAAGATATTTTACAAAGTGATACTATTAAACGAATTAAATCAAATATGCTAGAAAATAAACCAGATAAAAACTGTGTATCATGCTATCACAGATCTATTGAAGATAAAAATTTTTCATATCTACGAGATCATTACAACAAATTACTGGTCAAAGCAGATGTTGATTATGAAAACATTGAAACTTTTGATATGCACTGTATTGATTTGCATTGGTCTAATATATGTAATTTACGTTGTATAATGTGTAATCCACAACAAAGCAGTTTGATTGCAAAAGATGAAAAGGAAATTATTACTCCAGTTAATAAAAAAAGTGTAGAAAAAATAATACAAATGACTGTTAAAAATCAAGCAAAAATAAAAGAAATATACTTGAGTGGTGGAGAACCATTTTATATTCCTTACAATGTACAACTTTTAAAACAACTGGAAAATAAAGATGTACCATTAAGAATTAATACTAATATGCAATGGAAAAAAACAAATCCTTTATTACAAGCATTGAAAAATTTTAATAATGTTCAACTCACAATGAGTGCTGATGCTGTAGGTGATAAATTTAATTATATAAGAAACGGAGCGGATTGGGACTTGTTTTGTAATAATTTAGAATATATTAAAAACAATACAAATTTTTCAATCAGAGTAAACACAATTTTTAGTATAATCAATGCTGATTGTATAGATAATTTAATTAATTATTTTTATAACCAAATGAATATAACTGACATGACTATTAATTTAGTATATGTTCCTAATGCAATGGATCCAAGAAACTACCCTGCAGGAAAAAAAACAAATATCATATCTAAATTGCAAAAAATTAAAAAAACTATATCTAACGAACACACAAATTTACTTAATAATTTAGAAAATTGTATCATGCAAATAAGTTTGGAAAATATAAAAGATTATGTTCCTACGTTAGATCATGTTACAAAAAAACATAAAACAAATTGGAGACAAGTATTTGTAGATTTAGTATGAAGACAGCATTATTAATTGGTTGTGGCGGAAAAAGAGGAGAAGATTTAATAAAAGGTTGCCAACAGGCTGACTTTGACGTAATTAATATAGGTTCTAGTGAATCTAAATTAAAAAATGTAGAAAACATTAAGATTGATTGGAGAACCTTTGATATAATACAAATGCATAAAATTTATAAACAACTGTCTTACAATTTTGACTTTATATTTTTTAATCAAAATTCATCGGCGTTGGCAAAAGAAAATTTTATTAATACAATTAAAACTGTAGATTTATGGAGTTTAACTAAGAGCTGGAGTAAAAGTTATTGGTTAAGTTGTCAATTTCCTTTTATAATAATCAAAACACTAGAAGAACAAAATAAGTTAGATAAAAATGCTACTATAGGTTGGATGCTGTCTAGTTACATTGATAAAAATGTTAAAGGTGTTGACGACTATGCTGATTACAGTGGTTATAAATTTACAAACTATTTAATAATGAAAAACTTTAATACAAAATACCAATGTTTTGGTATTAATCCCAAATTTGGTTCTTCTGACTATACAGATTTAATTTATAAAATTTGTAGCAACCAAATTAAATGCAATGGACAAATAATTGAATAATTGTTTGACAAAATGGTGCAACTACTGTAAAATAGTATATAAGGAGATACAATGACAAATGAAGAAGACAAAAGCTATGAAAATGAATCGGCCAGTCCATCACCAATGGTACAAATCTCAATTAAAGAGTATGACAAACTCAAAGAACATCAAAAATATATTACAGATAAAAGTTTAATTGCTGTAATTGATAAAATTGAAGAGTTAGTTAGAGCATTAAGAAAACACATAGTTAGAACAGATATAGAATAATATATGGATGACACTTTAAAAGACAGTTGGATTGTTAAAGGTCCAATATCAAAAACAATTAAAGACAGAATTAAAAAAGCAGGAAAAAGATTTCACTGTAATGATAATATTTCTGAATATATTGAGGATGGTGACTTAGAAAAATTACAAGTAGAGGTACAAGAAAAATTACAAGGAGTTTTGGAAAGTCTTGTAATTGATACAGAAAACGATCACAACACACAAGAAACTGCAAAACGTGTCGCAAAAATGTACATCAAAGAAACATTTGGTGGCAGATATAATCCAATGCCAAGAATTACACACTTTCCTAATATGGGATATAAGAGTATGTACACTAGTGGTCCAATCAGTATTAAATCAACGTGTGCTCACCATTTACAAAACATTGTAGGTAATGCTTGGGTAGGTATTATTCCAAATGGCAAAGTTATCGGATTAAGTAAGTTTAATAGAATTATTCACCATATTGTAGAAAGACCACAAATACAAGAAGAGATGACAACACAAATTGCTGATGCATTAAAAGAATATGCACATACAAGTCATATTGCAGTAGTAGTTAAAGCAGAACATCATTGCATGACACACAGAGGCGTAAGAGAACACGAATCTGATATGACAACTGCAATTATGTTAGGTGCATTTAAAGAAGATCCAGCAACTAGAGATGAATTTTATAAAATTTGTATGAACATGAAGGGTCATGAATAAAAAACAATACCAAAAAGAAAAAGAAAGACAAGCTAACTTACAATCAGATAATGTAGAAATGGAAAATTGGGTTCCAAGTGAAGGTTCAATAGGCACCGTCGATACTATGAATATAGATTTTGACGTAGGTTATGATTCAGATCAAATGAATTTTGATTTTGAAAGAGATTTAAGAAAAAAATATCCTGCACTAAAAGATGCTTGGGAGCATTATCAAAATATAAAACAAATGTGTGAAGCAAGAGAAAAAGAAGAAGATGCGAATTAACCAAGATCCAAAACTAAATTACGAAGACGTTTTATTACAACCAAAACGTTCCACGTTATCATCAAGAAAAGATGTAGACATGACTCGTAAGTTTACATTTCGGAACTCAGACAAAGTAATGAACTTTACACCAATCTTTGCAAGTAATATGGATGGTGTTGGTACATTTAGTATGGCAAAAATATTACAAGAATATAAAATGATGACTGTTATTACAAAATCCACTACTCCAGATCAATGGAAAGAGGCAGTAGGCAATGGTGTAAGATTACAAAGTGTTTCTGTATGTACAGGCACAAATAAAATGTTTGATGATGAAGCTGAAGATTATACTAATATGCAAGAAATATTAAAAAGTTTTCCTGATATTAAAATGATTACAATAGATGTTGCTAATGCATATCATCAAAATATGGTTGGCTTTGTTCAAAAAGTTAGAGAAGAATATCCAGACAAAGTTATTGTAGCAGGTAACGTAGTAACACCTGAGATGACCGAAGAATTAATTATTAACGGTGCTGACGTAGTTAAAATAGGAATAGGACCAGGTAGTGTTTGCACTACACGAACAATGACTGGTGTTGGTGTTCCACAATTTTCAGCAATATTAGAATGTGCTGATGCGGCTAATGGTGTTGATGGACACATAATGGCGGATGGTGGTTGCACACAACCAGGAGATATTGCAAAAGCATTAGGTGGTGGTGCACATATGGTTATGATTGGCGGTATGTTAGCAGGACATAACGAATCAGAAGTAGAAGTAAAAGACGGATTTAGAGAATTTTATGGCATGAGTTCTGATCGTGCAAGAGAAGTACACGGCAAAAGAAAAGACGGATATAGAGGCAACGAAGGTAGAGTAGTACATTTACCTGATAGAGGACCTGTTAAAGAAACTATAGAAAATATACTTGGCGGTGTAAGAAGTGCTTGTACATATATTGGTGCAAGACGATTAAAAGATATGCCTAAATGTGCAACTTTTGTAACAACATACAACGTAATTAATAAAGTTTACGAGCAATTTTAAATATTTAAATACATTATATGATTCCTAATAAGAATACATTTTGTATTGCTCCATGGTTTAGTGTTTTTATTGATTCAAGAAAAAAATTATCACCATGTTGCAAAAGTAATAAGACAAACAAATACAATTATTCTCAATTAAACGATTATTTTTTTTCTAACGAATTAGAACAATTACGCAAAGACTTAATTAATGGAATAAAAAACAAGACTTGTTCAGCATGTTGGGAAACAGAAGAACAAAACGGAGATTCATTACGAAAACAATACAATAGGACTTTAGCCATGAGATTTGATAAAGGTTCTATTCTCAATCAAATCAATAATCCATCAGTAAAAAATATAAAAAGTTTTGATCTAGTTCTAGGAAATTTATGCAATTTAAAGTGTATAATGTGTAATCCAGGACAAAGTAGTCAATTACTAGCAGAAGCAAATTTAAATCCTGAATTGAAAAAATGGTATACAAAAAATACTACATATAATCAAAAATTATTTAATTGGCCAGAAGACAATGATTTTGTCAACTGGTGTGAGAAAAATCTACCACAAAGTATTCATATAAAATTTACTGGTGGAGAACCTTTTATAATTCCGGGGCTTCATAAAATTATAGAACAAATCCCAGACTCACAAAAGAAGAATTGTATTTTGCATTTTACTACAAATTTAACGAATATTAATAAAGATATATTAAATTATTTTACAAAATTTAAAGAAGTTTGGCTGAGTGTTTCTTGCGAAGGTATAGAAGAAACACTAGAATATGTAAGATTTGGTCATAAATGGAAAACACTAGATGAAAATTTTAAAATTATTCAAAATATGAATTCAAAAAACATTATTTTAGCAGTAAATTATGTTGTTCAAGCACTCAGTTATCATTCAATCATAGCTATGGTTAAATATTTTGATTCACTTAAAATTAAAATAGATCCTATTATGTTATCAGATCCAAAACACTTCCATATTTCATCATTAACCAAATATGCTAAAAACAAATTTATATCCGATACTAAGGATTATAATGGTTTTAATAAAAGTTTTGTCAATTTTATAAGAAACATGTCTAAAAAATACATTGATCACGATAAAAGTCTTTCTAAAAAATGTATTAAACATTTAGAATTACTAGATAAAAGTAGAAAAACAAATTATAAAAAAATAATACCGTTTGAAAATTTACATCAAATATAGTAAAATAAAATATGGATACAAAGAAAAACTATTTTACAACAGGTCAAATGCGTAATGCATTAATACAAATAGAAGATCAAATGGTCCACTCCAATTGGATGCCAACTATTATATTAGGTATTAATAGAGGTGGTTGTATTCCTGGCGTTTACCTTTCACACAGACTTAATATAGCACACGAAGTACTTGATATACGATTAAGAGATCATACAACAAAGCCAAATCTATCTGTATTAGAAAAAGCGTTTGCATTTCAAAAGAAAATTTTAATCATTGATGATATTAATGATACAGGAGCAACGTTCAATTATATTGTTGAAAATTTTAGTAAGGGTGATGGTAGAATTAAATTTGCCGCACTTATACATAATAAACCAAGCAAAGCAAAAGTAGATTACCAAGGATACAAAATAGACAAGTCAAAAGATCCTGCATGGATTGTTTTCCCATGGGAAGAATGGGACAAATAATTTACACTCTGTTGACAAATCATCTAAATAATAGTAAAATAATATTATGTCAAATATAGCAGGAAAAATTTGGGGATCTACAGAACTTATTCTCGCAAACAGTTCATTAGAATTTCATAGAATAGATTATAAAAAAGGTGGTGTTTGCTCTAAACACAAACACGAATACAAATGGAATGGCTTCTATTGTATGACAGGAAAACTAAAAATTAAAGTATGGCAAAAAGATTACAATTTAGTAGACGAAACTATTTTAAACCCTGGCGATTTTACTGCTGTCAAACCACAATTATTCCATTCATTTGAAGGCTTAGAAGACGGTGTTGCATTTGAATTATATTGGGCAGAATTCAGACACAACGATATACAAAGAGAATCTGTAGGACACTTAACAGAAGGCAACGTAGTTAGACTGGATAAGAAAAAAGGAAAGTAACATGATTCCTATAAAAGGATATGCAACTTTTCACCCATTAAAACATTGTTGGATAGGATCCGGATTTAAAGCAGAATGGTTTCAAGATTTACCTATATATAAAAATAACAAAATTATGGATCCTTTGAAACGTATTGCAGAGGAAACCGAAGAAGATTCTCAAACACTAGAAAAAATATTAAAAGATGCTGGTGTAAAAACACATCGCAGTTGGTTGGATATAGATAAGGTAGGTTCTCTTAAAAATATATTTCGTCCACCAGTTAACCCAAGAGACCATTTTGCAGTAATTGGTGAAAAACTATATGCCTGCCATGGATCGGGTACTCCTGGATATGTAGATATTTTAAAACAAATAGACAAAAAAAATCTATACATAAACATACAAGACAGTACAATTACTTCTGCTTGTATTTGTAGAGTAGGAAAAGATTTGTATTGGGATCACGGTGTTACTGACACAACCGAAGCAACTATAAAAAAATTTACAGACATTTGGACTAAGGAAGGATTTAGAGTACATAAATCAAACAGAGGTTATCATTCAGATGGTGTGTTTTGTGTTGTGAAACCTGGTTGTATTGTTTCATTAAACGATATACAAGATTATAAAACAGAATTCCCAGGCTGGGACGTACTATATCTACCAGATCAATCGTGGGATAAAGTAAGTCCTTTTTTAGAAATGAAAAAAAAAGTAGGAGGACGTTGGTGGTTAAAAGGAGAAGAGCATAACGATCAATTAATTGAATTTGTTGACACATGGTTAAATGATTGGGTTGGTTATGTGGAAGAAACTGTATTTGATGTTAATATGTTGTCAGTTGACGAAAACAGAATAATATGCAACAATTACAACAAAGACGTATTTGAACATTTTAAAAAACATAAAGTTGAACCAATTATATTCAACTTTAGACATAGATACTTTTGGGATGGTGGAATACATTGTATAACACAAGATTTATATAGAGAAGGAAAAATGGAGGATTACTTTGGCTGACATATATCACATTTGGGCAGATCATCATAAAGACGTAGACGCATATGACTTTGCAAAAAAAATGCGAAAGTTTTTAGATGGTTTAGTTGAAATGGGTAAAATGAAAAGTTACAGACTTACAAGATCAAAATTAGGTTTTAGATCAATGGATATGCCTGAATTTCATGTTATGATGGAATTTACCAATATGCAACAACTAGATGATGCTATGACAAGCATAATCCGTAATGAAGAAAAAATAGATGAATCACACGTTTCGTTTAATCAATTAGTAAACAAAGAAACAATACAACACTTTTTATACAGAGATTTTCCAGATGAACTCAAATAAAAAAATAGTAATTGCTTACCATCCTGGAATGTATGGCGGATTACTAAGATGGTTATTGGACAGATTTTCTCCTGATTGTAAATTTAAACACATTAACAATCCATGGGATGAACATGATAGAGTACATGGAGTATTTGAATACAATAACAAATTTAATCGGGCAGATTTAAATTTTAAAGTACCATCAGATAATTCAACAAATAAGATAGTGATATATTTTAATTTATCTGATTTATTATTTGCAGAAAGATGTACTTTTTATAGAGGTGAGGGATTTGAAGATGATACAGGTAGATATAAGATACTTATATCTGACTCTGACATTAAATTGTTAAATTTATTTAAAATTGATAAAACAAAAAACTCTAAAGCAGTTACTAAAGAACTTTACAAAATACAACTACATGACGGTGAAAATGGAATTTGGTCTGACCGTATTATTAAATTTATGTCAAACCCAACTTACTATCAATTTCCTGTTTATGCACTCTGGAACAAAGATCTGTTCATACAACAACTTCGAACTATTAGCAATAAATTTATACTTGATTTAGAAATTGACGAAACTATTATTGAAAACGTAACAAAAAAAATAAGTGAAACATTTGTTATAAAAACAAGAAACAGAGCAAAGACTGTATTAGAAGCAATACAAAATAAACAACAAATGAATTGCAGTGAATTAGATATATTAGAACAGGCCTGGATAGAAGTTTTATTAGAAAAACAACACGATTCTATAATTTTTCCATATGGTACTAATTGGTTTAAAAATACCAATCAAATTAATGAATTTTTAGAAACATATCCTTCGTATCTAAAACATATGAATCCACGATTACCATGGTATAATAATGCAAAAAATCCCTTTTATTGGAGTACGTTGACAGAAAAGTAAATAGCTTAAACCAGATGAGTAAAATACAAATTGTTTATCATTCAGGCACATATGGAAGATTATTACGTTGGTTATTGGACAGATTTTCTCCTGATTGTAAATTTAAACACATTAACAATCCATGGGATGAACATGATAGAGTACATGGAGTATTTGAATACAATCAAAGATTTAGGAGGGCACATCAAATAAAAAAAAACAGAGGTGAAAGTTCGATTGACCCGGAGGCAAGTAAAATAATTATAAATTTTAATCTAGACGATTTATTGTTTGTTGAACGTTGTGGATTCTACAGGAACCCAAAAAATTATACAGAACAAGCAAGATACAAATCTATTATTAATGACACAGATATTAAAATTTTAAAATTGTTTAACATCAATAAAGACAAAATACACAAATCTGTTGCCAAAGAAATTTACAAAATACAATTACACGATCATGAAAACCATAGACATTGGAAAGAAATGACAAAATATATGAAAAACAATAATCATTATCAATTCTCTATATATGCATTATGGAACAAAGAGAATTTTATTAAAGAGCTTAAAGCAATATCTAACAAGTTCTCACTTGACCTAAATATCAATGAAGCTATTATAAGCAACATTACAGAAAAAATTAGTAAGATGTATCCAATTTCTACGAAATATAGAGCAAAAAATATTTTAAAAGCAATTAAAGAAAATACCAATATAGAGTGTAACGAATTAGATATACTTGAACAAGCATGGATAGAAGTAATACTAGAAAAACAACACGATTCTATAATTTTTCCATATGGTACTAATTGGTTTGGAAATACCAATCAAATAAATGAATTTTTAGAAACATATCCTTCGTATCTAAAACATATGAATCCACGATTACCATGGTATAATAATATAAAAAATCCATTTTATTACAATGAATTGACATACCCGCAAAAGTAGTATACAATTAAAGAATAGTAGAAACAACAAAAAATATAGATCCAAAAATATGGAAAAAATAAGATATTCAGAAATATTTCATTCAGTACAAGGTGAAGGGCGATTTGTAGGCGTACCTAGTGTATTCTTTAGAGTATTTGGTTGCAATTTCCATTGTCATGGATTTGGGCAAGGTAGAGATAAAAGTAAATGGCTTAAACCAGAAGAAATGCCATATTCCACGCAAGACCTATCAGAACTTAAAAATATTAAAGATTTACCTGTTGTTGATATTGGCTGTGACGCAAGTGCAAGTTGGTCAACAAGATATAAACATTTAGTTGATTGGGAACCTATAGATAAAATTGCAAAACAAATTATATCTTTCACACCAGAAAATAAGTGGATATGTTCTACAGGACAAGATATACATTTTGTTATAACAGGTGGAGAACCTATGTTGTGGCAAAGAGAAACACAACATTTATTAAGACAACCACAATTTAATGATTTAAAAAATTTAACTATTGAAACTAATTGCACACAACCATTTAAAGAAAACTTTGATAAATTTATGCACGGTTTAACTGCTGGTGATTATACAAAACATCCAGTTCACGTAACTTGGTCAACTTCACCAAAATTATCAATATCAGGTGAGAAGTGGGAAAAAGCAATTAAACCTGAAGTTGCAAGACAATATTCAGAAATACCAAACACACATTTATATTTTAAATTTGTTGTTGAAGATGAAGAAGATTTAGAAGAAGTTGATATGGCAAGAAAAGCATATGCAGACGCAGGTGTAGAAGCAGACATATATCTAATGGCAGTAGGTGCCACAGTTGAAGGGCAATCTAAAACTGCTAAACAAGTCGCTGACTTATGTTTGAAATATGGTTTTAAATATTCTCCAAGACTGCACGTAGATTTATTTGGTAATAAGTGGGGAACATAATGATTGCAAAAAAAGGAAAAACAAACTATAATAAAACAATGAAAGTTAAAAAAACTACAAAACCGAGAGCAAAAAAGAAAACTACTAAAAGTGAGGAACCTTGGGTTAAGGTTTTAAATATAAATGTTAGTCCAGACAATCCACGTAATGGATTTTTTGAACTAGATTGGAATGACGAATTTGTTAACAATTTAAAACAACATGGATATCTTGGTCAATCAGATGAAGAAATAGTTGACAGATGGTTTCAAACTCTCTGTCGAACAATTGGCAATGAGCAAGGTATTGACGTTACTGGCTCTGGTTATGTTCAAATAAACAGACGAGATGATGGCAAAACAGAGGTCTCGTAATGACCCACATATTAGTTGATACAGCAAACACATTTTTTCGTGCTAGGCATGTAATTAGAGGAGACACGTCTGAAAAAATAGGTATGGCTATCCATATCACTATGAACTCTATTAAAAAAGCATGGCAAGACTTTAACGGTACACACATGGTTTTCTGTTTAGAAGGACGTAGTTGGCGTAAAGACCACTATACTCCATACAAAAAAAATAGAAAAGAAGTGTTTGAAGCAATGACTGAAAAAGAGAAAGATGAAAATAAAGTATTTTGGGAGTGTTATGATGATTTTATTGATTTTATTAAAACAAAAACCAATGTTACTGTATTACAAAACTCACGTTGCGAAGCAGATGACTTAATTGCACGTTGGATTGATAAGCATCCAAACAAAAAACACGTAATTTTAAGTACTGACAAAGATCTAAATCAACTTGTAAGTGAAAATGTTAAGCAATACAACGGTATTACAGAAACCACTATTACACACGAAGGTTGGTTTGACGGAAAAGGAAATGAAATTATAGACAAGAAAACAAAAACACCAAAAGGAGCACCAAATCCAGAGTGGATTATATTCGAAAAAAGTATGAGAGGCGATCCTAGTGATAATATTTTTAGTGCATACCCTGGTGTTAGAACAAAAGGCACTAAAAATAAAATAGGATTGCAAGAAGCATTTGCAGATCGTAATGAAAAAGGATATACTTGGAATAATATAATGTTATCTAAATGGGTTGATACAGAAGGTACTGAACATAGAGTAATAGACGATTACGAAAGAAACAAGTTATTAGTAGATCTTCACGCACAACCAGAAGCCATTGTAGAAGAACTAGATCAAACGATTACACAGGCTAAGGCAGAAAATAAAAGTATAGATCAAGTTGGAATCAGATTCATGAGGTTCTGTGCCAAGTATGATTTAAATAGAATTAGTGAGCAGGCTCAACTATACGTAGAGCCCTTTAATGCGAGGTTAAGTGTATGACAATAAAAGCAAAAACACTTGTAAAAGACAAGTTTTGGATTGTTGAAGAACGCGGTCAAAAATTAGGTACCCTTCAAAAAAAAGAAGATAATGGTTGGATCTTTTTAAGTAAAAAAGATCATAGACAAGTGTTTCACACACAGGAGAGCCTGTTCACCAAATTTGGTTTTAATATTTTTAAAGAGAAAATTAAAGAAGTAGAAGAAAAGTCAGTTGATAAATGGGACGTAAAACAAGCACAAGATTTTGAAGTACATGGCTATCCATGTTCACAAAAACCTTATAATTCATTATGGGACGTACAAAAAAAATTACCTCTGTATACAAAAACACCAAAATCCAAATCAATGTTTTGTGCAGGTTATTACATTGTAAAATTTGAAACTGTAAATTGGCGTAAAGCATACTGTCCAAAAATTATTACACTACAAAGGTATCCTTACAAAGGACCTATAAAATCAAAAACTGAAATGGTATCACAACTAAATGACGCACTCAAAAATTCAAACTAAACCAATTGAAGATTTGCTAGGTAGAATAAGAACCTTACGTCAAAAAGGTGAACGTGAAATTAGGATACCAGCTAGTGAAGCTGACAAGTTAGCAGATTCTTTATCACAAGTCATGACAAGAATAGTCACTATTCAAGAAGAAATAATTGAAGCACTCAAAACTGCCAAAGAAGCACAAACGATCAATATTGAGATGGACGGTGGCGACTTTAATAAAAAATAGTAATACAATTATTGGTAAATATAGTTGTATCATGAGCAGGCCAAAACCAACAGTGTTACTACAGCACAGTAATAAAACTACCTATAAAATGGACGAAGTCCTTGCGGCTGAAGGCATATGGGCAGTTTTTTATGATGGTAAACCAATCAACTTAAAATCGTCAAGTTTGGTTGCGAATTATCCAGGACCAAAATACAAGAAAGTATCATTCTCTAATCCAGGCCATGCAGAGAATTTGGCTAAGAAGTTAAACACACAACACAACACCGATAAATTTGGTGTGTATCTTTTAAAAACTGGCGACAAATTCTCTAGATAATTAAGTGTATGGACACAAAGACAGCCTACACTCGAACCTTCCTTACACTCAAGGAACAACCATTACACGATGAAAGTATAAAAGCGGCTTATTTTAGTTGGTGGCAAAATGTACGAGAAAGCTACCAAGCAAGATCACTGAGATTAACAAAAATAGGCTATGAATGTGTGAAATCCTTAGATATTAAAACCTATGAAATTAAATTTCCTGCTAAAATCATATTCAGACCACAAACATTTTTATGGTTAGATGAATTTGTTGACTGCCCATATTATGTAGACAAAAAGCAAATTGTTGTAACCATGGAAAAAATGGCATTACAACTCATGATGTTTGCTGGAGATGTAACAAAATACGGTTTAGCACGGGCTATGAGCAAGGCCGATGAGGGGAAAAATACGTGAACCAATATTCATGTGAATTTATAGACAAAGGATTATTTGTTTCTCACAGAGGAACAAGTTTATGTTGTGTTAATGAACAAATCGAAAAACCAACGCAACTACCAAGCAAATTTTGGAATAGTAAAAAAAGACAACAAGCTATAATTAGAAGTCACAAAGATATGCCTGTCGATGGCTGTGCTTCTTGTTATAGACTTGAAAGTAAAAAGTTGCCAAGTAATAGGACAAGATTGAAAAAACACAATTCTCTTCCTACCAAAGATCTACCAGTACTTTTAGATTTAGATTTTAGCAATTTATGTAATTTAAAATGTATAATGTGCAATTCAGAACGTAGTTCTGAGTTGGCAAAAGACAAAAAACTATATGTAAACAATAAAGGAGTATCTCAAGTTTCTAAACAAGTTATAGATGACCTAATTAATATATCCGCAGAAGTAAAAGAAATTCAAATACAAGGTGGAGAACCTAGTATTATGGAAGATAACAATTATTATTTTCAAAGGCTTGACGAAAAAGGTTACTCAAAAAACATAACCGTATTGATTAACATAAATGGTACAAATTTAAATAAAAAATTTTGTAATTCTTTAAAAAATTTTAAATCAGTTAGATTAAGTGTTAGCATAGACAGTTATGGGTTAGCAAACAACTATATTAGATGGCCTAGTAAATTTGAAGCAATTGATAAAAACGTTCGTGCATTAGCCAAATACAAAAATTTCCATACAGAAGTTTTTAGCACAATTAACGTATTATCTTTATTCGATTACAAAAACTTTTTATTTTGGTGTAAAGAAATGGAATCATTTTATGCTACAAACGGAAAAACCTTTAGAGTTACACCATCAAAAATATTAAATCCAATTTATTATAGTCCATTTATTGCAACAAACAATCTTAAAGATTACTTTATACACCAAATAAACGATTTTTTACAATATAATAATTTAACCCATAATAGCAAATGGAAATTAGAAATGTTAATGTTTTTAAAATCGTTAAAAGAAGCAAAAACAAACCATAATGCAATAAAACAATTAATGTATCAAGTAAAATACCTTGATGAGCAACGAAATACAAGCATTGAGCATTTTATTCCTAATTTTTCTCTTCTTCTGGACAAAAATCCTAGTAAAATAGCGACTTTTTAGCCATAATACCAGGTTGACGTATTACAATACTATGTTATTATAGTATTATAAACATTTAAACAGGAGTGTACAAATGGCAAGAACCAAAAACAAAGAACAAGCAATAGGCAGTCAAAATAGAACTGTAACGCCAAACGAGGCAAAATCAGCATTAACACATTGTATCAAATTACAAAGACCAATAATGATGTGGGGGGCACCTGGTATTGGTAAATCCGACATAGTTAAACAAATTGCAGATTCACAAAAAAGAGAAGTTATCGATATTAGACTTCCTTTATGGGAACCTACAGATATTAAGGGTATTCCTTATTACAATTCAAAAGAAAACAACATGGTTTGGGCTAGTCCTGCAGAACTGCCAACTGATCTTAAATCGACTGCTATTGTATTCTTAGATGAATTGAACTCAGCGGCACCGGCAGTACAAGCGGCGGCTTATCAACTTATTTTAAACAGAAGAGTAGGACAATATCATTTGCCAGAAGGCGTTTCAATTGTAGCGGCTGGTAATAGAGATAGTGATAAAGGTGTCACTTACAGAATGCCTGCTCCGTTAGCCAACAGATTTGTTCACATTGAACTAAGAGTGGACTATGACGATTGGTTACAATGGGCAACAGACAAACATATCCATTCTGATGTGGTAGGTTATTGCACATTCGCAAAACAAGATTTATATGATTTTGATCCTAAAGGATCAAGTAGATCATTCGCAACTCCGAGATCATGGAGTTTCGTATCACAACTTCTATCAGATGACCTGCCAGAAAGTACGCTCACTGACCTCGTTGCAGGTTGCGTAGGAGAAGGCCTGGCCGTTAAGTTTATGAATCATCGTAAGGTTAGCGGTCAGTTACCTAACCCATCTGATATATTGAGCGGTAAGGTTAAAGATCTTAAAACTAAAGAAATATCAGCGATGTATTCACTTACAGTTTCGTTGTGTTATGAATTACAACAGGCACATGAAAAGAAAGTGAAAAATTGGAACGAACAAGCAGATAGATTTTTTCACTATATGATGGACAACTTTGAAACAGAGTTGGTTGTTATGGGTGCTAAAATTGCACTGACAAACTATAAACTTCCGTTCGATCCTAGCAAGTTGAAATCATTTGATAGGTTCCATAAGAAGTTTGGCAAGTATGTCATAACTGCTATGGAGTCTAAATAATGTATTACCGAGGACCAATAGATTATAAAAAAAGTAAAAATTTTTCAAATAATGATGAATGTATTTGGATAGTATATCCTCCGGGTGCAGGAGGAGATTTACTTGCAACAATAATTAATTATCATTATTTAGAAACAGGTTCTTCATTTTTTGGAATAAGTGATCGAGGAAAAGTTATGTTTTCTCCTACTGATGGAAAAACTGCTGGATTAGAAGTTGAAGGTACTATTATCTTTAATAAACAACTAATCCATGACATTAATAACGAAATTGGAAAAAATACATTATCATATAATATGTTAGATATGGTTCTATTTTCTAATCATAATTGGAGAGATTGCGTTGTTGAAAACATATTATCTTTTTTTAAAAAAGCAAAAATAATAAGAATACTACCAAAAAATAAAAATGAAGCAGAGATTATTAAATGGCTGAGTATGTTTAAAAACCTATCTAAAAACCTATCATTTGATGATGATATAATAAAACAAGTCTCATTTGAAAAATTTAAAACTAATTTACAAGATGAAAGATTATTTGAAATAAAATTTCATGAGTTATTAAATAAAAAAAAATTTGAGAACGTTTATACAAGATTAATAAAATATTTAAATCTACCGTGCAAATTAATTAGTTTTGATTTTATAGAATTTTGGTTAAGTAACCAACATCCAACAATTAGAAAAAATTTAACTAGTATGGAGTCTAAATAATGTCAGACTACCATAATCAAAAAATCATAGACAAACTAGTGACAGCGAGGATTGCCTTACTATTGAAACACCCTTTCTTTGGCAACCTTGCTACTAGATTGAAACTTGTGAATGCAGATGATTGGTGTCCTACTGCTGGTACAGATGGTAGATACTTTTATTACAATACAAAATTTATAGATTCACTTACACCAAAAGAAGCAGAGTTCTTATTTGGTCATGAAGTTCTACATAATGTATTTGAACATATGTTAGTTAGAATTGGAAATAGAGATCCACAACTTTGGAACATAGCGGCAGACTATGCCGTTAACCAAATACTTGTTGACGGAAAAATTGGAGAAATGCCAAAGGGTAAAAAAGGTGAGAACAAAGGCTTCCAAGATGAAAAATACAAGGATTGGCCAGCAGAAAGAATATATGATGACATCTATAAACAAGCCAAAAAGAATGGTAAGAAGATGTTAGACAAATTAGGTAAACTTATGGACGAACACGTTGATTGGGGCAAAGAGCCAGGATCAGGTGGAAAAGGAAAAGATAAAAACGGAAAAGGAAAACAACCAGTTTATTCTAAAGAAGAATTAAAAAAAATCAGAGACGAAGTAAAAGAAGCAATGGTGAGTGCCGCACAATCTACAGGTGCAGGTAACTTACCGGGGGCTTTACAAAGATTAGTTGCTGACTTAACAGAACCAAAAATGGATTGGAGAGAAATACTTCAACAACAAATTATGAGTACAATTAAATCAGATTATACCTGGATGAGACCTAGTAGAAAATCATGGCACACATCTGCTATACTACCAGGACAAAACAATGACGAAATGATTGATATATGTTTGGCTCTTGATGCTTCTGGTTCGATAAGCAATGAACAATGTAAAGAATTTTTGACAGAAGTAAAAAACATAATGGATCAATACAAAGATTTTAGAATACATCTTTGGACTTTTGACACAGAAGTTTTTAATCCAAAAGTGTTTACACCAGATAATGCAGATGAATTATTAGATTATAAATTAGGTTCAGGTGGTGGTACAGAGTTTGAATGTAATTGGGATTATATGAAAAGAGAAGGTATAGAACCTAAAAAATTTATAATGTTTACAGATGGTTGGCCATTTAATAGTTGGGGAGATGAAACTTATTGTGATACAATATTTTTAATTAATAACCCATACGAAAGAGGAATAGAAGCACCATTTGGAATGACTGTACAATACAATGACTAATATGCTTTACCAAACTATAACCCCAGGCTTATATGCACAAATAAATATTTGCATGATTAAAACAGCCAAAGAACATTTAGAAAATAGTAAAATGAATTATCAAAAACATTTTACTCATTCATTATACAATGCTTATCTATTAACAATAATCGTTTTTAGTTCTGTTATCCATGCATTCTTTCCTATGGTGTTAAGACAACATGCCGCTAGAGGAGTTGTAAGAATTTATAATTCTATGAAAAAACATGCACACCTAAGAAAAATGATTAATGATGAGAGCAAAAATGTTAAAGATTAATCCAAAAAACTTTTACCAAAGAGAATTACATATATTACCACCACATTTTGTTAATACTGTAATAAAAGCAACTGAATACGATGTTGAGAACATACGAACATGGATTTATGAACATTGTTCAGGTAGATATTCAATTACCAATGATATAATAACATACAACGACAAAACTAAACCTGTTACTGTTTTTGGATTTGAAAACCCAGGTGATCTTACTCTATTTGCGTTAAGCGGTCTAGCTCAAAACAATCAAAAATAACTATTGCATTTGATAATTAATTTTAGTATAATATATGTATATTAAATAACTAATTGCAATTAGGAGAAATACAAAAATGGCAACAAAAAAGAGAACTTTAAAAAAGCCAACAACTGCCACTACAAAGGCACCAACAGAAACGGCTACAGCTAATTCGGCACCAGCAGGTGGACCACAACCAGATCCTAATGCTTTATCAATTGGCGACTTAAAAAATCTTTCATCAATACTTGATGTAGCATCTACAAGAGGTGCATTCAAGGCTGGAGAAATGGCAGGTGTAGGATTTTTATATAACAAACTTCAGGCGTTCTTAGCCAAAGTGGCACCACCTGAACCTGCGAAAGAAGCAGAACCTACAACAACAGGCACAGGAGGAAAATAATATGCCACTAGTAAATGTAAACAACCAGGCTATGCCAATGGATAGTGGAACAGGTAAACCTGGAGAAGGACAAACAGGTCCGAGAAGACACTTCAAACATATTGGAGAACTTGCGGATGAAAGTAAGGCAAAGGTAGTAATTGTTTATAGAACTGTACCAGGTGAACCAAATAACTGTTTGATAGTAGGTACAAAATTTTTACCTGACCTATACCACAATGCACTAATGAGAGCAGTAGAATCAGATGGTGGGCAAGACGCAAAAGAACTAGGTGAATTTTTAGGCAGACAAACATTTCCAGATGGAACTAATATGTTGGCCGTATTACATAATGACAACTATATTAAAAAGTTTACAACTAAAGAGATTATAGTTACTTTTGGAAATACTGTAGAAGGTAGAATTGCACTAAACAAATTAAACGAACAAATGGCAAGAGATCTAGGTGTTAAAGTATCTGAATTAGCAGTCAAAGACGAAACACCAGTTACGGCTGAAGCGGCTACTACTAAAAAAGCAGATGCCAAAAAAACTACCGCCAAAAAATAGTAGTTGGGTACAATTAACAAAAGATTTTGTTAAGGAATGGCCCGAGATTCTTGAAGGATTACACTTCAAGAATATGCCCGTCAAATATCTACTTTACTGCAATATTAATCTTAAAAATCATATAACGATACATTATGATATTAAAAAAGAATTAAAAATTAAAAGTCAAGATTCTATAGCACGTTTTCTTAAAAAAACAATTGAAGCAAATTACTTTAAAATTAAAAATGTAGATTTGAAATTTGATATTCCTGCACTAAAACGTGATATGGAATCACGAACAAATACAATATTAGCAAAAACTTTTAAGAAATAATGATAGCACTATCTGGTTTTGGCTACGAAAGAAAGCTAAAAAATCCATCTAAGGCATTTGCCGAAACATGGAAGTCTAAAAGTTTTATCAACGGGCCTGCTGTAAAAGAATTTGAAAAGCAGTTTGCTCAATACTGTGGCACAAATCATTGTGTTGCAGTAAGTTCATGCACATCTGCACTACACTTATCACTTCTAGCCTTAGGTATTGGACCAGGAGACGAAGTTATTACTGTACCATACACTTGGGTCAGTACAGTTGAGGTTATAAAACAAGTAGGCGCCACACCAGTATTTGCTGACATAAGTCTTAATGATATGTGTATAGATCCAAAGGAAGTCGCTAAAAAAATAAACAATAAAACTAAAGCAATCATTGGTGTAGATCTTTATGGAAATGTATGCGATATAGACGAATTAAAAAAGTTTAATGTTCCAGTTATACAAGATTCTGCACAAAGCACAGGTGCTTTTTATAAAAGCAAAAGAGTGGGTAGTGTTGCTGACTTAACTTGTTTTAGTTTCTATCCTACAAAAAATTTAAGTTGTTGGGGAGATGCGGGTGCTGTCACAGGCAATGAAAAATATTTAAAAACAATCAGGCAATTGAGAAACCATGGTCAGTCTACTAGATTTAAAATGCATATGGTTGGATGGAATGCAAGAATGGATTCGATACAAGCAGAAGTGCTTCTTAACAAACTACCAGAATTAGACAAACACAATGCCAGACGTAGAGCAAATGCTACACTGTACAATGGAACCCTATGGAAGTCTGTGGAAATACCAGTCCAAAATATTAACAGTTTACACGTCTATCATCAATACATAATAAAACATAAAAAAATTAACAACATCGAAAAGGCTTTACTAGGCAAGGGAATACAGTCTAGAAGATACTATCCAACACCTTTACACAAAACAGAAACATACAAAGATGAAAATTCTTATCCAAATTCTGAATATTGTAGCAGTAATGCATTGGCAATTCCTGTACATCAATATTTGACAGATAGCGAAGTTAAAACTATAATAAAAACTATTAAAGAAGCAACATGAGATTAGCAGTAATAGGTACAGGATATTGGGGAAGTAAAATTGTAGATACAATTAAAAAAATGAATCTACAAGTATCTCTATATGATTTAAATGACAATATAGATGCAATTGTTCCTAGTTTAATTGATGGTGTAATAATTGCCACTCCTGCACAAACACATATAACCCTTGCAAAAGTATTTTTAAGAAGAGGTATTGATTGTTTAGTTGAAAAACCTGCGTTTATGAACATGGCTGAATATAACGAGATAGCACCTTATACTGCTAATGCAAAATTAATGGCAGGACACATATTGTTATATAATGAACACTTTGATTTTTTAAAACAAACAGTTGTTGACAAAGAAATATTACACATTGAACATCGTAGATTGGCATGGGGAAGATTACAAAAAGATATTAATCCAATATTACACTATGCACCACACGACATAGCCATTTTAGATAACTTGTTAGGTACTATGCCAGATGAGATACATAGCACAGGCATACACATTATAAAACAAACACAACCTGACTTTGTCACTTGTAATTTAAAGTATGGCAAAGTAACTGTACAATTACAAATGGGTTGGTACTACCATAAGAAAGTTAGGGATATTTCTGTTATAACAGACAAAGGTACACTTATTTGGAATGATGCTGAGAACAAAAGCAAATGGATTAGCCAAACAATAGAAGATGGTCGACAGATACAACATATGGATCTAGACAAAACATTTACTGAATCTACGTCTCCTATGCAGAGACAAATATCAGCATTTATAGACTATTGCGAGAAAGACAAATTACCAGATTCAAGCATGGAACATATTAAAAAAGTTACATACATTGTAGAGTGTATGGAGAAAAGTTTAAAAACAGGAGAGGTTGTATGTCCTTCAAAAAAATATTAGCCATAGGTGCACATCCAGACGATGTTGAACTAGGTTGCTCAGGTACATTATTAAAGTATCAAGCAGAAGGTTCTCACATTGACATTGTTATTTGTAGAGATGATAACGCACCAAAGCCAAGTACTTGGAGAGACAGAGAAAAGATGCAGACAGAATACAAAAAGTCTGAAGAACTATTTGGAATTAAATTTAATATACTTGAAAATCCTACCGATAACGATGGAAGGCCAGTTCTAGAATGGAATAGTAAGTTTGTTAAGAAAATGGACGACATTGTTTATAATGACAACTATGATCTTATAATAACACACAGTCCAGGAGACCATCATCAGGATCATGTGAATACTTTTCACATTGTTAATTCTTCTTTACGTAGATGGAAAGGAGAGTTTTGGTTGATGGAGGGCGGACCATACAGTAATAAAAATCAACAATTTAACCCAAATGTGTTTATAGACATATCTGATTACATAGATAAAAAAATCGAGTTAGTTAGTTGTTATGACAGTTATTTCTCTGATACATTATTACACAATATAAAAGGACTTGCGGCATACAGAGGACAGATGACTGACTCTAAATATGCTGAAGCTTTCGAATGCAAATGGAGAACACTATGAGAATACTAATATTAGGGGGCTATGGATTTATAGGTAGCCATATTTGTCAACAATTAAAATCAGAAGGACACACAATAGGAGTTGTAGATTGTTATCATCAATATTACACGTTTCCAGATTGGGAATACTATCCTGTGCTTAATCAAAGAAAAGAAATTACAAAAACAGATAAAGAATACATAGGACAAATAGAAAACTTTCAATTTATGGAACAAACATTTGAAGATTTTAAGCCAGACAGAATTATTCATGTTGCTACTTTTCCAAATGCAAAAATGGTTAAAAGAAATGTGTTAGATGCAACTAATAATATGATTACTGCTACTGCATACATATTAGATCTATGTGTCAAACATAAGGTACAAAAGATAGTTTATGCTTCAAGCAGTATGGTATATGGAGAGTTTAATAATCAAATACCAGACGAAGAAGTTATACCAGAACCAAATACATTGTACGGCTCATACAAAAAACAAGGTGAAACTATGTGCAAGATATGGAACAGAGAGTATGGCTTACCTTATATTATTATGAGACCATCAGCACTTTATGGCACACGTGATACTATATGCAGAGTCATCAGCCAAATGTTAAAGAGTGTATTAACGACCGGTGATATGACTGTGCAGGGACCTGATAATAAATTAGACTTCTCAAATGTACTGGATGTTGCCAAATACTTTTCATTAGCTACTACAAACGAAGTACTCAACGAAACATTTAATTGTACTCGTGGTAATGGTAGAAAAATTATAGACGCGGCAGAGATAATAAAATCAAAAATAGGTACTGGAAATATTATTACTAAACCACATGATTCATTCTATCCAAACAGAGATACACTAAACAGTGATAAAGCAAAAACTATGTTTAATTTTAATCCAACAATAGATATAGAAGAAGGTATTCCAAAATATATTAATTGGTTTTTAGAACAACCTTTTTATTTTAATAATTTAAATATTAATCCAAAGTTTGCTCTGGGTACAAAGACTTAAACTGCTCTTTAATCCATTCATAATCATAAGAATACATTAATTTATTGTAATCATTTTTGTAGTTGTTGTAATGCTTCTGACCATCAACTGCACCTTGATATATCCATTTAGCATTCTCACCATTACCCAACGTACTCCATTTTTTAAGTCTGTATTTAGATTCCACTGTTGGTTTCATTTGTAATAATTTTATAACTTCCCTAAATGATGACCTATAAGCTAACAATGGTGTTTCGTTACAGTTACTAATTGCAGACAATATAGGTACTGAATGATGTGCTTGTGACAATGTAAAATCTAAACCTGGCTTTGTTGTTTTCATTACTAGATCTTTATTGTAAAGTATAACGCCTCCCCAACCATATGTTAGATCTATCACAGAATTATAACAATCAAATATGTAATGACAAGGGTTCCTTAACCTCTCTGGTTGAAAATCGAATTTAAAACTATCTACTATTTCGCTCTTTGGGAACACAGCAAAGAAATATTCTGTTTTACTCATCTGTGCCGCGGCCATGTAAGCAAGTGTCTGTCCTTGTACACCTTTGCTCCATTTAGCTCTAGGAAATTTTTCTTTTAATTTATTATATCGTTTTTCAGCACTAGGTTCGTCATACGATATAAAAACTATGTCCATTGGATTTATATTATAGTCTAAGTCATAATGTACACTTCTTTCTACATCATAAAATTGTTTTAAATTATCTTGCTTTGGTACCAACATAATATCTTTTGTGTTACCCCAAGAATACAGTTTAACGTCTTCCCAGAAGCTAGGGTAAAAATTTGGCACTTTGTCAGGATCCAATTCTTTATTATACAGCCATGTATAGTATTCTTCACTGTTATTGTATGCGGTAATTGGATCACTTAATTTAAATGCAATTTTTGGTATTATGTTTTGAAAAAGATTAGCATGAGCATGATAATTAATGTCTTGAAAATCTCGCAAATATTGTATGTTGTACATCTGTTCTTTAAATTCTTTTGTAGGTATCAACATAATATTACCTTCTTTATTTGTTCCACCGTTAGGGTGCGTGTTGTACCATACGTGTATTTGATTTTTTTCGTGTTGTTCTGGAATGTAATCTATATCTATAGTTTTCATATTAATGAAACTAGAAAAAAACCAGAAGTACTCTGTCTTAATCTCCCCTACTACACTCTTAAGTATTTCAAAATAACTCTTAACAAAAGGTACTACCCTAGTGTTAGCAAAAGGACTTGGAAAAAATCCTGTATCTTTAAATCTGACCTGTACACTATCAAACGCCATAAAAGTCTCCACCATTAAGTTTTATCATAGTACTTTTACTCCATATTTGGCTGTCCAGTCTTTACCATCTTTGGTGTCATTTACCATTGGCATACCCTTAATGTTCAAACTGGTGTTTAACAATATTGGACAACCTGTTTTCTTTTTCCATGCTTTAAGTAACTCATAAAACCCTTCGTTATCGCTTTTAGCGACGGTTTGCACCCTAGATGTATTATCATAGTGTATTATGGCAGGACAGTCTTTACCATGCGTGTACGTTGCTGTATATTGCATATAAGGGGTGTTTAAAACACCTTTAGGTAGCTTAAAATACTCGTTTACATCCTCTTCTAAAATGGCAGGAGCAAACGGTCTAAACTTTTGTCTTCTTTTAATTTGATTTACCATATCCTTAATTTCCAATCCTCTTGGGTCAGCTAAAAGAGATCTATTACCAAGAGCTCTTGGTCCAAACTCTGCTCTACCATTTGCAACTCCTACCATTTTATTTTCTGTTAATTCTTTTATAATTTTATCTACTGGATATTCTCCTTCTATGTTATATCCTAAAAATGGACTCTTCCAATCTAAGTGTCTTTGTTCCGATGCCGCGATACATCCTAACGAACTTCCTGCATCTCCTGGATTAGGTATAATCCAAATGTTATCAAACAATCCCATATTTGCTAATGCAGTGTTTGCCGCACAATTAAGAGCAACTCCGCCTGCATAAACTAAATTTCTGCTACCATACTTAGATGCTCTATGCCATAAATCTGCAAGACATTCTTCAAGAACTGATTGTATACTTGCGGCTATATCCATAACATCTGCTTCTGGATGCCAATCACTTAACCCTCTATGTAAATTCTTTTTTAATTTAAAAGGTGATTGTATCACAAAGTCTTCATAGATATCATCTTTATATCTTGGTTTTCCATAAGCCGCCATTCCCATTAAAATATATTCTTCTTCTGCAGGTTTTAATCCACAACGTTGTGTAAATGCAGAATATAATATGCCCAAACTATGTGGATACTTTATAGTTTCTTTTCGTTCTATCCAAACTTTGTTAGCAGTAGATATTGATACTGTATCCCATTCACCTATTGCATCCACTGTTAAAATAGTTGCTTCTCGAAATGGTGAAGTAAAATATCCTGCCGCGGCATGACTATCATGATGTTTTACATATTCATCTATTTTAATTTTAAAATTATCTAAATGCCATTGTGGCATTTCTGTATAACTTAAAGCATCACTGTATTGTCCTGCATAAAATTGTCGTGTTTTCTTTAATAAAGGTTTTTCGTAATAAACAACTTTGTCAAAAGGACCATATGTCATTGCTTCATTTACTATTCGCCAATTTAAATAAAAATCATTTTTAACTTTTGAATAACGTTCTGCATGAGCGGCCCATAGCACTTCGCCTATACCACTGCTGTAATCAACAACTGCCATTGCGGCATCGTGATTCATACAGTTTATACCTAATATTCTCATCTTTTTAATTTAAACCATTTTTTTGCTTGTTTTAAATAATTTTTCCACCATTTATTTTCAATTGTATATTCAAAATTTTGTGAGGTTTTGTTTACTTGTAATTCTTTAGCACCATTCCTTAAATGAAATTCTCGTGCCATATCTGTTAATGGTGATAATGTAACTAATCGATTTAAATGATTTGATTTTTTAATCATTTTAAAAACTTCTTGTATTATTCTTTTTCCACCACCTTTTTTCTTTGACCAAACTGTATAAGCAATAGCAATATTGCCTTGTATTCCTGCTCTATGAGTTGCCTGTATAAAAGCATCTTTACTCATTAAATCTAATTCTTCTATCGTCTTTGGTATTTCGTGTGTAAAGGCAAAGCACATAACCGCAACAATATCTTTGCCAAGTTTTAAACCATATATTTTTCTACCCCAATCTTTTCTAAACTTATTATCCAATTCAGGCCTCACAGGATCTTCTTTGAAATGACAATATTTCATTTCAACTAACTCCACTTTTTTAAGCCAATCAAATGTTAACTTTTTAATTTTTTTCATTTGTTTACTTTTATTTCTTCACTCTCTCCATAATACGGAGATGCAAGAGAGTGTGGTTTTATTATAAATCCTCTTATATTATACATTTTAATTTGTGCTAATAAATTTCCTGCTTCTGCTAAAGCAAACCAAAATGCATTTTTTTCATAGAGATAAATCCAACTAAACTTCCTAGGATATTTCTTACCGTTAATATAAACTTTCCAACCATTAACAATATTATAATTTCCCCATTTATGTTTAATATTAAACCTTCGACTAAATTTTTTACATTTAATTTCCATTTAAATCTTATTTGTATATAAACGGGTCTTTTTTCTTTAGTTCTTTTAATCTTTTACGATAAGCAAGTTCTTGCTTAATCTTATTGATTATTTTTTTAATCCATCCGAACATTTTTTCCTCCTATTATTTCATTAAACTTAGGTTGCATTAATTTTACAGCATCTCTGTGTGCTTTGTCTAGCGGGTGTGTTGTACCACGTTCATATTCATTCAATAATGCCCATTGATTAAATCCCATACAACGATCACCAAAGAAAAACCATCTGGTTAAATCTATTTCTTTATGTAATGCTAACATAAATGGATCTTGATCTTTGTGGTTATCAAAGTCTCTGTAAAACAAACTATTATCAGCAAGTGTAAACATATATGGAATTTTCTTTTTTTCTAAAATATTCTGTAACCAAATAATAGATTTCCAGCTCAAATATGTTTCATGATATTCATTAGCGGCGTGTTTATAAATTGCTTCAGCAAATGGTTTAACTCCTGTATTAATTAATAACTCTTCTCTTCTTTTCCATTGTTCTTGTTGTGCTTCGGATCCTACTAACGCAGTATGTCGCTCTTCACTTGCTATTTTAGTGTCCCAGGGAGATATTGTTGCCCAACGAGTTTTTTCTAAATTTCTATGTCGTGGCATCGCCCAATCATAACGAGATAAAAAACTCCACATTACAACAACACAACCAATATCTGTTGTATTTGCTACTGCATTAAAAACTCTTCTTGCAATTCCTGGATTTCCTGTACCAGGTCTTGCTGTACAAATATAATTGTCTGGTTGACAATAATTTTCTTCTTGACTTAAAACATATGCCCAACTTTGCTTAGATGGTGTTTTACCTTCATTATCATCAGACAATTCGTGTCCAAATGTAAAACTACAACCTCCTGCTATAAATTTTTTATTCATATATTTGTAATACCTTATTTAAAAGTGGAAAAACATCTCCAAAATCTTCTTTTCTATACTTGTCTGTTTGTAATATCCTTGCTTTTCTTTGCTCTCTAATTTCTTCTGAATCTCTATGTGCTGAATTCATAAATCTTAATGTGGGTTGAAAATCTGTAAGCATTGAGTATCTACTATTAACAATATTTTTAACCTGTTTAGGTAATGTTTGTATGTTAAAATAATCTGGATCAAAACAGGTATTAACATAAAAGAATTTAGGTTGATATTGTGCTACCCATAATGAAATTTTTGCTAAACTAAAAATATTAAAAATACTAATTGTTGTACAAATTTGAAACTCCATATTATGAGTTTGATATGTTTTAAACTCTACAAGATTATGATTAACTTCTCTCCAGTTAGCAGGGTGTCTTTGATATTGAAACTGCTCTCCTACATCATCAATACTAAATGCTATTTCAACTCTTTTAAAATATCTCCACAGGTCAAATATTTCTCTAGGCGGCAATTGTGTTCCATTTGTGTTGTAGTGTATATCTATATTTTTTGCATAACCTTTTTCAACACAATGCATTAATATTTTAAAATGATCTCGTATCATAAAAGGTTCACCACCTGTAAACTCAAAATATTCTGCATCTGCTAAACATTCTTGTATGTCATCAAAAAATGTAGGATGTTTTTTTGGCCAACCACCTTCTTTTAGATTTTTTCTTGCGACTGGATTTTCTCCATAATCTAATTCTTCCTGTGCCCACTTGCTGGAACTCCAACTGCCACATATTCTACATTTTAAATTACATACGTTGCCCAACTTAAAATCTATAAACTTTAGTGTTGGCTCGCTATTAGGGGTCCAGTCTTTTAAACTGTTACGCATTTTATAAATTGAATTCATACGTTTTGATGTTTTTCCAACACTTTCTTCTTGCCAACAACTTTCACAACTTAAAGGACGTTCTCCATTTTTAAATTTTTGTCTTAATTTTTTCATATATTCAGAACTTTGTATTGTTTTTAAATCAGTTTCATATACTTTAACATTGGGTATATTTCCTTTATATAAACAACAAGGCGAAGCACCTCCATTTACATCTACTTCTAAATGTGTCCACGGTAATGGACATATATTTGATTTTATATACTTTTCCACCATTCCAATACCTCTGGTTCTTTTATTAATATTTTTGTAATATCTGTTCCACGAATTTTATCTAAACGCTCGCATTCTTCTTTTCCTGATTTCCAACCTTTCATACAAGTTTCTTTATCATAACGTTGTTCATTAGTAGGATGATTTTTCAAATCGTCCAATCCTTCTAAAAATGCCATGTTAAACACTGTAGGTTTTTCGTTTTTAACTTTGTCTTTAACTTTGTCTACCATTTTGTGTAATAATTTTTGAGGCATAAACAAAGGACTCATGAATACATCAGGACTAAAAGTAAATACTTTTTTACATAATAACGGTATTTTCAAATCTTTTTGTAATTCATACATATTTTCTAAGTCAAATAATCCAGGAAGTGTTACAGTAAGATCTAATTGTAATTGTCTTGGATGCCTTACGAATTTTTTTGCATATTGCATATTAGAATACCATTCGTTATATTTTAAACCTGTTCTAATATATTCACCAATTTCGCCAGTTCCGTCTATTGATGCATTTATTTGCCAATCTTGAAATTTTGAAAGAATATCATCAAATAAATTTAATTTAAAAAATTTAATTCTACTCATATTAGAATTATACCTAACATAAACTTGATTTGCATATCCTAATTCTACTACACGTTGCATGGCAATCCAGTGTATTTTCCACATTAACGGTTCTCCACCGCACCAATAAAACTCTCTAATAGTTTTCTCTTCAATTGCTTTTGTAAATTCTTTAACCATTGTTTGATCATGGAACTTTTGCAATATTGCTTGTACATCTTTCCTACCCCAAATTCTATATTTTGTGTATAGTTCAGGTTTGCGATGTTTTTTATTTTCCGCCTCCCAACTACTACTCAACATATCACCACACATTCTACAACTAAAATTACAAAGATTAGAAAATCTATAATCCCAACTAACAACTTTCATTGTTGTTACACCGGTGTCATCTGTTGACTCAAATGCTTTATCTATATCGTTTCCGTAAAATCTGTTGAAGTGCTGTCTATACACCTGTGCATTAAGCAGTTTATGATTACAAGTAGCACATTGTGGTATTTCTTCTCCGGCCATTAATTTAAGCCTAACTGATTTCATATATTCAGAATTCCAATGCTCATCTAAACTTTTTAAATTAATTTTACCTGAACTTATATTACTCTTATAATCTTTTGGTAGTGTGTCAATATATTGTTTAAAATTATTGGAATCTTCACGACTTGCACAACACAATCGCCTTTCCATTTGAGGTGACATATAAGTATGCACCCATGGCGCCATACAGAATGTTTTATTACCTTCGTTTGGTTTAATTTTTTTCATATTTGTCAAATAATTCTTTCCATTCTGGAAACGTATCAGTAAACGTTTCGTCTCTAATTTTATCATATTTCTTTGTTTCTCTGAAAAACAATTCAAGTTTATCTGTTTTATCTCTTCTAAAAAGATAATCCAAAGCACTTTCATATCCTTTAGTTGCACGAGTAAGATGATCTTGTGCTTTTAACCATTCTATATGTTTTTCGTATTTTTCTTTTATTTGTTGCTTAAATTCTTCTGGCAAAAGATCCATACGTTGCCATAACGGAAACTGCAATAAATTAAAATTAAAATCTTGTGGTTTAATCAATCCTTGCTCTACCCAATTCTTATGAAAATCTACAACGTGTAATGCATTTACTAATCCTACTGTTGAACTAATATAAAAATCAACTTGTGGACAAACTACTAACATACGTTTTCTATTTGCTACAATATCTTTCCATACAGTTCCTTTACGCATTAATTCTGCTCTTGGTCCTTCTGCATCTAAACTTGCTCCTATAGATACTGAATCAAATTTATTCCATAATTCAAATATATCTGTACCTTTAAATTTGGACTTACTAAAATTTGTATTATAAATTAACCTAACATGATACATTTTACGTTTGTCTAATTCTTTTAAAATTCTTAGATGTTCTTCCATTATAATTGGTTCACCACCAGCAAAATAAAACTGTTCCACATGATCAAATTGTTCTAATAATTGATCCCATATATCATTAGAAGTCCTACCAACTTTCATAATTTTTGCATGGGGTGGTGGACTACCTGTTAATTTTTTGTGATCTTCGTACCAATTAGAACTAAACCATGTACCACAACTTCTACAAGCCATGTTACACAAATTACTAAAACGTATATCCCAATATTTTATTACAAAGTCTGCTGAACCATCTGACTGTGTAGTATTAACCATATCAATATTATGTCCAAAATGTTTGTTTGAACTTAAACGTAAACTAAAGAATCCAGATTTTTCTTGATCATAACACTTAAAACATTCACGTGATGGTTTGTTTGCTAACATATTCAAACGCATTTGTTTCATTTTATCACCATTCCAAACTTCAGCCATTGATTGTTTATTAAGATCACCAACTGGCAATTTGTCTAAAGCAAAACAACAAGAATATGCTCTGCCATCTGGAAATGCGTGAAGGTGCATCCATGGCAACATACAAAAATTGTCACTTTCTATTAATAACTCCTTTTGTTTAGGAGTCATATCTTTTATTTTTAATTTCTCAGGCTCTTTTGCTCCGTACTCATATGCCACGATACCATTCTCCTATTATTGGGAAAGTTTTTTCAAAATCTTTTCCTCTTCGTTTGTCATATTGACTATAAAATAACTTAAAGTCTTTTTGTAATTTTTCTCTTGCGGCCGCTCCAGCGTGTGGTGTTTTAACAACATCTAAATAATCAATTAATCTTTGTGTATGATTAATTTCCATTTCTTCTAAATGTTGTTGATTATTTTTTAAAAATTTTTCAATATCCCCTTTAAACTTATTACGTAAATCATCTGGCAATACCAAAGGTGATTGAAAACTTGGAAACCTTAAAATATTAAGTGTATAATTTATTGTTGGTCCGTAAATCTTACTTGCATTTTTTAACCATACAATTTTTTCTAAAAATTCAGCCAGTGATTCTAAACACAATGCATTGATTGTACACATATTGTGAATTTCTGCTGGTACTTTATCAACCATCATGTGTAATACTTGACTATACCAATCTCCATAATTTAATCCGTCTCTAATATATTCTGCTTGTCTAAATGTTGCTTCATTACTAGTGTACAAGTGAAATCTATCAAAGTTTTTTAATTTCTTTTTAAAACGTTCTATAATATCTTGTTTTGCACCTAAATTAGAATTAATTGCAATACGCATATGAGGATTCATTTTGTGTCCTTGTGTTTCTATCCAATCTAACAGTCTCCATAAATTAGGCGACATCATAGGTTCACCGCCTGTTATTCTTAATTCATCTAAACTTTTATGCAAATCTGTTTCCCACCAAGTGTAAAATGCTTCAACATAAGGATTAGTTTCATCTTTTTTATAAGGTTCTGCTGATTCATGACTGTGAGTAAAATGATTTCTTCCGTCTGTTGTCATATCTGTGTATGGACCTTTTTGTTTAATGTCTCTTGCCCATGTTGTGCTAAATGCAGGATTGCAATAAGAACAAGCAAAATTACAAGTTCTGTCAAATGCTATTTCTAATGTTTTTAAATTCCAATCAATTTCGTGACTCTCAGTAAATGCTTCTTCTAAATGACCACTGTCAAATATTTTTGATTTGTATACCCTATCTGATATAGCATCTTTGCCAATGTCTTCTATTTTCCAACAATATTCACAACCTGCAGGTCTTTCACCACACTGCATTTGTTTACGTTGCTCCTTCTTTTGCCATGTATTGTGTATTGCAGATGGATTTGTTTTTATTTCTTCTAAATCTATTTTGTGTGGTAATGGGTGATGACAACTTGTAGTCATACCACTGCCTAACCATATAGTTGCATTGAACCATTTAGCACCACAAAAACTTGCTGACTTTGTATCTAATATTTGTTTTTTATATTCTAAATCTTTCATGCGTTTTTACACTCCTGCCAAAATTCTGACATTTCTGGGAATACTGTTTCAAAGTTTGTTAAGCGTCTACGATCATGTTCGTTAAAAAATGCGTAAAAGTTCTTTTTAGTTTGCGTACTAGTGTCTGCATTTTTACGCCAATAAGCTAAATTGCGTAACATTTTTTGAATCTCAAAGTCTTTGAATATGTGTAATCCTTTATCTTCTCCAGAATTTTCTCTCATATATTCTATGTTGGCTTCATGTATTGCTTGATATGCCTCAGGCAATAATGTTATCTGTTGCCATGCAGGCTGTCTAAGCAATGGTATATCAAACCATACTCGTTGATACGTTTTACTATGTCGTTTTCGTAATTCTAAAATACCTTCTAATAACTTATCCAAACTTGTAACACTAAGATTATTGTATGTGATTATAAAAGTAACTGAATTACGTACTGGTATACGATCCAAAAATTCATCTACATTATCCCACATACGATTAAATTCTAATCCATTTCTAATATATTCTGCTTGTTTACCCCATGCATCAACTGAAACAAATTGCATGAAATGTTCAACTTTCTCCTCAATACAGATTTTCTTAACCATATCAAAATATTTGTTTTTTAATTTGTTATTAGGTGGACACATATTACTGGTTACGTTTAAGTGTAAGTCTTGTTTTGGATTATTAATAACGTATTCAAATACTTTATATGTGTTATTGTCCATCATAGGTTCACCACCTGTCATACGAAAATGTTTTAAATTTTTATATAATGTAGGCCACCACTTCCAAAAAGCAGTAACATAAGGATTATCTTCTTTATGTGGTATTGGACGTTTTCTTCCTTGAAAGTGTTCAGGTGCATTGTGGGGAGGAGATGTTGGATATTGGCCATATACAGCAATCTCCTTCCCCCACGTTGTCGAGAATTGTGGTGAGCAATAAGAACACTTAAAATTACAAGCATTATTAAAGTTTACTTCCACATATCTCGGTGTCCAACGTTCGTCCATTGGATTTTGTTTAATTGCTGTAAAGTCTTGCATGGCCCATGGTTCACCAGAACGATAATGTCTATCTGACATTTCGCCTGTGTCTTCCATTTTCCAACAATATGAACAACCCTCAGGCCGTTCTCCTTTAAGCATTTGTTGTCTTTGATTTAATTTTTCTGCTGTATTATGTAGTGCCGCAGGATTATCTTCTAATTTTGTTGCATCTATTTCATGTAAAGGTGGATGATAGCAACTGTTTGTTAATCCAGTAGGCAAGTGTAATGAAACTTGATTCCATTTTGCCAAACACATAGTTGGTGAAACATTATCAAGTAAACTTTTAGCCAACTCTGCATCTGCTTTATAATTACTTGTACTCACGGTCTTGTACTCCTGTGTTGAATGGGCGTGGCATTACAAATTTAAAAAAATTGCTTTGGTCTTCATCAAAATTTTCACAAGGTATATCTATTCTTTGCTTAAGACTATTGCCATATACTTCTAAATCTTCATCTACTTTATCTTCAACTATACCATTTGCAAATAAATCTGCCATTTTATCTAACTCTCTAATTTGTATAAATTCGGTTGAATCCACAGTAGTTGAATAACAACCCATTCTTGCTCCTAACATAGCATACTTGCCATACTCAACATCTGCACCTACAGTCATCCACGTGGTTAGTATTCTAAGATTGCTACCTTGTATAACACGCATAAAATTTTGTGGTGGTATATGTTTACCTTGATTTAAACTCATCTTAACACCTTCTCTATAACCTGCTATCCAAGCCTGTTGTGGTGTTGCATTAATAACAGTAGTTGAATAACAATTATGTAAATTTTCATGAGGTACTGTCCAACAAAAATCTATTTCTGCTTTTTCATCTTTTGCGTTTTCGTGTGTTTTCATTTGCAAACAAGTTTCACGTGGCCATCCTACCAAACCACCATTGCCATATACTAAATTATTAACATTATTTCTTGCTCGCCAACGATGTACGGCTTTTGGATCTGTTTTAGACCAATCTAAAGTTTGTAATAAAAAACTCTCATCTATAATATTGTCTCCATCAACTGAAATAAAAAAATCTGTTTCTGCTTTTTCTGCCGCGGCTTTGTGTGCTGAATCAAATCCTTTAACTCCGTCAACACGCTTTGCCCACGGCACTTTGCTTAACAAGTCTGCCCAATTCTCTTCTTTGTTTGGTTCAGCATAACTTATAAAAACAAAGTCTAAATCCGAGACTCTTACTCTATCCGCCATACATACCCTTCCTTACCAATATTTTTAACCCAAAAAGGATTTTTTTTATAAAATTTAACTCCGTTATCTGCCTTATGCATTAATGGTTGTCGCTGTTCTACAGGTATACGTTTTTTTCTTACAACTTCTCCTTTTTTCCACGTATAATTTTCCTCACCTGCTCTTGTTATTTCTAAATAACGTTCTAATGTTACAACTATACTTTGACCTTCGATAGTAACCACGTGAGGTTGTCTTTCTTTTGGCTTAAAATTTTCTAATGCTTCAAAAAATCCTGGCATTTAATTCCTCTGGTAATGATTTGTTATAATAATGAAATATTCTTGATTGCTTATATCCACCTACATAAACTTTTTCATCTATTTGCATTGGATATAGATATTGATCGTTAATAAATGCTTGGGTTAATCCATTTATTGCATTTTTATTATGCATAAAATTAAACCAATCATATTTTATACGTAATTCATTTAATGGATCTTGTATTTTAAGTGCAAGAGCATATACAACATCTGTTGATGATTGCTCATCATGACAATTTATTAAAAATTTATTCCGTACAACAGGCCAATTTAACATAATGCCTTTACATAAATTATAAAATGTTTGTGCTTGTCTACTTTTTCTAAAATAAGTTAATCCGTTATATACATCTGGCAAATTATTTGTAACAAATAATTTTCTATAAGGTGTATGTTCAATAATTGTGTCTCTATAACATCTTACATGATAAGAAAAAACCATATTATGTTGATGCAAATAATTCCACCACCAATCTGTGTTACTTGTAAACAACATATCAGCTTCTAATTTAATTGTGTGCTTAAAAGGTGTTAAATTAAAAACTTGCCATTCGTTGTTTAACTTCCATTCCTGATCTTTGCTATAATCTTGTTCTAATACAACTACATGATCAAATTCTTCATGATCAACTAGTTTATCAGTTATAATACATACTTTATTTTGCCTATTATGCTTTTTAATTGACTTTGCAAGACGTTTACTTAACTCTATATAATCAGTTGTGGAGTTATTCAATGCAAACCAAACATATCCTCTATCCATTTACAAACTCCTTATCCATAACATGAACATCTTGTTCTTCAACCATATTAACTTTATTATTGTACTTGAATGTTATTGTTTTATCCGACATATCTAATACATCTACTTCATGTGATATCATAGCCATTGGTGTTGGAATAAAATTTTTATGAGAATTAAATCCATTTAACTGATGTAATGCTATTGCAAAAGCAAAATCATTTCTATAATTTTTATATTTTATACGATACAAATTTCTATAATGAGCATAGTATTGTTGTATGTGTTGAATTAAATTAAAAACTTGTTCTGCAAATACTGATTTACGAAAAATAGTAACCGTTGCCCAAACTATTGGTACTGTTGATTCATTTTTACCTTCAATCATATTTTCACCTGTTAAATCATATACGTTATTGTGTAATAAAAAATCATACTTTGTATTTGCATACGTTAATAGATTATTAGTAAAAACAAAGTAATCACAATCCATAAGAATTGTAGTATCATAAGGTGAGTGTTTGTATGCTAAACTTCTTTCTAAATTATGCCAAGCAATACTTTGACCTCTATAACTTCTTCTATTGCCTACTTTATTATCAACAATCTTGTAATTAATCATACCTAAAGGTTTAAACTTTTTGTAAGTTTCAAAATTAGTAACAATAGTAATTTCTAATTTTAGATATTTTCGTATTTGTGCTACACAACGTTCAGCTAACAAGTGGTAGTTAACTTCAGGCGTATTGAAACAATACATTAATACACCTGTTGTCATTTTAACCTTTTATTCTTTAGATCCTCGTGTAGTTGATGGTATGAATTTAATGTTTCTTGATTTCTTTCAATCAATATTCTCAAAAATTCATCTGGATCTATTATGTGACACGGATTATCATTAGTATCTAACATATAAAACTCCTTAGAGTGTGCTTTAAATGTTTGAACTACATTTATGGTATCAGCGTCTGCACGAAATAATCTACCATTGTATGCTATAATCTGTCTGGATTTTAACTTTTCCAGAGCATTCTTTTTAATTTGGTTTAGATCGTGTGCTAGATCAGAATAGTTTTTGAGAGTGCCAATATCCATAACTGTATTATACAGTTAATTATGGACTGTGTCAATGTGGTAAAATGTTTTTTATTATGATGTAGTATTAGATACTGTTGCGTCAGATGAAATAGCACCAACTGAAGCCAACCCTTGTGCAGTTGTTGGATTCACTGTATGTAATGCAACGTCTGTTACACCAATATAGTTTGCATATTGATCAACACCTGATGTATTACCATCAGTAAATGTTCCGTCACCGGTATCTGGATCAAAAGTTTCCCACTTCATTGTTACCGTTACTGCTGAAGCTACTGCGGCATCTAATTTTGCCGAAATTTGAACATACATTGATGTATATGTTCCTGAAGATTGTGTAAGTTTTAATAATACTGTATAACCAGTACCTAAGTCATAAAGACCATTTGATAATCCGTTAGTTGTTACAGTTTCACCTGAACCTGATCTAGTTGATGTTTGTGATTTAAGATCAAAGTTACCTATTGCTGTAATCATTTCGTCAACTGAACTATCTTTTGAAGTTGCTGAACTACCACCGTTACCAGTTCTAGTCATTTTCAATCTCATAGTTCCACCTGCGTTAAAAAACCATCTTAATTGATTGTTATTAGCAAATGTTATTGAATGTTCTACTACGTGCGAAGTATTCCATCTTCCTGATGCCGCCGCACTTTCTAATTCTGCACTTTCTGATATTGCTGTTGCTGACGTAGATCCGCCTGCAACTTCAGCCGCTAAAGATGCCAAGTCTGCCACTAATGCTGATTTAATTGCAATAGTGTCACCTGCTGATCTTGCCGCTGTTGAAGTTAATGTGTCATTTGTATGATTTGCAATATTATCCATACCTGTAAACAAGGAATTCCATTCTGCCGCTGTAATTGTATCACCTGCTACGTTAGTTGCTATTGCTGTTTGTCCTAATCCATAATTTAACGCACCAGTTCCTGCGAAGTGGTTGTATCCGTATGGTGAACTTGATGAATTTACAAAAGTATTATACTCGTCATCTAAAATTTTTTCGCCTACTACATATCCCATATTGCTATTTAACTCCTATCACACATTCTGTTAATGTTGTTTCTTCGTTGTATTTAGCCTTCAACAGTCTTCCTAGTACATTAAACGTGGTACACTCATCTAAATTAGCTACTTTAGCTAAACCATTGCCTGCTGATACTATACGATCCCCTGCTTGTCCTGTACCTTGTAATTTAACAAATACTCGTCCTTTTAATGCTATCATTGGGTGTGATTGGTTGTTTCCTGCTTGAGCATTCATCAAAAATGCTGGACTATCACTTACTACACCAAAAACATTGTTGCATAATTCTTTATTACATTTTGTAATTTCTTCTGAACCACCTAACATTACAACGTCACCTGCTTCTAATGGCATATCTGAAGCATAACGCTCGGCCAAATCAGCGTATTGTGCCGCTGTTGATGTTGCGTGTACTACATTGGCTCGTATATCTACTAAAGTTGCGGCTGATAATTCGTCATCTCCGCCACCTGATTTAAATGCTGTCCAGGCTCCGCCTGCATTTCCATAAATTGTTGTACCATCATCTGCAAAAGTTTCATCCCAAACCCAAAATAAGTCTTGTTCAGTAGCAGAAGATGTTTCTCCTCTGTTTACTTTTAATCCTGTATAACTTGGCATACCTGCGTTTGAAGATATGTTTCTGTTTAATTCTATAATATTGTCTTCAACTGTTAATGTTGATACGTTAGTTGTAACTGAATCTCCATCAACTATTAAATTTCCTTTAACTCTTAAATCACCTACTGATGGCAGTTCTAATCTTCCTGTATCACCATCTAAAGTCATTAATGTAGTTGTTGCACCACCGTCATTTACTGTAAAAATAATATCTTTGTTTGATGTTGTGTTTGCAATGGTTAAATTATCACTTGACATTGTGAAAGTTACATCTGAACCTGCACCTAAAGTTAATGCGGCTCCATCAACTAGCAATCCTAATGTACCTGTTGATGTATCATTTGCGTTTGATCTAAGATAGTTTGCCGCCGCAACTCCACCTAATGCATCTGAGTCTGTGGAAGTTCCTCTAAATTTTGCTGATGAAACTGTTGATGATAATTGTAAACCTTGTGCAACTGTTGAGAAACCTGCGGCCGCTAATGCCACTGCATTTGTTTCTGAACTTGACGGTGTAAATGCTAAATTAGAAGCAACTGCAATTACGGCATCGTTTGCAACTAATTTTAAAATTGATCTATTAACGCCTGTGTTGTCTTGTACTGTTTCTGGTACAACATTTGTTACGCCTGATCCAGCAGTCGAAGTTGGACCAACAAGTACCCAAGCAGATCCTGAATGAACATATAATTGTGAATTTGTTGTATCAAACCACATATCACCTTGTACTGCATTGGTTGGTGACGTTGTTGAGTTTGTTGATGACCCTACTGGTTTCCATTTTGAACCTGTATAAACATTAATTTGTTTATTTGTTTGGTCATACCAAAGTTGACCTGTAATTTTGTTTGAAGGAGCTGATGTATTATTAAAGTTTTCTAAAAGTTTTACAAGATTTTCGTTTAACTTCTCACCAAATCCTGCATACCCTTTTCCTATGAGTGTAAGATCCGTAGTAGCGGTATCAATTGTACCATCTGCTAAAGTGACCAATAAGGTCCCGAATGTATTGTTAATCTTATACGCCATATATATATATATTAGTTAGATGCGTTATCTCTAACTTCAATCAACCAACTTACATCACCAACTAATTTAATCAAAATATTTGCAAAATATGGATCCAGTTTTCCTTGAACATATGCCTGTTCATGATCATCCCAAATATCTTTTGTATCAATTGTATTAATAAAATCTGCTACTTCCTGTTTTGTTGCCATTTAAATGTTCTCCTTATGGTTATTTATTAGTCTTTACGTTGCTTCTTGAATTGCTCATCATCTGAAATCCAGTGTAAATCTTTAGAATAATTACCATCTAAATCACGTAAAAACGTCTTAACATTGGTTTCTGTAAGTATCATATTGTGGAATTTAACATATCTTTTATGCAACTCTCTTTCTTTAGTTGCGGTATAAACTAGTTTCATTCCTTTAGATTTTGCAAGTTCTATTATAGCATCAATGCACATTTTTAAGGCTTTATGTACATCTCTCTTATTTGTACTTTTATCTGCTACAATCCATTCCATAAAAGCAAACTGTGTTCCTACTCCTATATATAATCCACCTGCACATATAGGCTTGCCGTCTATTTCAACTATAATTCCATCTGGTGGAAGACATTCTTTTGGAACTGTTCCAAACTTCCACTCATTCCACCATTTTACCAGAATTGAATAATCCTTGTCCAAAATCCATTTTCTATATTTCATTATAAACTATTTTATTATTTTTTATTGATAAAATCAACAACTTCTTCGTCTAATGCGTCTGAATGTTCTCTATACTCGTTAAAGTATTTTTCCCCTAGTTTTTGTAAACCTATTTTTTCATTTACTTCAAAATAATCTGTGAACAATATTTTGTTTATTAGTATTCTTCTATTTTCACAGCCAAAAATGTAAACTACATGATCACCAGTTCCTAAAGATTTACCAATTTCACTATCTCTAACTCTAACCCATTTATTATTTTCTTTTACCATATGAGAACCTGCTACTTTAATACCATTATAATCATATAAATTATTAATTAAAAATTTACCTGTAGCAAATACAAAACCACCTATAGCAACTTTATCTTTTAATTTAATTTCTTCAATTGGTTTAGTACTACCATCCTCCATTGTAATAAGTGTACCTTCTAAGAAACAACCATCATCTCTTCCTGCATTGGAAAAGTTGTTACCTGCTAATCCAGTTGCCATATGAGGATTTATATCTCTTGGTCTTGGTACGAATGGTTTACCTTCGCCTGGTTGGTTAGGTGCACTTATTGGAATTGTATGGACAGTTGGAACTCCTCCTGTTCCTAGAGTTCCTGATGTTACACCTCCATCACTGTTTCCAAATCCTGCGGCAAGTGATGAGAATAAAATATCAACAGTCCAAATTGCTTTCCACGCTCCACTTACTTTAGTATATCCACCAAGTAATCTTTTCCATACACCTGATACTTTAGTGTATATTGCTGTCATATTTTTCCATGTACCTGAAACTTTATGTTTTCCTTCAGCAGGTATAGTAAAAATTAAAACTGCTTTTCCGTTTCCACCTGCTTGTGATTCTGCTCCGCCTTCTGCTATGCCTGATGAATAATATGCGTTTCCTGTTCCACCTGGTACTTTACCTGAACCATTGTCTTCTGAGCCTCCACTTGGTACAAGATTTGATCCAGAATATCCTGAATTTCCTCCAGCGTCACCATAGGCCCCTGATCCACCTTTTCCACCATCGGCTCCACCGCCTCCAGCTCCACCGCCGCCACCATCTCCTGCGTGGTCTGCGCCATTTTCTCCTAATGAATCTGGAGAATTTCCTGTTGCTGAATTTGTATTAATACCTGCACCTCCTCTGGAATATGATCCACCACCTCCAGAACCAGCACCACCGCCTGCAATAGCTAATTCAATATTGTTTACTGATTGTCCACTTTCAAATAATGTTACTGTTGTGGCACCACCTCCGCCACCTCCAGAACCTGAAGCACCGATTGAGCCTGAACTTCCACCTACTCCTCCAGAATAGCCAGTTACACTTTGTCCATTTTTTCCACCTTCAGCTTCTTGGCCTGACTGTCCACCAGCTCCACCGCCACCTACCGCGACACACATTTTTTTAACACCATCATATGCTGTCATATCTAAACTTGTTTTTGATACAAAATGTCCTGCGGCCGCGTCTGCTCCTGGGCCTGTTGCGTCTGATCCGCCAGAACCTCCAGCACCTCCCCATAGATAAAGAGTGAGTGCAGTAACTCCTATTGGTACATCTGCTATTTGAAGTGTTCCTGAATAATTGAATTCTTTTATGACCGTTGCCATGGGATTATGCCTCCCTTACAAACCAAAAGTCTCCGTCTGAGCCATCACCTGAAGTTGGTGCACTAGTTGAAACAGTTTTTAGTGATCCGCCCCATTTTGTACTTAAAGTCGCACATGCACCAATAGTAGGTACATTTAAATTTGATGTATCAGTATATGTAATAGCCGTAACTGCCGCCAATGTTGCTGTTGTAACTTTAACGTTACCGGCCGCTGATGTTTTTAATACTTTTTCTTTTGAAGCATTACCATCTGCAACTGCATCTGCTAATCTAATAACTTGTGAATATGAAGCGCCTTGTCCTGCGGCAAAATAATTTTCAGATACATCATAAAATAATCTTGCGTCATCGGTATCACCAGTTTCAACAATTAATCCTGCATCTGCTTCTGCGTTACCTGTGTTTACTTTAATAAATGCATCATCATAAGTTGATACATTTGATGTTGTAGAATTATATTCTCCAGAAATATTTAAATTACCTGTGATTGTTACATCACCAGTAATTGCTACTGCACCTGTACTACCTGTAAATGCTAAAGGAGTCTTTGTTACTCCTCCATCATTAATTGTAAAACTTAAATTTTTATCTTGTGAAGTTTGTGCAACTGTTACATGATTGCTTGAAACTGTTACTGTTAATTCTTGTGCGTCACCTACTATTAATCCTGTGTCTGTATCAATTGTTAATGCACCTGTTGTTGTATCTGCCGCATCTGCTCTTAAAAAGTTTCCACCTGCAATAACTGTACCTGAAGTATTTGATGTACTTGATACGTCAAGTGCTGTTGCTGAAGTTGTTGTTCCTTCAAATACTGCACCCAAAGTTGAATTTAAAGTAATACCTGCTTTAATTGAAGCAAATCCTGTTTGTGATACTGACGGTGTAAATGTTTCTTTTGATAAAATTGCTACTCTAGTATTTCCTGCATACATTGAAGAAACAACTTTGTTTCCACCTGCACTTGCAAGTGTTTCAACTTTCCATCCTGATAATGTTTGTGTTGATGAATAAACTGGTCCTGCTAACAACCATGCTGATCCAGTATAAAGATACAACTGATCATCATCAGAGTCAATCCAAAGATCTCCTGCTGAAGCAGAAGTTGGTGCTGTTGCTTGTGATTTTGCACTACCTGATGGTTTAAAACTTGTTCCATTATAAACTTTTAATTGACTTGTGTTTGCATCAAACCATAACTCACCTTTTAAAGGTGCTGTTGGTGCTGATGTTGAACTTGAACTCTCTAATAATTTAACAAGGTTTTCATTTAATGCTTCACCAAATCCTGAATAACTTTTTCCAAAAAGTTGTAAAGTTGTTGTACTATTAACTGTACCGTCTGTTATTGTAGCTACTACTGAGCCATCTGTTTTATTAATTGTGTATGCCATATACCATTATTTATTTGTTCTGCACTCCTTATTAACCTGTGCTAATTTTTAAATCTCCTGAACTATTCCATAACTGACCAGCATTTGATGGGTCAGAAGTAGGTAAACTACTCATCATAACCACTGCACCAGTAACTGTTAGTCCGTCGTTTACAGTAACCTGACTAGAATCATCTGATGCTATATTGTTTACATTTAAAGTCTCATTAATTTTTATTGCACTTGAATCATCTGAACTAATAGTTGTTCCATTTACTCTCAATGCACCTAAAATTAAATGACCTGTGCCTGAAGGAGAAATAACTAAATCTTCGTTTGATCTACGTCCTGAAATATTATTTTGTGTAATTGATACTCCGTCTGTTGTTATTGTAGTACTGGCAACAGTATCTACGTATGCGTTTGCAAACGTTGTTGCAACTGCACCTAGATTATATGTTGAACCTGTACTTGGTAAAATTATTTGTGATGTTAATGTGCCTGATAAAGTACCTCCAGATAATAATAAGTTTAAACTTGATGAACCTGTTACGGTTCCTGTTACATCTCCAGTTACGTTTCCTGTAACTGCTCCTGTAATTGGACCAGTAAAAGCAGTTGCATTTACAGTACCAGTTACATCTAATTTTGTAGTTGGTGTTGTTGTTCCTATTCCAACTCTTGATTCTGATCCATCAATAGACATTACAGTTGTTGTAGTTCCACCATCATTAACTTTAAAAGTAATATCTGTATTTGAAACTGTGTTTGCTATAATTACACCACCAGAATCAACTGTAAGTGATAAGTCACTATCTCCACCAATTACAACACCTCCATCATTGGCTACTGTAATTGTGCCTGACGTTGTATCATTTGCATTTGATCTCAAATAATTTGCCGCCGCTACTCCACCTAATGCATCTGAATCAGTTGCTGTTCCTTGAAATTTTGTATCTGTATCTGCTGTTGTTAATGTTATTCCTTTTTTAATTGAAGCAAATCCTGTTATAGCCGCTTTTGGTGTAAACGCAGTTTCATCAGAAACTATTGCAACTAATGTTCCATCGTTATACCATTTTGTAATATTTTTAGAAGCATCAGTTGAATCTAAAATTGTATCGTAAACAAATCCTTGACTTGTTCCTGTTGCTGATGGTGGACCTACCAAAACACTTGCTGAGCCATCATAAAAATAAAGTTGTTTTGTATCTGAGTCAACCCACATATCTCCCGAAGTTAACGTAGTAGGTGCTGATGCTTGATATGGCACAGTACCACCTGCAGGAATAAAAGCTGATCCATTATAAACTTTTAAACTTGTATTTGTACTATCCCACCAAAGTTGTCCAATAATTGGTTTTGTAGGTGCTGTTGTATTTGAAAAATTTTCCATTAGGTGTAGGAAATTTTCTGCAATTACTTCTCCATAACCTGCATAACCTTTTCCAAGTAAACTTAAATCGGTCTGTGTATTAACTACACCATCTTGCACCGTATAAGAATTTGGTGATGCTGAACTATTTGTTTTGTTTACAGTATATGGCATTTATTAATATCCTGTGTTACCACCCGAAGTTGTTCCACTTACAGTATTTGATGTTGATAATGCAGTTGAACTTGTTTCAGTAAATGTTGTTAAACTTTGTATTCTTAATGTATAATCAATTTGAATTAATCTGTTTAATGATTTTTGTACTGGGTGGAATATAACGTGTGTTAATAATTTATTTGTACTTCCGTTTTCCGTTCCTTCCCAACTTTTTAATCCTAATTCATCAAACACATAATCTCCATTAAAATTTGTTGTGTTATCAAAAGCCTCTTGTCCTGTTGGCTCACCATAATCTAAAGTACAAGTACAAACAATGTCAGTATACTTGTTACCTGCTGTATGTCGTACTTCCATTTTGTTTCTTGTTGTATCTTTATTTGTAGATGAATTATCATCTATTACTTTATAATATGTTTGATTGTAAAGTGTAGAATTTGTACCTGTTGAATTTGGCGTTAGATAAGTTATAATTCCTGTTGGATCGACAGATGTTCCACCATTACCAAATGCCATTTCATGTACGAAACCTGTTGTTTTATTTGACAAACTGTTTGACAAACTTTGAGACATATTTTCGTAATGAATAGCATTACTTTTATCTACTATTACTTCGCCTGTCTCTGGATCAAATATTTTGATATGTCCAGTCATCATTACTCCACTATGATCTTGTGGCTTTTTAGTCTCTTCTTTATGTTCGTTTTGTTTATTTTCTTCAGTCATCCTAGTGTATTTATTCAGGTGCGTTTGTTGGTTCTCCTGCTATGAATTTAGCCTGTTGAGTAGTCGAGGCTTGTAATCCTTTGCCGTTTGAAGGATTGCCATCTGCCGCAGTGTACCATACCTGTCCTTTCTTATGTAATATTTTAATTTGTGTTCCGTCTGCTGGTGGAGTAACATGTAAAGTAACGTTCAGTTCTAAAGTATATTGGTTAATATCGTCTCCAGTCCATCCGCAAACATACAGTTTAGTTCCACCATCTCCAAAGCAGAAACCTCTTGGTTTAGTCTCTTGATCATATACAGCAAACGATTTATTTGAATAAGATGCTGTTGAAACGTCCCAGGCAGTTGCTAATCTATATTGATATATTTCTGGAAGACCAGTTCCGTTTAAAACATACATTGTAGTTCCATCTGAATCAAATTGTACTGATGATGGTTTTGCACTTCCGACTGGTAAACTATAAGCATCAACAAAAGTTGCTGTTGAAACATCAAAACCTGTGCTTAATGTATATTCATTTATATCATCACCTAGCCAACCAGTAACAAACATCTTGGTTCCGTCATTACTAAATGCCAAACCATAAGGCGACGCCTCTTGAGACCCTACACTAAAACTATGTGTATAGGAAGCCGTTGAAAGATCAAATCCTGTAGTTAATGCATATTCATCAACCTGATCTTGACCTTGACCTAACACAAATAGTTTAGTTCCGTCTGTATTAAATTCTATACTATTTGCCGCATTGTCTCCTGCATCAGATACTTCACTGATATCTAACTTGTATACAAAACTTATTGTTGAAACGTCCCAGGCAGTTGATGCTGAATATTCATAAACTCCATCGTTGGCTCTGCCTAACATAAACATTTTAGTTCCGTCATTGTTCCACTTAACATCTCTTACGTCGTTATCTTGTGAATTCAAAGAGGCAGAAACTTTGCTAAATGATGCTTTTGAAATATCTGTATCATCGCCGCCTATAGAGTAATTTATAGTAGAACCGTCCTCGCTCGTCAACAACAATCGTTGGCCACCAATGAATATGTCTAATTGACGAGCGTCGGTCGGTGCTTGTGATAAAGCAAACG